GCGCCAGGCGCAATGGCGGCCACATGACGAACACCAAGTTCCTGCAGTGGCTGACGCTGCTGATGGTCATCGAGGAAGGCACGCTGAACACGCAGGCCGAGCACGCGGGGTACTCGAACGGCATCAATAACGCCTTCTGCTTCTGGAGGAAGTCCGGACGGGTCAACGCCGGCAACGGGACAGCCGAGATATTCGCCGAAGAGGATTCGCAGGACATGGACAACTTCCAGTCGCTCAAGGTGGGCTCCACCACTGTCCAGCGCGACACCCTGATGGACGCCGACGGCAGGTACGCCTGGAGCATCTACAACAGGGGCGCGTCATCCACGAGGTACTTTACGGACAGCCCGACGCCCGCCAACGGCGACACGGTCTATTCGGAATCCACTGGCGACACGACGGCCGGGACGGTGTCCTCCTACACAATCAGGGCCGCCTCGGCACGCGCCATCCAGTTCCAGTACAGGGGCATCGAGAACCCCTTCGGCGAGACCTGGACCTTCGAGCATGGCATCCAGGTGTACAACGACGCCGCGCTGTCCGTCATCAGGGTGGACAACGTGAACTACACGCGCGACCCGTCCATGGACGGACCGGCCTCCAGGGCGTTCGTCCACGAAGGCGAGTATAGATGGGTCGGGCTGACGCTGCCCAGCAACGCGCACGCCTTCCTGGACGCGGACCTCACGCAGGACTCCGGATATGTCGCTACAGGCACATACCTCAAGTACAACAACGGCTACTGGGAGACGCTCGACACGGACGCGTACACCATGACGGCCCAGCAGACCGCCGCCAACCCTGCGTACACATGGCGTGCGTTCCCATGGGCAGTGGCCAGCGGCTGGGTCAGGAAGTTCGACCCTGCGACGTTCTTCGCGATTACCGTCGGGGGAAGTGCGTCGACTTATTTGCCGGACTACTATTACACGACGACCAACGGTTCCCGTGTCGTGTACCTCGGTGGCGTCGCTTACAACGGGTCCGGCGATGGCATGGCGTTTCGGAACGTGAGCAACGGGCTGACGGGCGCTGCCGTGTACATCTCGGGTCGCCTCTCGGCATAACGCAGGTGGCGTGGAGAACGACGAGGAGCGCAGTGAACGCAGGGTCCGTGGTGGCCGTAAGGCACGATATGGCCGCCATGGACGCTAGGCGCGTGATGGGCGCAGGGCACGCAGCGAGCCGCCGCATGGCGGCGAGCGGGAAACGCGGCCGAGCGAAGCGAGGACGAAAAAAAAAAACAAACGGAACATCTTGACAGCATGCCATACGGCGTGCTATCTTGAAAAACAAGCCAGGGGCTGCTACGAGTCCCTGGCCATCCATCCTGGACAGACCCTCGCAGGGCCGGATGGACGGGATCGACCTACTCGAGTTGTGTCGTGTACCTCGGTGGCAACGCTAACAACGGGTCCAACGATGGCATGGCGAATCGGAACGTGAACAACGGGCTGACGAACGCTAACGTGAACATCTCGGGTCGCCTATCGACTCAGTTTACAAACGCCGTTTCCGGCGGCGTCAAGGATAATGGGTCGGTCTCGTGACCGACAAGACTCTTCAGGAGAAGAGCCGCGACGGGCGATCCCGTTCCCTCCAAGGACGGGGCGCACGGAACGCGGCGGTCAATGGAACCAGTGAATCTCATAAAGGCTCTGAGTAGATACAGCTTCATATCGAAAACAGCCCTCAATGAGCCGAGACAGGAATAAGAAAAGGCAATGAAACGCATAGGCGGCGACATAATGGAGCGCATAGCCTCCATAGCCAACATAGAGGCGGCGGTCGACGAGTCCCTCCGTCACAGGAGCAAACGGAACGCCCTTACCAGGGCCTCCGAGACTTTCCTCGAGCACCGCACCGAAAATGTCGCCCTTATCCGGGAGAGCCTCCTGTCCGGGAACATGCCGGAAATCACCTACAGGACGTTCGTGCGCAAGGAGCACGGGAAGGAGCGCCGGATCGACTGGAACCCGTCCTTCCGGGACAATGTCGTCCAGCACGCCATCGTCAGGGTCGCCGGGCCGATGCTCGTGGCCAAGATGATACCGGACACCTACAGCGGCATAAAGGGAAGGGGCCCGTCCTACGGTCTGGCCCGCCTCAGGGAATATGTAAGGGGGTTCGACGGCCGCCCCTTGTTAGTGCTGAAGATGGACATCCGGCAGTTCTATCCGTCTATAAACACGCGGAAGCTCAAGCGGATGCTTCGCCGGTACATCAAGTCGAAACTTCTTCTGAAGATCCTTGACGGCATCATCGACAGCCATCCGGACGGGCTTCCCATAGGGAACTACATATCCCAGCTTCTGGCCAACCTATACCTCACCGAGTTCGACCACTGGCTGAGACGCGAGTTCGGGGCCGTCGTGCTCCGCTACTGCGACGACATCATCATACTGGCCGACAGCAAGGCGAAGCTGTGGGGCATTCTCGGAAGCGCCAGGGCGTTTCTGGAAAGGTCCGGCCTTTCCGTCAAGAACGATGTCCAGGTCTTCCCGATCGAACGCCATGGAATCGACTTCATGGGCTTCGTCGCGGAAAGGCGCACCGTCCGCCTGAGGAAACGTATCGAGCGTTCAATGAGACGTTCGGCCAGACGCTTCAACGAGGCGCCTTCCGTCAAGCGGTACTCGTCGCTCGCGTCCTACTACGGGTGGACCAAGGCCGTCTCCCGTGGCGGTTTTCTGTGGAAGAGAGTCGTTGGGAAACCGCTTGACGTGTGTCTCGCCGAGAGCAAGGAGGCCGCATGATGCGCCTGACGGATGTTGTCAAGCCCAGACGGAAGATAGAGGGTGCGCGGGCTGATTATAAAAACCAGGTCAAGGGGAGGGATCTGGAGTTCACGGACTGGGGACCGTTCACCAACAAGTACGGCCCCGGGTTCATATTCCAGTTCTGGCAGGACGGTGTCCCCTACGTTTTCATAACCCACTCGGAGCAACTGAAGAAAGCCGCGATCGCCTGGGAGACGGAACGGGGAAAGGAGCCTTTCACGGCAAAGGTTACGGAAAAGACGACGAAGGACGGCAAAACCGTTTACGTTTTTGAATGACAGGCATACAACACATAGGAACATCCCGATGAACATAACAGCCAACGCAGCCAGCCTCGACTGGAGAAGCAACAAACACGGCGTCTGGAAGGCGCTCGTCAAGGACATGGCGCCAAACTCGTCCGTGGCGTTCAGCGCAGGCCTTACGGGCACGGTCGCCGGAAGGCAGGTGACAGTGGAATCCCCGTCCATGCCGACCGGGTTCATGACCTACACCACGGACATCACGGATGGCGTCGTCGGCAGCATGCTGTACGGGGCCGGGAGCGTGTCCGACAGCCTGGAGGTGGTGGGCGGTGAGAAGACCGTCAGGATGGGAAGCTACACGTTCACCGGGAATGAGACGTGGATGGAATATCCATACATAAGTAATGCATGGAGCAGTAAGACAATTATCACGGATTCTAAATCACACTCAGTTGCCATTGTACCTAATGTGATTCTCCCTGGATATGACATTGTAGGGGTTATTAATGCTTCATCCGCTGGAGATAAATTGTGTTCTTTGAACTCGACTTATAACGCTGCCAATACACTAGCTATACGAGACACAAGTTGCACAACAGCGGAAGAGCTTGCAGCCAAATTAGCTGGTAAGACCATCTATTACGAGCTCGCCGAACCCATGACTTCAACGGAGACCGCCCAGTCGCTCGCTCTCCAGACGGGTGTCAACAACCTGGCGCTGAACGAACGCGGCTCCTCGTTCACGCTGGACTACACGGGCACCGATTTCACCCTCCAGCTGGACAGCGCCCACAAGTACGCCTTCAGCGACAACGGCGTGAAGTCCGTGCTGACGGGTTCTTCGGAGCAAGCGGTCACGGGCGGCCAGGACATGCTGGTTGACGTCACGAGGATGTTCAACGGCGATACGACCGCCATCAACGCCGTCACAAGTTGGGCGGACATGGCGGCTGTCATGCCGGAGTACCTGTCCAACGTTGCCTACAACGAGGGGGAGGTCATCGGCAGAAGCGGTGGAGTGACTACGGCGAAGTGGAATCAGTTAGAACAACCGCTAACTGCTACGTACTGGCGCAGTTATAAGATTGTGGGTGCAACTGAAGGTGTAGTGAGTTTTAATACGACAAACAATACAGTTACACTTACGACTAACGATGTATCAACACAGGTGGCATGCATATATACCGCGGGCAGTGGTAACTACATTACGTTGCAGCAAGAACGGGTATATGTATTCAGGCATGAGGTAAAGGGCCCACAAGGCTATGCATTCGCTTTCAATCTACCAATCGGGGGTATGGCATTCATCAGCAGAGCGACAATGGAGGCCACTGATACATGGCAAGTTAATGCCAAGTTGTATAGGACGCCAAAAGATGCTGTTCGTGCCAATTTCTTGTTATATACATATCAAGACGCAACGCATGCAGGTATGTCAGCAACGTTCCAGATTCGCAACGTCCAGCTTTTCGACCTCACGGAAATCTACGGCGCGGGGTACGAGCCCTCCACCGTTGAGGAATTCGAGGCCGACTGCACCAAGTGGGGCAAAGACCTGTCTCAGTACCAGCCCTATGACGCGGGCACGCCGATGGGAGGCTCCGCGACGTTCAGCGGGTTGCACGGGGTCGGCACGACGAAGGACACGCAGGACGTGGTGACGGGTGAGAAGATTGTCAGGATGGCAAGCGTGGATATGGGGACGCTGGCTTATAGTTCTTACCAAGCTCCCGATGCTGCGCATCCGTATGGCTTTTGTTCGATAAATAATATAAACAAGGCTTTTGGATACAATAACTTTATAAGCACGCATTATCTGTATAATGGCGTTAGCTACGACGGGGACAAAACATTCTTTGGCAGCGCCGTAAACAGATACATCTACCTGATAGACAGTTCGCTGATAGGCAAATCTGCTTCAGAAGTGGCGTCCGCAATGGCAGGCAGACAGCTGGCCTACGAGCTTGCCGAACCCACCACCTCTTCCGAAACCCCCCAGCCGCTGACAACTATCAAGGGACTCAACAATGCCCACGAGGAGAACATGTCCATCACGGGCACTCCGCTTACGATGGGCTACACCGGGACAGACCAGACGCTATACGCCGATACCGCATCCAAGTACCTCGCCAGAATCGACGGCGCGGACTTCGTGCTGGAGAACGTGTCGTCCATCGACGTTCGTGGCGGCAGGGACCGCGTCATTGACCTGACCTACATGTTCGGCGTGGGCAATGAGCCGGTTACGGCGGCGGACTTCTACAAGCTGTTCCCGACGTGGATGGGCTACGCCATCCCGTATAACAAGGGCAGCCTGCTGAATTTCAAGGGCACGGGCCTCAAGAGCGTGGGGTTTAACCTGCTGGATACTGGAAATAGGACTCTAGGCCAGCCGCAAAACACGGTTGGTAGCAATACCACTGTGCGAGGCGTGTTTGATGAGACCAAGTATTATGTCGGATTTGCAGCAAATAATTATTACTCTCCGGCGCAGGTTCTGTCTCACACCATTTCCAGCTCAGCGGTGTCTGTAACGAACAGGGATGGCGGGTATGGTGTTGCGTTCCCCATACGAGTTATACCTGGGCGGACGTACTATATAGAAAACTATATTAGTCACGACACGCGCTTTGCTTTTTATACATATAATGGAAAATGGATAGGTGGTTACGAATCGAGAGCCATAGAAGCCCCTGCAACGGCGTACTGGGCATTGATAGTTCTCACTACTCCCGGTAATCAATCCATAACTTGGACCAACCCCTGCGTCCACCTCCAGTGGTCCGGCGGCCGCAACGGCGACTACGAGCCCTACTGGGACTACACGCGCCCGCTGCCCACGCTGACCTACTTCCCGTCCGGCATGAACGGTCGAGGCGGCGTCTATGACGAGACTACCTCCCGTCAGGCCGTCACGCGCCTTACCGAAATCGACATGGAGGACCTGGAGTGGACGGAGTCAAATGGCTCGTGGACGGCCACCGTGTCCGGCATGAAGGCAGACACCGCCGCCATCGTCGCGGAGAACGGCCTCAAGCCTGTCGTCAGCGGCACGTCCGTCACCGTCCCGTCCGATGCCTCGCCAGTCGGCAAGCTGGTCTACGAGCTCGCCAGCCAGTCCGTTGTCACCTTCCCGGAGGAGGTCAACACGACCGCCCAGGTGTCCGACTACGGAACCGAGTCCGTCGTGCCCGTCAACGGCTACGAGCTTGTCACGGCGCCTTTCCTGGGAATAGTCAAGTACCAGGACAACTACGCACGCACCATCACCAAGCTCCCGGAGAACTACCAGTCGCAGGACTCGATGGCCTCCCTGCAGCTGGTGCTGGGTCAGTTGCTGAACGTCACGCTGACCTCCAGGTTCAACGCCGACGAACAGGCCTACGGCTACACGGTCACCGGCGATGGCGTCCCGGGATTGATTGCGGCGGCACTCACGGCTCTCGCGCCTGTCACGGGACTCACCTTCAGGGGCGGCACCTACATGCCCACGGACGGCATGGTCGCGCTGCCCGACCCCACCATACAGGGCATCACGGCGATACCCGCGTCCACGTCCAGCTACACGCTTGGCGAGGGCGTCTACAGCCATGCGCCGAACTCCGTCCCTACGTACACGCTGCCCGCCGTGGAGGACGCCACGGTCGTCCACAAGGCGAGGCTTACGGTCAAGATGAGCGCAAGCGTCCTGACGGCGAACTTCAGGAACAGTGCCGGCGTCGCGATAGGCTACGAGCCCCCGGCTGGCGATGTACGTGCCGGCACGCTGGTGGAGTATGTCTGCACGTACGAGCCGCTGGCTGGCGGATGGGCGGTATCCGCACGGGTCGTCATGCAGACCGCGTGATACGTTATGAGGTGTGAACGCCAACCAACGCCGTAAATGGAAAGACCCTTATGAAGAGACTACTCTCAATCCTGCTTTTGCTCTGCACGCTCGGGCTCGCCGGCATCCAGTCGAGGCCCGTCGTGCACGTCACCATCTCCCCCGCCCATATCACCTACTATGCGTCCTCCTTCGACGACCCGGCCAAGTTCGACTTCAAGTACGTCGAATGGAACGCCTTCGTGAAGAAGCACAAATACGGCTACACGCTTGTCGAAGGACAGTGGGTGCGGGAACGCCTGTCAGGGCAGGAGACCTCCACGCCCGTCCGCTTCTTCGTTCCTCCAAGTGAACGCAGGGGTGGCCTCATAGTGACACCTACAATCTCCCAACCACCGAGCAAGAAATGAAACACGTCCTTGTAGCGTTCATGATCGTGGGAATATTATGCGTCCTCAGCGCAGTCATCACGGCGATGGTGGTGTTCACGTGCGATCCTTCGTACTATGTCAGAAAATTTCGCAAGTGGCTTAATGGATTAGTGCAATGAAGATAACACTGATTGGAACAGACAAGGCCGTCCTGACACCAACGGGCGGCAAAATCAGGGACAAGCTCACGAACCGCCTCTACGGCGAGGTCTCTATCAAGCCCACCGCCATTTGGCGTTACGAGGACGCGGACTCCGTCACATACGAGACCGTCGACCTCGACACCATCCCTGAGGAAGTCAGGGAGGTATTTGACCAGGTCGTAGGCCTTATCGTCAATCTAGCCAGGGGCTATGGCGCGATGGACGCCCTCCGTTCCTTGGAGCAGGTCAACATCGCTTCGCTCTTTGGTCTCGCCAATCAGTTCAACGTTGACGAGAAGGATATGCAGAACCTTATAATGCAAGTCGTTATGCTTAAGACAGATATAGAGGCCAAAGTTCCTCGTTCGTGGTACGACCTGTGGAACGGCAACCTCAAGCCTTATCTGCTTGAAAAGATAATGACCGTTACTCGTTCTACTAACTGAAAACCGCCTTCGGGCGTGTAATAATATATTAGAACAATTTAGTAAGCAGGGATGCAGTTAACTGCATCCCTGCTTTTTCTTTAGCATCAAAAAGGAGGCAAACATGAAAATGGATTTCAGCTATCTGACAGGAGGCCGACGAATAATAGTAGCCGGACCCGCCGGCAGCAGGCTTTACCGGCTCAACAAACCGGAGTCAGACGACGACACGCGGGGAATCGTCCTCGACCGTACCGACGACATCATCGACATCGAGGGGGTGCAGAACCAGGAGCTGTCCGACGACTCGCAGGACACGAAGTTCTACGGGCTATACAAGTTCCTGCATCTTGCGGCAGGCTGCAACCCGAACATAATCGAGTTGCTCTACCTTCCTAAAGATGTAATCTACGAGAGCTCCAAGGAATACGAGGAGCTTCTCAAAATCAGGCACCTCTTCATCACCAAACGCGCCCGTTTCACTTTCGGCGCCTACGCAAACGCCCAAATCAAGCGGGCTCGCGGCAAGGGCAAGAAGGGGAACGACATAGACAAGTATGTCAACGCGGCAGGATTGGAGAAGCTTCGCATGTGGCTTACCTACGAGCCCGGCGAACTTCCGATATCGAAGCTGTTCAATGGCTCGTCCTGCATTCTCTACACGTTCGGGCATTTCATGCGCGACTACCTGCACAAGCTGCCTCCGTTCGTATGGACACCGGAGCTCATGGAGGAGTACAAGGACTTCGACTGGCATAACGACCCGGATATCGTGAAAATGAAACCGCCTCGTCGTGTCGACTACATCCAGTGGCTTCGCACCGACGAGCACGGGTTCCCGTTCCGCCCTGTCCCTTTCTCGGCCAATCCTGACATCCTGGTTGCCTCCACGGCCAAGGACGCCTCGAAGTACGACGCCGCCCAGGTGGAGGGGTTCAGCAATTTGTACCGGCTTTACCATAACGGGACAGGTTTCATGGCGCCTGACCAGATGCAGGTTGTCTGTCATTCCATATCGAAAGAGCGGGAGCGCATGGACTTCGCCGGAATAGCCAAGATTGACGTAGAAGGCTATGAGAAGGCCAAGCGCGAATACGACTCCTTCTGGGAGTGGATGTCCCAGCGAAACGAGAACCGCTACACCAAGGACTGGGATTCCAATGCGCAGGTGGATTTCAAAAACCTCATGCACACAATGAGGCTTCTCATCTGCGCCAAGAACATCGCCGTTAATGGCGAGCCAATCATACGTTTCGACGGCGAACAGCGCGACTACCTGATGTCCATACGCAATGGCGAAATCAAGTACGAGAAGATACTGGAGACGGCCGAGGAAATGATTCAGGAAATAGACGTCCTGTTCGAGAAGAGCAGTTTGCCGGACCACGCCGACATGCCACGCATAAAACAGTTCTATCGGGAAATATTCAAGCAAGCATTATTGGAGGAAATCAAGAATGGCAGCAGTAACTGACTTTCCGACCGTGGCGAGCCTGTTCGCCTTCCTGGAGTCGGAACATGTCTACGCCCTCCGACCGGAGGGTAAAATCCAGGAAATAGTCCAGACGAGCACGTCTCATATAGCGGCCGTTCTGGTGCGCGGGCGTGAACGGTTCGTTCTTCCAAACGGCGACGAGGAGATTGAACTCTTCAATGACTACATGGAGGCCATGCAGACGACGATAAGACTGCATAGAGCAGTGCTACAGCGCAAGCTCAAGGAATGCGACGCGGACCTGAAGAAGCTCGACGACCTCAAGACCACAATGGTGAACGACCCCTCCCCGGAGTATTTTGCCGACGAGGACACCCTGAGAAACTCGCTCAAGTACATGGGTGTCAAGGAGCTTAAGGGACTGCTTCGCTCACTGGACCTCACGGCGCATGACGTTTCCGACAAGGAGCGTCTTCTTACGCTTATCGCCGATGCCGCCGTACGAAAGTTCGGCGACGAGGACACTTACTCAAAGCTAAAGAAATGGTGGGCGGATTTTCGCCCAGTGTTCTACAGCGTCACGCCCAGATTTCAAAAAGGCAACGTCCCTTCAGAGCCGGGTCTTCGCCCCGAGGACACTGCGGCCATAGAGGGAGTTGTGAAGGACAACACGCCGGCAGGTTTCAGTGTCGACGGATTCGAGGTGCCGATTACACGCGATTATGACCCGGAGGTTGATTGATGGTAAAAGCAATTGAAAACGCAGGAATTCCAGAGAAACGGGTTCTTACGCCCAACATCGAAGGGGCGTTCAAGTACATGGGCCGACAGTTCTCGAAGGACGAGGGAGAGGGTTTCTTCTCCCGCGTCATCTTTGAGGACAAGTCAGGCAGCGCCACCTTCGTCCACGAGACAGGAAAGATGTGCGTAATCTTCACCTTCCCGACGTATGACGACAAGCCTGTTGTCATTCCGGAGGACAGGATGCAGCAGGTTGTGTTTGAAATTACCAAGCTGCTTGCTCCTTACTACCAGTTCCACATAAGGTTCGGGCACGACGGACAGCCTGGCCTGTCCACCTTCTGTCCAATCGAGACTTGTTTCGTGCGTAAGCAGTTCGGCGGTGACGACCTGGTAGACAGGTTCCTGGCCAAGTCCATAATGGAGGCCGAGCTGGTCACGTCCGTTGTCTCCAATTGCATTCGCCTCCTGCTGGCAGGGGAAAGCATCAAGGACTTCCCGGACGAGGTAAAACGTATTTTCCTTGACACCGAAGACAACTGACTATACCTTTAATTTGAAATGCGGAGGGCGCCGGCATTGCCGGTGTTCCCCCGCTCTTTTGTTAGTTACCAAAACCTGTAAGCGAAGATGGAAGATAAGGAATTGACGATCGAATCTAACTCAAAAGTTATAGCGCAGCTCGCGCGTATAGAAGCGCTCTTACAGGAGGACCACAATGCGCTGCGAGGCAACGGCCACAAGGGAGCCCTGGACAGGCTGACTGATTTGGAGAACAAGGTGGAGTCCCTCGACAGGCGTCAGGCGGAGCTTTCCAGCTTCATTAGCTGCGTGTCGGACCTCAAGGCCGACATAAAGGTCCTGACCACCACGGTCAACGGGCTTACTGAGCAGGTCAAGGCCATACCACAGATGCTGTCGGACATCGAGATGCTTAAGGGCAAAAGAGTCTGGTGGCGCGATTTGATAGCGATTTCCATCGCCGCGTTGTCAATGCTGGTTGCAGCGTACGCGGTGTTCAAATAGATGTGTCTACATTACTTTAAGAAGGTGTTGTGATGAGCCAATACAGTCTTGAGAAATTTGAGAGCGAGAGAAATCTCGCCACTGGACTTGAGTTTTCGATGAATTATATTTCCGCTGTCTCCTATGAGACTGCGTCCAAGGTATGCAACGGAATAGGCCCCTCGTGGTTCCCGGAACACCTCAGGAAGCTGATTAACGCCTTCAACCCGTCCCTGATTGTCGTGGCGGACAACCACGACCTGGGATACCTGTTCGGGGATGGCTCCAAGGACTACTTCCACCGTTGCAACAAGGCGTTCAAGGAAAATGGATACAAAGTCGCCAAGCACCACTACAAGGCGTGGGACCCTCGTCGCTACTACGTGATGTTTCAGGCGGCCAAGTTTGCCAGATACTGCGACATGGGCGGCCTTCCGGCCTATGAAGCGGCCATAAAGGAAAGGAAGGGTATCATGAAAAAAGAGGAATCGACAAATGAAGAAACTGCTTAGCCTGTTCCTGATGGCCGCTCTGGCTGTCACTGTCATCACTACCACCGGTTGCACGAGCACCGGCAAGAACTTCTTCGGCATCGTCAAGGGCGTCGTCATCGGCGACGACTACGAGGCCGCCGGCCGCATGGTCGGTGAAGCCGGCTACATGGCGTACATCGTCATGAAAGGCGACCCGAAGTATGACAAGTACACCGCCAAGATGGAGGAAGTCTACGCCGCCCTCGACGCCGCCGGCGACTTCGACACTGGTTCGCTCAACCAGACCATCCTTGAAGTCGCCCGTGTCGCCCTGACCGCCAAGTACGGCTATGTCTATGGCACGCTGATTACCGACGGCATTCGCATCGGCGGCGTCATCGCCGACCGTCTCTTCCTCAAGAACGTGTCCGCAACGGACGCCACCTTGTATGCCAAGGGCTTGAAGGAAGGTATCGACGAAGCCCGTTCCAAGACCCCGCTCAGCGCGCTGGATGAAGCCGAGAAGGCCCGCCAGGAGAAAATCGCCAAGGAGAAGGCCAAGAAGGAGGCCGAGGCCGCCGGCAAGGAATATGTCGAAGTCGACGAATGGGCGGCTCCGAAGTACATCACCTGCAAGCCTGTCAATACCTGCAGCTACAAGTTCACCGACCGCACGCTTGAAACGCAGAAGCGCATCGCCCAGGAACTCGACAAGTTCGGCTTCCTGGACCCGAACGAGCAACCTCCCGACGAATACACCGAAACCAAGTACCACAACGTCCAGGCTCTCATCAAGCGCTGCGAAGAACTCGAGAAGTACGGTGTCAAGAAGCTGGATGTCTGGGTCAGCGACGTCAAGGTCGACTGCAAGTGGAAGGTCGGAGAGGACGGCAAGGAAGAGCTCGACGAGGAAGGCAACAAGATTGCCGACTGCAAGCTGGTCGCGATACGCTTCCTCTATGAGGATACCGACGGCGCAATCAAGGAAGCCACATGTGTCGGCTGTGTCACATACACCGAACTTAACGACATACCCGACAGCGTTCTCTTCGCCAACTGAGAATAAGCTGATGTAAGTGTCAGGGACGGAATGACAACTCAATGTCTTCCGTCCTTTTTGTTATAAAATTTCAACGCGTTGGAAAATCATATGGGCAAGATAGCCATAGTAACAAACGCCTGCTACAAACAGACGCCTGGGTACATCAAGTACACAGACGAGCTTAAACGACGCTACTGCGAAAAATGGGGAATGTCCTATGAACGCACGGACGGAAACCCCCACCCCGGGATGCACGGCGTCTTTTGCAAGTTCCGAAACCTTATCAACGCCATGAAGAAGGGCTTCGACTGGATAGTATGGATGGACTGCGACGCCGCCCCTGTGACAATGGAGGCGGATTTGCCCGGCTGGCTGGATACCATGCCGCAGAAAGTCGTCATGTTGAAGGACGCAATCGGGTGGAACGCCGGAGTCTTCGCTGTTCCCTGCTGCGACCGCGCCATGAAGTGGCTGGAGTGGCTGGACCGTCCGGAAAACCTCAAGAAGTTCGACAAGGGCTACCGCGACCAGGATGAGATGGCCCACACGTTCGCCACCAGCCATAGTGACTTCATCGTCGATGACGGATACGAGTTCGGATTCAACAACTACGACGATTTGTACACGCATGGCAACAAGCCAAACCTGTTTGTAGACGGCAAGTCGTGGTGTCTGCATATACCTGGCTACAACGAGACATACCGCGAGGACCGTTTCCGTAACATAATAAGGAAACTTGACGGACTTGGTCCCTTTACTTCCGTTAACAAGAATGACCTGGAAGGGAAGACAGTCTCCGACTACATAAAGGAAGGCGCAAAGAGCATACTCGTCAAATACCCCCACGGGCTAGGCGACCTTATCATGTTCTATCCTCACTTCAAGGCCTTCTGCGAGCAGCACAAGGAATGCCGTATAGACCTTCAGCCTGCCGACGCCTTCAAGTCACTTCTACCAAAGACGGACAATGAGATGGCCTACGAGGTTTCAATACAGTTCCCCGCCCGTTTCAACGAGCGCACTTCCAAGCTGATGGAATACACCAAGCCGGAGTGCAACGTCAAGTTCGACCTTGGTGCCGAGTACAATCCGGAACTCGATTATACGGAGCCTCTTGTGAAACCCGTTAAAGGGCATGAGCGTGCACCGTTCGTCGGGGTAAACTTCTTCTGCACTCACTTCCCGGCGGAGGGGAACTGTCCGGAGGCGGTTGCTAGGACAATATGGGACGAATTGCTGGCAAACGGGTTCATCCCGTTTGAGCTGTTCATCCCGAAAATACGCAGGGTGGAAAACATCAAATACCCGTTCGTCCGAACCACTATGCGTGATATCGGGCCCGGCATAGACAGGATGATGAACGTGATGGCGTCGTTAAGGGGACTAGCCGCCGTGTCGACCGGCACATGGCATTACGGGATGGCGGCCTATCCGGAGACTACCCTATACTTGCAAAAAGCCTTCAAGGTGACATCTTATACGCGCAAACCAGCCCTCGTCCTGGACGTGAACAAGCCAGACACGGCGGTCCTGAACGAGTGGATTGAACGACTTAAGAATGCATCTGAAAAGGAAAAGTAAATGGCTGACGAAGAAAAGGAAGTGACGTCTAGCGCAATCGTGTCCGAGGGCTCGCCCGCATCCAGCCCGGTCGAGTCCGGGGAGCCCAAACCGCCGTCGTTCGTGTTCCCGGAGTTCCCACCTACTCAATATGGGCCTGACGGGGTTCAGTATGACTTCTGCTACGGCGTGCGTATAAAGACCCCGAAGGGAATGCCCCGCAAACTGCATCTTATTGTGATGGACCAGGATAGTGGAAATGTCATCTACGACGGACCCCTCAAGGACGATGGGTGGCTGAACTGTTCCAAAAAGTATTTTATTAGATACAAGATAATGTTTGGCGAGGAGGAGACCCACAAGATAATCTATGAACACTCCCTCTCGCTCAAGGGCGAGGACGTTCTTGTCCAGATGCCCTACCATGGGGCGGTTGGTGACAGCATAGCCTGGTTCTCCTACATCGAGCGTTTCCAGAAAAAGCATGAATGCATCTGCCATGTGGTCTTGCCACCACACATAAGGGAGTTGTTCGAGAAGCAGTACCCCGACCTGGTATTCGAGACCTTCGAGAGCGCCAAGGACGTCCGTCCGTACGCGAGCTACTACCTCGGCCTCTTCTTTAAGGGGGACGTAGATTGGCAGCCGTACGACTTCCGGTTGCTTTCCCTTGCCCGGCAGGCAGGTGAGATATTGGGTGTTGAGGATACTACGGAAATACCCCCAAGACTTTCTTTTGGTGAACGAACTATACAAGAGCCTTATGTCTGTATAGCGTCACAGGCGTCTGCCCATGCCAAGCATTGGTGCAATCCTCACGGATGGCGTGTTCTTATACAGTGGTTAAAGGAACAGGGGTACCGTGTTCTCTGTATAGATAAAGACACAGAGGTAGGTTGCGGTGACGTGTGGCACCATATCCCCTTTGGCTGCGAGGACTTTACCGGAAACAGACCGCTGCAGGAAAGGGCGAACCTGATTCATTATGCGAGTGCTTTCATCGGGTTGTCCTCTGGTCTGTCTTGGCTGGCCTGGTGCTGCAACGTCCCGATTGTCCTCATCTCCGGAATCTGCATGCCGTTCGGCGAGTTCCAGACACCTTACCGTGTACAGACAAGGCACACCTGCCACGGCTGCTGGAACGACACGCGCTATGAGTTCGACCACAAGGACTTCATGTGGTGTCCAGTTCATAAGGACTCGCCCAGGGCGTATGAGTGTACCAAGGCCATTTCTCCTGATATGGTAATTTCAGCATTAAAGAAAATACCCGGTTTTATAAAGACATGATGAAATGACGTACGCTTGGCTAGACAGCACAAACCATTATCTCCTCGTTGACGACAGCGGGGCGCCTCTAATCTCCTCTGAGTGTCCTTGCGGTTCTACCGCTACCTGCTGGCAGCGATATGAGGCGTCCTGCGTTGATTACTACGGCAGCCCTGTTTACGGAAACAGCGGTACCGGCAAGACTTCAGAGGCCCACTGGGCAGCTCCGGTGATGGTTGACTGGTCGTGCGGGGGGAAGACTCTCCCCGGCGTAGCTGTAACTAACGCCTGGGTGCAGGACGCCCCTGGTTTCGCCCACATATGGATAAAGGCTGATATAGGACAGGACGTTCCCAAGAGCGAATGCCCCGCCAAGTGTTCTGTCCCGACAACAGTTCCGCAACCCGACCTGCCGTGTTCCTGCCAGCCGGTGTGGACAAACGTGAACCACCCCGTGAATGCCGCCAACTATTCTTATGTCGTAAGGAAATGGAAGTTCCTTGGATGGGATGTCGGTCCAAACGGGTCGACGTATGTAGACTCTGCTATTCTGCCTATATGGGAATATTCAAGTTTTGCTTCCAAGTATGACAAAGTGACAGGAAGCCGTTACAGCTCCAACAAGAGCTGGTTCTTCCTGGGCAATTACGTTAAGGGCAGTCTGGATGGTCCGCAGAGTTTCTGCGGGGAGAGCGCCGTCGAGCAGTCGGCATATAAGAGTTTTCAGGATACCGGGTCGTATCTGGTTTACAGCGTTCGCTCAGCGTCCGGTGCCAGTGGTGTGTTCGTCAGATTGCCCAATGAGAGCATCTGGGCGCAGCGAAACGGCAGTGACGCATGGATTGAGGACGGCAAGCTGTTCGTCGTTTCCTCCATGTACAAGGACCCGGACGCAGGGACGTCGACTACAAGCTGCTGCGTTTCCGAGCTGGATACAGCGGAAATAACAACGTCCTGGGTTACATACTCGCGTGTCCATGAAATGCCTTTTTACACGAGCTTCAACTCCGAGCAGTGGGGGCACATGAGCGTGGATGTCACCACGACTGACGAGCACTTGCACCCCTTCATTGTCCGGGAGGCCAGGGGGGCGCAAGTCCCCAGGGATGAAATCGACATAACTACAACGCAGTTCGTCACCGGTCGCTATGAGGGCAGCCCTCTATGGTATTACAGGACATATGTGACTACCGACTGGGATATTCCACAGCTTAATTGGGACAACTGGAAGTTCGTCATGTCGAGTGAAGGGCAGAATGTGTCGTCGCTTACGGCCTATGTGCGTGCGCCTGGTGTGTTCTGTCCGCAATATTGGTTTCTTTATATAACGGAGGCCTGGCAGGCTTGCGTTACCGATACCGACCCTCGTGTCATTCCTTTCACAGAGCCCGGGACAGGCACGCCCTGCGCACCCGGTGTTGCGTGCGCTGCCCCTACCTACATGCTTAATGTGGCGGATGACGGTAGATACGCTCCACCGCCTTATTGGACATCCTACGAACCTACTGAGACAGCGTGGAAGCATGAGGTTGACGAGTCACTCGACCAGAACGGGGAGTACCAAATTGTTCCCGGTCTTAGAACAATGAACTCCAACACGGATGAGCACGCCTACAAGGTAAGTCGTCTGTCCATAAAGAACTATCCGACTTGGTACGGTTCCGATGTAAAGTGCGCCTCTGTTCTTGATGGTGCCGCTTGGGAAATACCGAAGATGGACCTGTCCGATGCGGCTTGGTTTAGACGCGGTGGGTGCTATGGGATACCTGAGAAACGGGAGTGGCCTGATGTGTTCGACACCAGGGCCTACACATCCTGCTCCTGTGCTTTTACAGGCATAGGTTCTGTGACTCCCATATCCGTAATAGAAGCAGGGAGACCTGCAACTTGGTATTACAAGACTATAGGCTTTCAACAGAACTTATATCAGCAGCAAGACGGTGGCTGGGTATTGCCCCTTGATTATGTTGTCCAGCTTGGACACGGTTGTCCCGAAAATAGATGGAGCGGTATGCTTTTTCAGACAGGGTACGAGGTGGAGAGCTGCTGCGTAACTTCCGGTGGCGCCTCTGAATGGGTTGTAACTCCGGGTTCTACCTGGATTAATGTGTATGAGAGCTACCAGGGGCGGGACAATAGATGGGATTGGGGTTTACCGGCAGGTTCGTTTACTTGGTTAGGCAACGTTCCGAACTCTGCTATGTATTGCTCCGGTTATGTGACGAGCAATCCGGTCATATATGCAATGGGGAGTGAAGGTGACAGTATAATAGAGAGCTCTGCCAACCATGTAAAACGTGGATATAGGTCTGCACCTGGCGTATGGCAGTTTGAAATTGCCAAGAGTCCATGTGACCCAGCGTCGTGTGACGCAGGCATATCCGCCATAGCCAAGTACGCTATCAAATACAATATTGAGGTTATAGACAAGGACAACTGCCCGATCTGCAATACCCTTAAACAAGGAGACGTTGTTTCTGTAACAGCATGGTATTCTGGTGGTTATCATAAGATAGTCCGTAATGTCGTGGAGGAAACATGGCAGCATGTTAGGGTGGCGGGGGATGTTTTTTTCCCGAACATGGATGCCACGGGAGAGGTCAGTTCAGGGTATATGGACGGAGATTACGCCGATACGAATATAATTAATGTCTCGTATTCCCTTGAGTGGTACGGAGACGCTGTTTTTACATGGGGAGAGGGAACATCAAGTAACATTGCGTTGAGTGGTGCGCACGTAACGAAGGTGTGGGTCATTAACAACAATCGCTCTACAGAGTATTCATATGACTTGGTAGAGGATACTTTTGTTGAATCAGGACCACCTGACCCTGATACAGGCGAAGTACCGTATTACACCTCCGGGGGTCGAATATATAAGAACATAACAAACTCTTACGTCTCGGCCGACGGGCAGCCGGTTATACAAGCAACAACGGCCACGGTTTATGTTGGCGTTGCAACTAAACAGAATGATGATGGGGTGTGTGCTGTTGACGTAACCGCAGTAGACGACATGTATTTTCACGACGATTACATGGATGAGATTAATGCTCCGGGATTGCCTTGGCCAGGCGTCTATAATTATTCCAGTGAATGGGCTCCAGCCGGCGGTGCATACAATATATCCGTGTGGGGAAATGTAGATTTTTCCGGATATGTAGATGACGGTGGGAGTGACGGTCGTTACGGCTCAATGTATTGGCATTCGTATATTAATTCGTGGGGAAATACATACAGTAGCCGTGCCTATTCGTTTGGTGATTATGGATACAAGTCATTGACAGATATGAACAGGACGTGGGAATGGGAATACAGACCTGAGCTATTATACCCGTGCTATGCAAGATATGTTGGGGTGGACGTTCTTGACTCTGTGCCATACATGATGCTGAGTTCTGCGTCTATAAATAACGCCAGTTGTGCTTTGGAGTCTGGATATAATAGCGGGTCGTGCTACGCGTCTTGGCAGAGTACGGTAAACAAAGCTCAAGGCAACACATTGTTTATGTCCTACGCGTGGGAGTGGAATACAGAGCTGTCTCGGGGAGTTGGAGTGAATCCTGACTTGGTTATGGGCAACTAAAAAAATGGCGTGTTCTTGTAAAACAGCGAAAACAGAATCCAAGGGCGTTGTCGCGCCTGTTCCTGAACTTCCACATGAAGTGCTGCCGGGCGAATCGTGCATCTTCTGCGCGGACAAGCATGTGTCCACGGCCTATACGATGCTGCTGTCCGGGGAGCCCCTCTACGCTCTTACCGGGGAACTGGAGCTCGCAAGGCGTCATACGGTAATCGAGTTCCAGGACGTTTCCCGTGAGATAGCGCTGCTGGAATACAAGGCGCTTCTCCACGACGAGAAAGGCGTAAGAGCCTCCATAGAGGACGTGGTAAAGAAGACGGCCGAGACCGCCCTTGACAACGACCCGGATGCCAGAAAGGAGGGGGAGCAGTATGTTATAGACTCTGCGGACGAAATAGTCCACAACCCCTTCATCGGGGCCCTCCACTATTACGCCGCATGGCGGCTCGCCTTCGAGGTAGGATACATGATGCCCAACCGCTCCATGATAATAGGCGACCTCGACCTGGCGAGGGAGCACTTGGTCCGCTTCGACTACGGGCTGAACACCGTCATGCGGGACCTGCGCCACAGGGTGCAGACCATAAGGGCGGCCGACCTTCACATATACTGGCCATACACGGCCCAGGGGATAGACAAGCTGTTGACAGCGAATTTGCCGGAGTATATCGAGAGGTATTCCGGAGGACTTGGAAAGAGAATAGGAATAGATGGATGAAAAGTACAGATTCCAGTCGATGAACTGCCGCGAGTGCGTCCTTAAGCATCTCGCGCTGGCGATATCGCTGGGCAAGGAGATTCTCGACGGCCATGGCAAGGACAAAAGCCCGGACCACAGGCCAGACTTCCTAGGCGAGCTCGTGAACGCCGAGCATCACATGGCGATTGTCATGCCCGACATGCTAAAGGAGCTGAGGGGCATCCGCGTCGACAAGATTGAGAAGAACGAATACACCCCGACTCCGTTCGACCTGGACCTTCTCCGCCAGATGTGGGTGGGTCTGGACGCCCAGTTCAATCTGGATGTCGAGCGCGAGATGCGCGGGGACCTTCCGGAACTGGAGACATTAGGAGGGCCTATCGAGCTTCCGGAAAGCCTCGGCTTGGATGGACTGCCGGTAAAAGGCGTTCGTTTTCCGGTTCTTGTAGACAAGGCTTGCTGGAACGAGGAAAAGCTTAAGACTCTCCGCTCCCTGTTTGCCCGATACGCAAGTTTCTATGACGGCGTGTACACGTCCTTCGACGACATAGACACGGACACGGACGGATACATCTGGTACATTCCGAGCAACGTCTATCCGATAAACACCATCGACCTTCGCAACGACTTCTGCAATCCGGTCAGGGGAAAGAGCAACTGGGAGCAGGTAATGACATTCAGGAACAAGGATTTGGCCAAGTTCCTCGAGTTAAACAAGAACGCTTCGTTCAGCACGAAGATTGACCTGCTGGAACCGGTTGTCACAGTAACGGAAAGCCTGCGAACCCGCATCGTCGACATAAAGGAGCGTCCCTGCTGCTCCGTAACACGTAAATTGCAGGTGTCGTCCTTCGTCCGTCCTCTTACAAAGGAGGCGATGGACTGGGTAATCAGCAGAATATAACAGGAAATATCATGGGCATGCTTTCAAACAACGTGCAGAAAGGTGTTCTCCGCACAGAGGAGAACAAGAACCCGAAGAATGGTGAGGAGAAGGTCTACCACAAGCTTTTCCTTGAGGCGGACGACAACCTCCACTTCGTGTACGGCCTGCCACAGGCCGGCTGGTACATGTTCACCGAATCGGAAATTCGTCGGAACTTCAATGAGCCAGTCAACGTCTCGACGTTCAAGGGTTTCCAGACAGGGCTTCTCCATCTCTTCATTCTCGGCAAGGCCTGCGCAATCACAAGGGTCCAGCTCGACGAGAACGAGTACAAGACAGTCCGTCTTTCCCTGAGCCTTCTTCGCAGGGCCCGTGAACGCGCCGACAAGAATGTCGAGGACAAGGTGAAACCCGGTATTCTCGATGTACTTAACATGTTCTAAGACAAAGGGTTGAAAAGGGAGCAATGCAGAGGTTTTCCGAACCGGTCAACATGGTCTTCCCCAGGCAGGACGAGCCGTCAAGCCAGGAGAAGCCAGTTGAGCAGACCAGCGAGGCGTGGAGCGCATCCCCGCTTCTTTGCGTATCCAACAGCATAAGGGTGGACGCCCTGGCGCAGTCGTGCGCCAATGGTCCCGCCCCCAGGATAATAAGGCGGTTCACGCAGGACGGAAAACCAGGCTCCGGCGACCCGTCGAAATTCGAGCACGCGTTCGCAATAAAAGACCCCTCCGGCCTCCAGTACGACTTCAGGGAGGGGCCCCGTCTCTTTGTCCCGCCGGACATGCTCGGCGACTACGAGGTCGAGTTCCAGGATTACGAGACAGGCTTCGTCCATTTCAGGACAGTCCTGAGAGCAGGCGAGAGCGTGGCGTCTCCGAAACGCTGGTACATCCCCTGGAGGATATTTGTGAAAAAAGACGGGAAGACAGTGTTTGACCACTGTCTTGACCTCAACAACCGCGAGGTCTGCATCCATATCCCCAACGGCGGACTGGGCGACTCAATCGCATGGTTCTCCTACGCGGAACCGTTCATGCTCAAGCACAACTGCAAGCTGACGGTCTGCATGGACCTGGAGAGAAGCAGATTGTTCAGGGGCCAGTATCCGGCGTTTGGCTGGGGGCAGGAGCATGCCTGGAAGACGACTCCTTACTACGCCGTCTACCACATGGGGATATTTTCCCCCGACAATGAGAACTGCAGTCAGCCGGAGGACTTCAGGATGAAGGGGCTGCACCACAACGCCGCCGCCATCCTAGGACTGCCGGAGAAGGACAACCCGCCACGGGTGGGCGTGTCGTGGAATCCGGTGAAAGGCGACGGCAGATACGTCTGCATAGCCTCCAGGGCGTCGGCAAGATGCAAGGAATGGCTCAACCCGGCCGGATGGCCCTCCCTTGTCTCGTGGCTCAAGGACAAGGGCTACAAGGTCATAGACATAGACAAGGAGTTCCTGCGTGGTTATGACGTAATTCCATACGGAGCCGACAATTGCACGGGCTCGGCGGACTTGCTTGAAAGGGCCAAGATGATTGCGGGCGCCTCGTTCTTCATCGGCGTGTCATCCGGCTTGTCCTGGCTGGCGTGGTGCTGCGGAACACCTGTGGTGCTCATTTCCGGCTGGACGCTCCCGTATACGGAGTTCAGCACGCCATACCGTGTCATAAACAGGCAGGTATGCCACGGGTGCTGGAACGACATGCGGGAGCAGTTCGACCACTATGACGGCGACTACTGCCCCAGGCACAAGGGGACGCCCAGGGAGCACGAATGCTCTCTGGCGATATCCGCAGAGCAGGTTATTAATGTAATAAACAGGATGCCGGATTTCGGGAAATGAAAAGCGTAAGGGAGATAAGACATCCCGCTACAGAAGGGATAAAGCTGGCGTCGCTGATGCACGACGGGATAAAGGTATGCCTGGTGTTCCCTCACGGAATGGGCGACGTCGTCATGTTCCGCCCAGTCCTGAACAAGCTGAGGGACGATTATCCAAACGCCACGATACACATGATGACAAAGTCAACGCTCAAGGAGCTCGACGACCATGACGAGGATATGGTGTACGACATCTCGTTCTGGCTGGACTACACGGTTGCCACATCAGGTCATCCGGGGTTTACCAAGAACACGCTTTGCTGCGCGAACGAGCTTGGAATACAGCCGCCGATGGACGACCTTCCCATAGCCAAGGGAGGGTTCCGCTCACCTTGGGTGGGCGTAGGATGCACTTCCATCTCCATGCCCCATTACCAGCCGACAGCCTATGAATGCTCCGAAGTCAACCGGGGGATACTGGATGCCGGTTTCATCCCGCTGGACTTGTCGTTCAACACTGGCGACTACGCCTTCCCGCCGGTGTCTCCCATGGCCTGCGATGTAAGGAAGGTTAAGGGAAACTACGCGATGCTCGCCGGAGCTGTAGAGAGATGCTTCGCGTTCATCGGCACATTCACCGGCTCCTTCCACGTCGCGCAGTCGCTTCTCCCGGGCCGGACGCTTCTTCTCTGTCCTAGGGCGATGGAGTGGCAGCGTCTTTTCAAGCGGGAGCCTCTGTGCATAAACATGCGGCACATAACCGCCAAGGAGATAACCGACTGGCTTAAATCCCTCCCTTAGCGCGTAATAATAAATTGTGGGCAGAAATTACTCTGCGCAACCCGTCCGTGAGAACTAGCCTCCCTCACGGACGGGTTTATTTATTTGAGCGGCTGGGAGAAAAAAATATGACGAAATTGGTCGTTGTATTCGTTGTAGTAATGAGTCTTTATTATTGGTACCTTTCCAGTCCGTTAAAAAAAGGAGCCCCTAAGGAACAAATTGAGTTCCTTACAAACATCAAGGACTTTTACTGGACAACGGTTGTCCTACTGGGCGTAATTGCCATTTTTTTCAAACCGTCGGCCTTTGCCGACAAACATCCGGGTATAATCTTTCTCCTCGGCTTGGCTGCGGCCGGACCACTCCTATTACATAGGAGGAAGAAAGACAAAATAACGAGCATGTTCGGTTCAGCTTCTACAAAATCAGTAGAGGACTTGAAACGGGAGTATGAAGCTGAGAAATTCGCGGTGGAGCTGAGGGCGCGGCTTATTTGCGGCGTCCATCCAGAAGCCGCCAATCCCTATAATACGGCATATCAAATGACACCAGAACAGCGTGTCGATGTGCACGTAATAAACGACTGGATAGAGGCAGGAAAGCCGCTAGCCAAGAAACATTTCTGGGAAATGCCATAGGCATCAGGGTCGTCGGGCAACCGGCGGCCCTCTTGCTTTTTTCTTAGCCCGTAAAGTATATTTAAAGGCAAACTCTTTTAACAAGCACACAAAGCACGGATGGTTCTATGACCCTAATAGTTAAACGCGGTATCTGGCATGACGAGTTCCTGGACGTGCCAGAGAAGATAGCGGCTGAAGCATTGGCGACAGACCCGTCGGTCGTCGAGGCGGGATTCGCCCCGCAGTCACAGCAGCCCCAGCCGGGGCAGCAACAGCAGAAGCCCCAGGTTCCAAGGATGTCCTTCGACCAGCTCGCCCCGTATGCGCAGCGTGCTATAAGCATGCGCCCAAAGGGCGTCGCCCCGAACCCAAACATGGACATCGACATGGAGACAGAGCGCAACAACGAGCAGGCGAAGCAGCTCAAGTCCATGGCGAACAACGTAAAGTCGAAGCAGAAGCTCCAGCAGGCCCAGATGACCCTGCAGAGCGCGCAGATGCCCTCTCAGCCGGAGGCCCCTGCGATGTCCCCCGAGCAGCAGATGCAGCCCAAGATGGCCGGTGACAGTTTCGTCTGCAATACTACCGAGCGTACACCGAAGGGTCAGTTCCCCAAGGGCCGTCGTGTCGGCAAGAGTGCCATCGAGAGGATTCGTGAGCTGATGGGGGGTGAGAATGGCCGCCCTTTTCCGGTAAGCAAGCAGCCGGCAAAGTAGCCTTTGATATGTCGTCTACTATTGTTGCCCAGCCAGATTTTCACCCTAGCCAGGCAGCTAGACCAACGAAAACAATTCAAGGAACTACTCCCGGCACTACCTATCCCAGTGTCGAACAGTGGCGCGGCAAGTCCATAAACACGCATGAGGTCAACCCTTTTACCAGAACAGTTACCCCGCGTGTAAATCCTAACGCCAATACTGGTACCGCCGTTGTTGCCTCCAAGGTTCTTAACAACGCTCCTGGAATGACTAACTCCTATAACGACCTCATATCCAACGGAACGCTGAACATGAATGGTGTCACCCAGACTCTGCAGCCGCAGACAAAGGGATTCATGCAGGCGCTTCTTCCGGCGTTTAACGGGTCGATGTCCCAGGTTCAGATAACGTCAGATATAAGCAACAATGTCAGGAACTGGTATAAGAGCCAGGGAATGATGGACAAGGTGAACGGCTTCAAGAAGGCGGACGCCGCCGTGGTCCAGGATATAGCCAAGATTAACCAGTACGCCCAGGCGTTGAAGGCGCAAGGCGACACGATAGGCGCCGCCCGTTATGAATACATGGCGCAGGTAATGAACAATGTGTTTCAGCAGGCCAGGGCCGAGGCGCAAAAGGAATACCAGGCAACAAAGGCCAAGGTAGGAAATTTCGCCAAGAACAACTGGTGGTGGATGGTCCCCGGCGGTCTTATAGCCGCCTCCCGTCTGTTCGGCGGCGGGGCCGGCCAGGAAGCGGCCACTGCTCAAGCCCGGCCACAAGACCCGTTCCAGACTAGACCGGCAGGCTGGGATGGAACATATAACGAAGGATTGGAATTAGCATGAACGGCTGGAGAGACATAAAATTCAGGGAAGGGCTTCTACGCCCCGCCGTACGCGGCATCGGAAACAATGTCAATGCCGGCTTGCTTGCGGGAACAATCCATTTCCCGATAGCCTATTTTCTGCTCAACCGTATACTGCGCAGGCGTGGGGCCGACAACCCAGAGAGGACGGCGGCGGCTTTATCGGGCCTCGGCTCGGCCGTCGTCGGAGCAGGCGCATGGTGGGGTACGCGCAACAACTCAGGTCGTCCCTACGTGGACGGGGATGACTTCGCCGACACGCTTCTTGGCGGAAAGAACCAGGGATGGTTCGGCGGCGCCTACAAGAAAGGGAGCGACCTCGGTTTCTTCGACAAGGGGAATCTCATACAGGGGATAGACGAGATGGACATCACGAACTCCCAGAGGGATTTCCTTACAGAAGGGATATCGCTTGCGCCTGGCAAATACCAGACTACCTTATGGGGATTGGGCGACGGCTTCTCCAAGGCTGTCGACCATAACACCGGCGGTTTGCTAGGCTACGCGACACGCGCACTTGAAGGCGGCCTGCTGGGGGGCGCTTTCAGCTCCATGCTGGGTCTTTCACCGCAGAACGCCAAATGGGTCGCCGGAGTAAGCGCGGCCGCCGACGCCCTCCAGGGCAGCCAGTTGTTCAACGCAATAGGACAGCTCCTATAGTCATATAAGGTAAAAAGGGACATTCAAGAAAAGGAAAAGAAATGTCGGAAGAAGCAACGAATGAAGCAATGAATGTGAACAAGGCGCGCGAGGCTGCGGCCCGTCATGAGCGTGCACGCAGCAACATCTTCAAGACAGTCGACACGCCCTCCAGTTCCGTCGACAGCAACGCGGCGCAGGCCGATGTCCGCCTACGCCGCGACCACATCGAGGACGTTCTCAACCTGGGTTCCTTCCCGGTGCATGACCTCGCGCACAACCAGGTTGGCTGGTCAAACCAGCGCCTCGACCTTCTGGTGGCCGCCGAGCAGCGCCGCCTTCTTGACACGTACGACCACACGCCATCCCGTGAGGAGGCCATTGTCAGCATGCTTCACAGCGTAAAGGGACTCAGCCAGGAGCAGAAGCTGGAGCTGGCCCTCAAGGACAAGAACAGCGACCCTAGCGTCCTTCGCGCACTGCTCGTCCCGAAACAGCGCCCGGCCCAGAAGGTGGCCCAGGAGTTCGCGCAGCCGGAGTTCCAGCCTGTTCCGCAGACGGCGGAGCCCGTCTACAACGAACCTCCCCAGCAGGCGTGGGCGCGTTTCAATCTTCCGTCCATGCCGGCCCAGCAGCCGGCAATGGTCGCCCCGTCGAACGACAAGGTCATTACGCTTGGCACGCCGATGGGACGCATAAACCTTTCGGTCCTTGACGTGGTCCCCGTTCCCGACAAGGGCTTTGCCGTCATCATCCAGCGCGAGACAGCCCCGTTCGTTTTCGTCCCCCCTTGCGGGCACGAGAAGTACGTTATCGACGGCATCCCGCATCCTGTGGAGTTCTCCGGCGTCTCCTTCGTGTACAACGGAATCCGCAGCACCGTGATGGTGATGGTAAATTAATTCCTGTACCTAAGGACACGGGAAAACAATGCTTGATACACTATCCAGACACGACCTAATCCAGACCGCCTCCAGGAAACTCATGCCGAAGACAATCGGCGAGATGTTCGACTGGGCGGACTGGCTATGGTATCATTTCGACACGTACACCAATGCCCTGCGCGGAGCAGTCCGGTATTTCCTGGGCGATATCGACATCGAATCCAAGCAGGATTCCAGCAATGGCGACGAGCGAAAAAAGATTATCAAGGAGCTCTTCCGCGATTACAACATCATGGATTTGCTCGGTCGTGTCGGGGATGAGTTCATACAGTGGGGCAACTGCTTCACGTCCATAGAACCCGAGCGTACGCGCAAGTTCTACTGTCCGAACTGCAAGAGCACGATTCTGGCCTCCGAGGTGACAGACCTTCGATTCAAGGAAGGCACGTTCAAGGGGACATGCCCAATATGCGGCCATGACAAGAAAGGCGGCGAGGTCACCTTCTCCTACACGGACACCATAGACGACAAGCTGCCCCTAAAGATTAACTTCTGGAACCCTCGTCTCATATCCATAGACTACTGCCCGACGACGAAGACGTGCGAGTACTACGCCGCCCCGTCCGAGATTTGGAAGGAGTCGTGGTCCAAGAACGACCCCCGTTTCATAGCGGAGACTCCGATCGAGATTCTAACCGCCCTGGAGAAGAAGACCCTTATCCACATGAACAAGGACTTCTTCATCCACACGAAGACATGGGCCCCCTCCACACGCGAGGACCTGTTGAAGGGATGGGGGATGCCGTTGTTCATGAACTGCTTCCCGCGCTGCGTCCAGATTATGCTTCTCGACAAGTTCGACGAAGCCATCAGCTTGGACTATGTCGTTCCATTCCGTATTTTCTCTCCCCCTCCCCAAGGCGGAGGACAACCAAACGAGGACCCGCTGCGCACCTACAATCTTGGTGGTTTCAGGTCGGAAGTGGAGAAGATGATTACTCTTCACCGTTCAAACCCGACGCATATCCAGATAGCCCCCTTCCCCCTCCAGTACCAGATAGCCGGCGGCGAGGCCAAGCAGCTTATTCCGGTCGACCTCCGTCAGCAGAAGGTGCAGGACCTGCTTCAGGCCATGAACATCCTGGACTTCTCCCAGATGCAGGGGACAGGTGGTCCTCCGCCCAACCTGCGCTTCTTCGAGAAGGTCTGGGGTATGCATGTCAATAACCTCAACCGCTGGGGCCAGTGGCTGTGCGACGCCCGTACCAAGATTCAGGACTCGACACCGGTCAACTTCAGCCTGGTCAAGTCCTCCATCTACGAGAACGACATGACCGCCGAATACAAGGTCAAGCTTGGAACTGCCCATCAGATTTCCATGGACACCGCGCTTCGCGCCCTTGGCATCGACTACGAGCTGGAGCAGACGAAGCTGCGTGACGAAGACCAGCGCAACGCGGAAATCGCGCAGGACGAACAGGAGGAGGCGGCCCGCGCCGAGGAGCTGCAGAACGGCATGTACAGCCCGCAGCCGGGTGTCGACGCCCTCATGGCCTTGCAGCAACAGCAGCAGGGCATGGGCCAGGCTCCCATGGGTGGTGCGCCAGCCGGACCCGGCGCCCCGATGAGCCCTGGAGCGCAGGGCGTCGCCGCAGGACAGGGCGGAGGGGACATCAACAGCTTGTGGGACCAGGCCACTCAGACGGCACAGCAGATTATGACAGAGCCGCCTGAGCAGCGCCGCAGCGATTTGATTGCGTTGAGCAAGGACAACCCGACGCTACACGCGTTCGTCAAGGCTCAGATAGACCAGATGGAGCAGCAGGCCGCCACGCAGGGCAAGGCCATGATGCGCCAGGGACAAATGTGACAGGACATATAGATGAGAGACGTTAGAAAGAGCTACATAGACATGCTTACAGCCACCGCCGAACGCATCCACAAGCCGGTCGCCCGCAAGGAGGCCAGTTGGGGGGCGGTGTTCGGGTGGCCGGCAGCCGGCGCGGCCTACGGTATCGGAAAGGGCCTTGTCAGCAAGAGTTTTGAATGGGGCATCCCGATGGGCGCCCTGCTGTACTTCACCAAGTATATCGGCATCCCTGCCGGCATCGGCTATATCCTGGGCGACACGCTCGCCACAAGCACCTCGCCAAGCAAGGACGACCTGAGGACGGCCGAGAACAACGCGCTCGCCAAGGAGACAGTCAACAAGACGAAGGAGCTTGAGAACATGCCGTCGGTAAAGCCGATTGACCGCACACCCAAGGACCTCTCCTGGATTGGAGGCATGTAATGCCTGAAAAGGAATTCGCAGATGTCTCGATGGAGATTCCGAAGGGGGCTATTCCGCAGCTAACGCTTTCCGATTTGGACATGGACGGCGTCGACGAGGACGCCGGCCTTCCTCTGTATAATCCAGAGAAGCCGTCGGAACTGCTTAAGAACGAGGACCCGCAGTCGGTGCGTCCATTCGTCGGAGCCGAGTATGAAGTCCTTCAGTTCGACCTCTGGAAGGAAGGCGAGATAAAGGCGTACCAGGAGAAGCTTACCGAGGTAGGGACGGACCCCAACAGCTACATCACTTTCCACGACCGTATTTCGGACAAGGACCACGGGTCCTGGTCCGTTCTTCTTGAAATAGCCCATAGGGTAAGGGTAAAACGATAAGGAACAACAGACATGCCATCAGAAGGAAACGGGCCCTTTCTTCCGGCCCCTACGATAAACAATTTGTTCAACCCCTTTGAGGAGCATCCCTACGCCCCTGAATGGCTACGCAGGATGGTCGGTGGCGACGCCAGCAAGCAGATATGGGCGGGCAAGATGACGCAGGCCGTCAACCTTGCTGCTCTTTTGTTCACGCTTGGCTACGGCTCCCGCAAGATGCTGCGGGGAATGGCTCCTGAAACTCAGGCCGCCCTCAAGGCAATAGACGAGTACGTCCCGTCAGGAATGAATGGCGGAATGCCCAGCGACAAGCGTCTGAAGGACAAGCCAATCCCGCGCAAGCAGCGCAAGGCCGCCGCCCTGGAGTCCCAGGGAATCAAGACGGCCGCCGATTTGAACAACGTCGCCTGGACCCTCCCCCCGGCCGCCGCTTTCATGGCGTGGCTGGTCGGCCAGAAGATGGCCGAGAACGAAATCCATGCTGCGGACCTCAGTGATTCCGAAGCCCGTCTCGCCAAGGCGCGTTACGACTATGAGCGAGTCCTCGCCTCCAAGATTGACCCGAACGTGCAGTTGCCTGAAAAGGTAATCAAGAAGCGTGTGCAGAATCCTGTCGACTGGGCCATCGACAAGGGCATCGCCCTGAAGAACAAGATGCTCCATAAGGAAGCGGCCGATACCTACATTGGCTCCGCAGGGACGCCTTCGCCGTATGAAGGCGGTGTCTCTCCGAAGGAAGGCGGGATGGGAACATACCCAGCCCAGTTCTTCACATACCTGGAGGACAAGATTCCATACTTCAAGCCGCTGGCGACCTTGCTGGGAGCCCTGACTCTTGTTGGAAGCGCCAAATACGCGTGGAACAACAACCGTGCCCGTGACAAGAACATCCAGAAGGCGCTCGATACGGAAGCCGCGCTCAAGCAGCACGCGCTCGAGACAAACGACCAGCGCCTTGATATAGATGCTATAACGGGAAAGAAAGACCCGAAGCTCAACACATACCCCGGCGCCCTCGGCTTTGACAATTAGTACAAGGGTCCGATATTACATGTGGCCGCCACGACTGAGTACGGGCGGCCTTTTATTTAAATATTCCAACGCGTTGTAAAATCATCAGGACATACCGATGCCTATAGATCCAACCCAGCTTTACTCCCCAGGCGATTTCACGGCTGTCAGGAACAGGATATTCCAGGATTCCCTGGACGCTGTCCGCAACCGTTTCCCGATTGAGAACGACAGATACATCCTGTCGCTCGAGAACGCCGACTACGAGAACCCGAAGGAGTACACCCTCCGAGACCAGAAGAAGGCCGTGCAGAACGACCAGACGCTTTCGTGGAGAATAAAGGGAAACTGGGTTCTTACCGACAAGGCTTCCGGAAAAGTTATTTCACGCTCCTCCCGTCGGGCGATTATGGATGTTCCGTACCTTACACAACGAGGCACGTTCATTCGCTCCGGCACGGAGACGACGCTTCCTACGCAGATGCGACTCGTTCCTGGCGTCTACTCCCGCATGGGCGAGGATGGACTGGCTAAGGCGCACATAAACGCAAGGCCCGGCACAGGCAACACCGTCATGATGACGCTCAACCCGGCCAAGCCCGTGTTCAAGGTGTCGGTGGGAACAAGGAACTACGACCTGTTCCCGCTGCTGAAGCATCTTGGCGCTACCGACGAGGACATAAAGAACGCCTGGGGCAAGGAGCTGTTCAAGGTCAATGAGGACGCCTTTGTCAACGGCGGCGGGTGGTATCGCGCCAAGACGGCCGCCGAAGTGGACCCGAACGACCCGTGGGAGAAGGCCGCAAAGGACGTCCTCGGCGGTGAGTTGAACGAGGACAATACTACGGCCACGTTCGGTAAGCCCTACAAGAAAGTGGACAAGGATTTGCTTCTGGCCTCCTCGGCGCGTCTTATCGGACTGGCCAAGGGACAGCATACCGGCGACAACCGTGACTCCATGGAGAACCAGCGGTTCTTCGGCCCTGCTGATTTCATAAGCGAGCGAATCCGGCTTGACGCGGGTGGCCTTGCCAAGAATCTCCTGTGGCGTGTAAGCCGCTACGGAGACACCGAGAAGATTCCTTCGGCGCCGCTTAGCAAGTATGTGCACGGGCTGTTCACCGAATCCAATCTAGCGCAGGCCATCGAGGAGACCAACCTGCTGGACGCCTACAAGCGAGCCACAATGGTGACGCGCATGGGCGAAGGAGGAATCGGCTCACTTGAGTCCGCCCCAATGAGCGCGCGTCTGGTACACAATAGTTATAAGGGATTCATCGACCCAATAGCTGCTCCAGAATGCTGTCACCCTGACCATTTGGTTTTTACCAAGAGAGGGTGGAAAAAAATAGCTGAGGTGACAACGGATGACTTTGTCGCTTGTTTGCTTGACGGCAGGTTGGAGTATAGGAAGCCAGACAGGGTGGTGTCTTATGACTTTGATGGCCTGTTATATGGTTTTGAGAACAAAGCCATTAAATACATGGTTACCGGTAACCACAGAATGTGGTGTGCCAAGGCGCCCGATAGACGCAAAGACAGTAAAAGAAAGTCCAAGGAATACGAATACGCTTTTTCGTATGCCGAGGACGTTCATAATACTAACTGCGTTATGTTGTCTGGTGGATATAAGCCACTAATACATGACACAGTAACAAGTAAGACAATTACGGGAGCTAAGGAGTCTTATGTTTTTGATATAAAGGACTGGTGTGAGTTCCTTGGCTGGTTTGTTTCTGAAGGGTGTGTTGCAAAAGCAGATAACTCAGGTTTAAGCATAGCGCAGGTCATAAAGGTCAATCCCGATAATTGTGCTCGTATAACGAAACTCCTTAATAGAATGGGACTCCGTTTCAAGTACACTTCCGGGAAAATGTTTAATATCAGGTCGAAGGCTCTTCACGACGAACTGCTTCCTTTGGGCTACTGCTACGAAAAGTATATCCCGGACGATGTTTTTTCGTCACCCGAGGACGCGCAGAAACTTTTTATAGAGGCGGCGCTTTTAGGGGACGGAAGAAAAGAGAAAAACGGTATGGGTGGTTTATGCACAACTAGCCCGAGACTTGCTCATGACTTTGAACGACTGTTGTTTGAGAACGGTATTCCCTGCAGGGTTTCGTTTGAGCCGGATAACAGGGAAGAAAGGTATAGAGGAATCTTTGTAACTAGACCTATAGTAGGAAAAGAGTTATGGCTTATCCGCAACGGTAGACTACGCTCTCACAGTGATAAGAGGAGTACGAGTTTCACGACAATTCCGTATAGGGGAAAGGTCTACTGCCTTACTGTTCCTGGAGGATTGTTTTTTACAAAGATTGACGGTTTTAGAGGTTTCTGGACGGGCAACTCCCTCCGGGTAGGTCTTGATACCCAGATAGCCCATTCCGCACGCCGTGGACCGGACGGGCTGGCTTACTCCCCCGTTATCGACGTGACCACTGGTCAGCGCGTATACCTGTCCACCCTTGAGTCCAGCAAGATTCCGATCTCGTTCCCCGAGTACCGCGACTCAAAGGACAAGCTTATCCCTGCCATGATAGGCAACGACATCGAGTACCTGCCCAAGAACCAGGTCCGTTATTTCATACCCAACGGCGACACGCTGTTCTCCACCGCCGCCGACTTCGTCCCGATCAAGTCCGGTATCAAGGCAGGCCGTCTGCTGATGGCGCAGAAGCACCAGACGCAGGCCATGTCCATCAAGGACAGGATGGCCCCCTATGTCCAGTCGCTGGACCCTGAAGGCTCCGGTAAGTCGGTTGAGGAAGTCTACGCCAACATCCTCGGCGCAGTGCGCTCCGACGCGGAAGGCAAGGTCGTCAAGGTCACAAAGGACGAAATAGTAGTGGCCGGAACCGATGGAAAGAAGCACTCGTACTCCCTGTACGACAACTACCCGCTCAACAGGAAGTCGGTTGTCAACAACACCGCTGCGGTCAAGCCCGGCGACATTGTCCGGCCAGGGCAGTTGCTCGCCTCGTCCTCGTACACGGACAAGAACGGCGTGGCGGCCCTTGGAACACAGCTTCGTTCGGCGTGGCTGTCATACAAGGGCTGGAACTACCTCGACGCTATTGTCGTGTCGGAATCGGCGGCCAAGAAGCTTACCTCAGAGCACTTCTACCATGAGGGCATAGACAGGGACGACGGCGTCGACTTCGGGCGTGACCGTTACATAGCGGCATTCCCGTCGCGCTTCAACCGTGAGCAGCTCTCCACGATAGACGCGAACGGAGCTGTCAAGCCCGGTACGATAGTCCATCACGGCGACCCGCTTGTCCTGGCCATGTCGCTCCGCCCAGGCGGACCAGGAACAGGATACCGCGCCCTTCACAAGGACATATCCTCCACATGGGAGCACGAGTTCCCGGGCGAGGTAACGGATGTCGTCGAGGGAAAGGACGGCATGCGCGTCTACGTCAAGAGCTGGGTACCGCTTCAGGTCGGCGACAAGCTGGCGACTCGTTTCGCCAACAAGGGTACGTGCGCGGCCGTCATACCCGACGAGAAGATGCCGCGAGACGCCGAGGGGCGCCCGCTAGAAATCCTGTTCTCGCCGACCGGTATCGTCAGCCGCTGCTTCGACGAACAGCACCAGTTGCTGACCCGTCAGGGATGGACCCCCATAGCGATGGTCAAGGGCACCGACGAGATATTCGCATACAACCCGCGTACCGGCAAAGGGGAGTTCCAGCGCCAGATACAGCCAATCCATTCTTCCCGCTACTCCGGCAAGATATACATGTGCTCCAACAAGGATGTCGACTTCGCGGTCACGGAGGGCCACCGCATGTGGGCGCTGACCGATTTGGCGGAGGGTTTCAGGGAGGTCGTCGTCGACGACATCGCCAACACCCATGTCATAATCCCGGCATCCGGCAATGATTTGAAGCCGCTGCCGGTCGCCATCCAGCCAAACGACTGGCGCGTCCTGCAGGCCGAGAACGTAAGCGTGCACTGCCCGACCGTACCTAGCGGCTACGTCTTCACAAGGCGCAACGGCGTAATCACCTGCCTCGGCAACACCAACAGCGCGGCCCTTATCGAAGCCGCCCTCGGGAAGGTCGCCGAGAAGACCGGCAAGCGGTATGTGATGCCCGGTTTCGGCACCGACCTAACGGCGTTCGCCCACAAGGAGCTCGCCGACGCGGGACTAACCGACCGCGAGGACGTCACCGACCCCGACACCGGCAAGAAAATCAAGGGAATCTTCACCGGCAACTCCTACGTCACAAAGTTCCACCACACCTCCGAATCCAAGGGCGGCGCGCGCGCCACCGGTTCGTACACCGTCGACGAGCAGCCCGCGTCCGGCGGACATGACGGCGCCAAGACGCTCGGCGGACTCGTCCTCGGCGCCTTCGCCGGCCATGGCGCCTCCGAGGTCCTCAAGGACATGAAGCTCATAAAAGGGCAGAAGAACACGGATTTCTGGCGCGACTTCAAGATGGGGAAGAACCCCGTCACGCCCGGCGTCCCGCTCATCTACGAGCGGTTCCTGGCCTCCCTTGAGGGCTCCGGCATCCACATAACGAAGGACGGCGACAAGACGAACGTCTTCGCCATGACGAACGGCGACGTCGACAAGATAGCCCGCGCCGAACTAAACAGCGCGGCCACGTACGACGACAAGCGCTTCCTGCCAATCCGGGGCGGTCTGTTCGACCCCGCCATCTTCGGCCCCGAGGGCAACCAGTGGGCCAAGATCAAGCTCGACGAACCCGTCCTCAACCCCATAATGGACGATGTCGTCTGCAACTTCCTGAATCTCAAGAAGGCCGAGCTGGACGACGTCCTCGCCGGCAGCAGGAAGCTTCCCAACGGAATGACCGGCGGCGAAGGCCTACGCCAGCAGCTCGCCCATGTCAACCTCGACTCCCTTATCGAGAACGCCAAGAACACAATCCGCACCGGCCCCCCTTCCAGACGCGACAAGGCTGTGAAAACCCTCCGCTGGGCGTCCGCCATGAAGAACCACGACGCCACGCCCGACATGTTCATGCTGGACGCCGTCCCCGTCCTCCCGCCGAAATACAGGCGCATAACTCGGTCGGGCGACCTCAACATGATTGCCGACGCAAACTACCTCTACAAGCAGCTACTTGACTCCAGGGACGACCTGAGGCAGGCGAAGAACGCCGGACTGCCGGACGAGCTGCTCGCATACGGACGCAAGCGGATAACGGACTCCTTCCGCGCCATAACCGGACTGGCCGACCCGACCGACAGGAAGCTGGTGGACAGCGACGTCACCGGTCTGCTGAAATGGGTGTTCGGGAAAGGTTCGCCAAAAATGGGCGCGGCCCAGCGGCTGGTCATAGGCGGCAAGCTTGACGTGGCCGGCCGAAGCGTCATCAACATCGACCCCAGGCTCGACTTCGACGAGATAGGGATGCCCGAGAAGCAGGCGTGGCCGCTGTACAGGGACTTTGTCATACGGAAGCTGGTGCAGGCGGGGATGAACCCGCTGCAGGCGACAAGGGCGACAGTGGAGCACACGCCGTTGGCGAAACAGGCGTTGATAAAGGCCATGAGCGAACGGCCGGTCATAGCGACACGGGCGCCCGCGCTGCACAAGTTCAGCGTCCAGGCGTTCAAGCCGAAGCTGGTTAGCGGGGATACACTGAAGCTGAACAGTGTAGTGGAGCATGCGTTTAACGCAGACTTTGACGGGGACCTTCAAATAAACAGCGTATTTGTAAGGTTTTATGATAAATCGTCTGAGGGTCAAAAAATAAAATAGGAAAAATATCAAACTCTGCCTTGACATTGTTCTTTTCCGCATTATAGTAATAGCATGTTCAATCGAGGAACGTGCTATTAACCCTAATGAAAAGGAAAAGAACAATGAACAGAGTAAAGTTTTTCTCTAACGGCCAGACTTTGATTATGAACCTTGCGGATATTCCGCATGGTGCCCTTATCGGCTCCAAGGACTTTGACGATGGAAGGCACATTGACTTTTATGAGGCCCTTCCAGGAACACAGGTCATTGCATACGACGAAGCGACGGGTAAGCCAAAGTGGGTTGATATCTCCGGTTGGTCGAGGCACACCGGTTCAAAATTGGAGCTGGTGCAGTTGTCCAACGGCGACACGATAACGACGGACGACGACCCCCGCGCCGTTTATGGGATGCCTATTGACGCGGTTGGTTTGCAGATGGACAGGGACACGCCCGCTAACGCCAAAAAACGTGCGTTTATAGTCCCGCTGGTAGGGCAGCTTCCTGAGACTACTCCGGTGTTTTCTTCCGTTGACCTTTTGAACGGCGGTGTTCCTTCAAACGACACGCCAATCCCAAGCAAGGGAATAATAGCCGCCGACTACAATTTCGGACAGTTCCTTGGTCTTATCGCCGGAGACGGGTGGTGGCATAAGAGTATATACAGTTCTGGTTATAAAAACGCTGTTCTTTTAGCAGACCTTTACGGCTCAAATGCCGGCTTTATTATAAATTGGGCTAAGGAACTATTCCCTAGTTTTAAATACTACAAGAGCGAGCAGAGAAAGGAATTATACTCTGATCGGTTTGGTGACTGTATTTCGTGGTCCTTCTACTTCTACGATTCCATGATAATGTGCGACGCCCTGTCCAACATGCTTGACGGGCATAGTGACAACAAAACGGCAGGAGCAGGGAACAAGCGTCTTCCTTACTGGTTCCTGTCCATGCCGAAGGAGTTCCGTCTAGGTCTTCTTAATGGTCTAATGGCTTCCGATGGAACAATAAATTTCAATTCCTCCGGCGACAGAAGCCACCCAGAACTGCAGCTTCAGTTCACATCGACATCCCGGGCGCTTATTGACGACGTAAAGGCTTTGTGCACTTCCCTGGACATACGCGCCACAATATTATTCTCGAGGAAAACAGTCCGCGACAATACATCCTGGGTGGTTGTTCTGAGCTCCCAGGACTGCAAACGAATGGACGTCTTTTCCCGTTGCTGCTGCGACTATAAGCGTGATACGTTCCTGAACGCGGATGTCTCGATGGACGCGCAGTACAATCACGGTGACTTTCTGCCGCTTCCGAAGCAGGTGTCCGATACAATGTTCAAATACGTGAAGTGCCGGGCGAAGATTGCCAAGGCGGTTATCGAGGATTGCCCTCTTCCTGCCTACTGCAAGAGGGGGAACTCCGTCTATCAGTCGTTGTACCAGTATAGGTCCAAGGGGTACATAACGAGGGAATTCGCAGGCCGGCTATGCGACTGGCTGGACGATACGACAAGGATGAACCTATGGTTCAATGACTATATCAAGGATTTTACAACGCGTTTGAAAAACGGTGAGCGTGTTTTCAAGGCGGAGGAGGGGAACACGCTGGTGGAAGCCATAGCCTTCAATGCGGGTTATTTTGACAAACCATCTGTTCTTGAGGCACGGGCCAAGTCAAGCATGCTTCGTCAGAAGACAAGCAGGTTTCCTGTAAACTTGCCTGAAGCTCTTGAGAAGGTGACGCTGTCTGATGATGCTATCCTGTTCAATCCTGTCGAGAAGGACCCAGTGCTAAGGGCCTGGTTGGAACTGTCGGCGTGTCCGATAAAATGGGCTTACATAGAGGATGTCCAGAAAACAGGGCAGGAGGAGGAAGGATATGACCTTACTGTTCCCGGATATGAGACCTTTGCGTCCGCCAGCGGAATAATCCTTTCCAACACAATGACATACTACGTGCCTGTCTCCAAGAAGGCCGTGCAGGAGGCATACGACCTCATGCTTCCTTCCAAGAACCAGTTGGCGGCCCGTGACTTCAAGGCCCTTCCCGAGCTTCAGGAGGAGCTGGTCTCCGGGGCGTGGCTGGCGTCTCATAAGAAGAACGCGCCTGTAAAGGCCGTGTTCAACACCCGCGCCGAAGCCATAGCGGCCTACCGCGCAGGAGAAATAGACATAGACGACAATGTGGTAATAAAGGAAGACCAGCACCGCTGAAACAACACCCTTCCCGCGTAATAATTCATTAAGGAAGGGTTACCTAGCCCGCTCCCGCCCGGCTTTTACGCCGGGCTTTTCATTTCGTTACATCACAGGAGGCAAAAACATGTTTTTCATCATCGACCTTTTCCTGGCGGTAATCGCCGCCCTGTCCGAACCCGCCCCGCAGCCGGCGCCGCCAATCCAGGAGGAGCATATATGGGTTGAGAGGCGCATGGAGATGCGGCATCACGACCATCTGATACGAACGCCGACGATAAGCGGCGACGCAGTTAAACGCTGAAGAAGCGCCCGGGTCTTCATCCGAAAGACCCGGGCTTTTTGTTGTCGATTTTTAACAAGGAGAAACGATGGGTCATTTCATGGAAACCGACGGGCTCACGAAGCTGCCCGTCTACCCCGGCGACGACGTGCATATGTTCATTGGCTACTACGACAAAGGGGACGACGGAAAGAAAGCGCTGAACCCGCTGCTTGTTATGGAGACCTGGGAGCCCCGTGACTGGGCGGCCAGCATAGAGGTTCTCAGGGGCGAGTACGATTCCTACGGCTGGCTTGAGGGTGTCGAACGGATAGCCAAAGAAAGCGGAACGTCATTCGAGACGGTGTTCTTCCGTCATTCGACCGTGCTCTGGGCGCGCAGGCTTTACGCCAACCGCAAGGACGACATGTCGGACTACTGGAGGAAGAAGGAGCTCGAGGACAGGACGGAGCTTCGCGCCACCATGTCCGAATGGGACAAGGAGCTTGGCGACCTCTATTGGAACCACGGGCGCAACGCCGCCAACTACGCAATCGACATGTACTGCCGCAAGGACCCCGGCAAGTTCGGCGCCGACCATATGGAGTTCTTCTCCATGTTCATGAACGGGCTGTCGTCGAAGGACGTGTACTGGTCGGTGCTGAACCATCTTGCCGGTCATGTATACCGGAAGATAATAGTGCCGGTATTCTACGCCGCCAAGGCGTGCAGGACGTCCATCTGGCCCAACCCCTACGGCGACCAGGATGGATTCGACATCACCGAAAACAGGAAGCTGGCAAAGTTCACGCTCGGTCAGGCGGAAGCAATAATAAAGGAGCGCAGGAAGCGCTTGAAGTAACAACAACCAATGGAGAAAACAGATGAAAAAGACAGAAACCAAGAAAGAAACAGTAAAGAAGCCGAAGGCCGCAAGCCTCACCCTCTCACTGGTTCCCAACAAGATGATGCGGGCAACGCTGTCATGCAAGACGGTGCAGGAGCGCATTGCCCGCGTGATGCTGGACAAGGCGAACGAGACAACAGCCGGCCTACCAGGAGCCCTTGTCAATTCCGAGCTTTTCGAGGCGGCCGTCGCTTGGTGGGAAGGCGGAAAGGAAAGCGGGGCGTACCCGCTGTTCCAGGCCCTTTCCGACAGTGTCCCTGGTCTGGTGGCCATGCCAGTCGATACAGCCGACGGCGAAGACACCGCCGTCATCGTGGCCCTTCCTGACGACTTTTTCCCGGTCGACATGTGGCTGGCAATGTTCCTTATGAAGGAGCAGGGCATACACAAGGGCTATTCGCTTTATCGTAGCAGACAGGCGGTCAAGGTAGGGCAAGGGCGCTTCGGTGTCCTTAACCGGAACTACCATGTCGTAAGATTTACGGACAAGAAGATGGACGACGCGTGGACCAAGGTCAACCCTGTCTTCACTATTTCTCCGGAAGCGCTGAAACACTGATTGTTTTGCGTAATAATTAATTGAAAGGACGGCCGTAGCACTGAAACAATGAAGTGCCATACACCGTCCTTTCTTAGCGCATTGATTTCCTATGACCAAGACCATTGGCGATGATACGTATGGCGTTTCCATTTCTGGATAGCCACAGGGACAGTAACCCTGCGTTCTCGCTGCTGGAGGAGGTGGCCTAGCGGCTCCCGTGTGGATCTGGGGTCCCTTTCAGGGAGTTCCAAGTAGCGGGGTGACAGGAAGGTGTCGTCGTGACAGGACGGCAGAATCCGTGCGTGAAGCTTCACATGTACTTTGCCGTCTCGGCACCGTGTCCGGCATGTGGAGGCTATCAGGACGATGGACGAGCCAAGGACTCAGGCATTGTGTGCGCTATGCGCCACTATACCCTCGCTTGGGTGCGAGGGGTCGGTATCCATTCCGGCGTGCCTTCCTGGGTTATCTGAAAGGTCCTATCGGAACCGGTTGGTCGCGGGCATTGTAGGCTGCGTGTCCGCGCCTGGAAACCACTGGTGGTTAAAAGAGAGTACGTTTGGCGTCCATAGGAGGGCGGCCGGTTTGTCTGGCCGCTGACGTCACCGCCAGGGGCGGCAAAAACCTACAGCCGGGGAGTCGTGCACCCTGGCATTTCGTCCGGGTAGCATAATGGATAATGCATCTGATTTCTAATCAGACGATTGCGGGTTCGAGTCCCGCCCCGGACATCTGTTTGTTTTGTAAATGGAAGGCGGGTCTGCGTGAGCGGCCGCCTCGCCTTCCGGGTTTTTCCTTAGGCCGCAAAGTTTTTGTAAGGAGGCTAGTAACATGTACCTTAAACTCCACGTTGAGCGTGAAATCTCCAGTGCGGAACTGGAGGCATTTACAAAGATTCTACCCTTTCTCAAGAAGGGCATTGACACGGGCGAGCTGACGTTGTCCGACAACTCGGAACCGGTCAGGACACTTGAACTCCCAGAGGCCAAGATTGTCCCGGCGACAGCCGAGATTCGGCTGAAACCTGTCCGCAAGCCACACCGTCCTTGGCGTGTTCGCGTCGACCAGGCCATTCGGGCCTGCAAAGAATTCCGCGAAGGGAAATTCGCGGAAAACGTCGACATGATGCTTGAGACCTTTGCTTGGCAGGTCTCCGACATGGCCGAGTGGGTGCCATACACCCGCGAGGAAATAGCCGATGCACTGGTAATCGACAAGAGCGACGTTGACCCTCTGATGAAGACCTTCTACAGGGTTCTGAACCGCTCGTCCGCTCTAGCAACCAACTGCTTCATGCTTCCGCCAACGCTGGCCGAGGCCGTCAAGAAGGAGGAGGCCAATACGGCGGAACGGGAGGCCCAGAACAAGGAGCAGACGGGTGACGAGCACATCGGGTTTGAGCAGAACACAAAGAGAGCCATCACCGAGTCCCTGATGAAACTCGATTGGGATTCCCCGGACAGGTACGAGATGAAAATCTCTGACTTCCTGTTGTGGGGCAAGGTGAAGGACGCCAACAACATCAACGTCATCCGGAGTTTCATGCCTATCGCCCGGGGCATGAAATTGAGCATTCAACGTCTCCGTGCAGAGCGGGACTCCAAGAACAGAATCGTGGGAATCTACGCGTTCCCGCCGCCACGAAACGGAGCGTTCTGGAAGAGCGCGAAGAAAGTGGAATAATTTGCAATTTGATAGTGGCGGGAGGAGAAACAACGCTTATATTAATTAGCGTTGTCTTCGCCCCGCCTCCATTTTTTGGGGGAGGAAAACTACTAACAAACACAACGGCAAAGCATGTCCGTCCGCATCTCACGGGAGGTGCGGGAAGTGGCCCAAGACGGCCTCGCGTGCTCTTTTTTAGATGGAAGAAATCAGATTCTTTAGGAAGCGGTCCGGCCGTCTCGTGAACTTCAAACTGCAGAAGATTGCGGACGCGGTCGGGAAAGCCCTCGTCGAGGCGTGCGCAGCGTCGGGGAAGTCATTGGATGTCAAGGCCGTTTCCACGGCAATCGCCGAAAAGGTAAGGGCGTTGCTGGATGACAAGGACTCGCAGTTTTTCGTTCAGCCGGACAGGATGGGTTCGCGGGTCCCCCATCTGGAAGGCGTGCAGGACGCGGTTGTCAGCGTCCTCAAATCATCGCATGAAGATATAGAGGGGTATGACGCGAACATGGCCGAGCTCACGGGCCGTCTGTACGCCGACTACCGGAAGAAGAGGGACGAGGCCAGGAAGCAGCTCAAAGTCCGCAGCAGCAAGGACAACGCCGATGTGACTGACAAGGCCCTTCTCCTTGGGGACAGCAAGAACGTCCTCAACGGGTGGGACCGCGAGCGCATAGTCTCCGATCTCAAGGAGCACAACGTCGACGACGAAATAGCCGAGAAGGTCGCAAAGGAGACAGAAAGCGCTCTCCTGAAGACCGGCCTGTCTAGTGTGTCGTCCGACCTTGTCTCCGAATTGGTGAACAGTGTCATGGCCGACAACGGTCTTCCCATAAGACTCGCCGCCGGGAAGGGATACATAGTCGACAAGGATTTCGTCGAAGGGCTTATCAAGGAGAAGTCCGTAGAGAACAGCAACATCGTCGGCAACAACCCTGAAGCGGTGGCCTTTGACATTGCCAGCAACGTTTTCAAGCAATACGCCCTTGACAACGTTTTCTCGAAGGACATCGGGGAAGCTCATATGAGGGGAGCAATACACCTTCATGATTTAAACTTTGTCATACGTGGCTACTGTGGTTCCCACAGCATCGAATACATCAAGAAGTGGGGGCTGAAGGGTCTGGTAAACCTGAACACGGAAAGCAAGCCTGCCAAGACCGCATCGGTCCTGACCGGCCATCTGAACACGTTCCTGGCTTCCATGCAGGCTTACTACGCCGGAGCGCTGGGCCTGGGGTATCTTAACGTCCTCTATGCTCCGTTGATGACGGGAATGGACGACAAACAAATGCACCAGGTGGCTCAGGAACTTGTGTTCAACGGTTCTCAGAATGCGTTCAGCCGTGGTGGTCAATCACTGCATCCTTCCGAACCTATATGGATTAAAAAGGATGGTAGATATAAGAGTGTCCTTATTGGTGAGTTTATCGACGAATATCTTGCCAGAAGGGCAGAGGCTGTTGAGAAGCGAGACGAATACGAGCTGCTCCAAACAGGAGACGAGGGTATCGAAACAATAAGCTTCGACGGCCTAAGCGGAAAGGTACTGGACAAGACGGTTACTTTCCTTGCACGCATGCCTCATAAAGGCAAGATGTACCGTATTCACACGTCTAACGGAATTGTCAATGTTACAGGTGACCACTCGGTGTTCACTTTCCGGGGAAAGCAGGACATAGCTGATGTAAAAGCCAAGGACCTTAAGAGGGGCGATTTTGTAGTCATACCCCACAGAGTTCCCCTCAAGGAGGAGAAGACAACAGTAAATGTTGTCGATTACGTTCCTGAGAAATGGCTATCGGTTAGTGGCTTTGAAAATTTCCTGTCCAAGGTGTCAGCTAAGGGCACCCCGGCAAAGGTCCTCGAGGAAGTCGGAGCTACCCGCTTTATCTTGAAAGATGGAAAGAAGACAAACAAAGTAAGGATTTCCTTGGCTAAACATTTTGTTGATGTCAGGAATAGCGTTTTGTGTCTGAAGGGTGATAGCCAGTCGTTGTTGCCCGCAGAGATTCCTCTGACACGGGAGCTGGGCTATATAGCCGGTATGTTCTGCGCGGAGGGGTATAAAACTCTTAAGAAGGTTCTTATCAGCAATACTGATATAAAGCTTCTGGAGAAGGTACGGTCATGTCTGGATAAAATAGGGTACTCAGGATATTCCTATTACAACGGCATGATGCACGGAATGACGACGGACCATATAGAAATAGGCGGTGTTTTCGGGGCTTTCCTGCAATCTTCGTGTACATCCGGAAAGAAGACAAAAGTAGTTCCGGATTGGTTGTTCAACGCACCAATGGTTTGTCGTGAGGGGTTCCTTGATGGTTTCTTCGACGGTGAAGGCTCCAATAGGAAAGACTGCCCGGACGAATGGAGCGTCTCCAACACAAGCACACGGGTAGTGGCCGGTATAAGCTTGCTTTTACTGAACTACGGTAGAGAAACATATGTTTACGAAACCAAGCATGACAATGGCTGGTCTGACGTATATGAAGTCCGGGAAGCGCAGCGCAGAAAGGTCAATCCGTTTGACGAGTACACAACGGAAGAAGGGTTCCGCACATACAGCAAGCATCTGTCAAAGGATGTCAGGGATGCCGTGGAATGGCTCATAGAGTCAGACTTGTCGGTGTCTATCATCAAACGCATTGAGGAATACGATTATGATGGTCCTGTCTATGACATAAGCGTCCCAGGCACAGAGGCTTTCCTTGGTGGAACAGGGAATGTGTTTTTGCACAATACGCTTTTCATTGACTTCAATGTCCACAGCGGCGTCCCGTCGTATCTGAAGGATGTCCCCGCTATTGGACCTGGCGGAAAGTACATGGTTCAGGTCTTCCACTGCGGCGAACCCTTCATCAAGGAGCTCACCGAAGTCAAGGACGAGAAGACAGGCGACTGGGACCTCTACCTTGACTGGGGCAACGAACATCCTGTCCGCATGCTTCATGAACACGACGGAAAGCAGGTGTTCGAGAACGAAAACACCGAGCGCCATGTCATGCGCTACGGCGACTACGCCGAGGATACCGCCCGTTTCGCCGAGGCGTTGCTCGACGTCTGGAAGGAAGGCGACGCCAATGGCCATGTTTTCGAGTTCCCCAAGTGCGACTTCCATGTCTCCTCCGAGACATTCACGGACGCCCGCCAGTACCAGGTGTTCAGGAAGGCCTGCGAAGTGGCGAGTCACAATGGTTCGACCTACTTCGTGTTCGACCGCGATTCCGTGTCTTTGGCGAGTTGCTGCTTCACAGGAGACACCAGGATTCTTATTGGCGAGGACCGCGACCCGTCGCTTACATGTTTCCGCGACGCCTATGACAAGTACGGAATCCACAACAGGACAATCCGTGTATACGACAGGGGCTCGTGGAGGAAGGCGAAGGTAATCCGCCTTTCCGGCAAGAACCGCCGAATGCTGTCGGTGAATCTGGCCTGCGGTAAGCACGTCTGCGTCACCGCCGACCATGAGTTCCCGACAACGCGCGGAGTGCTCAAGGCCTACGAGCTTACCCCCGACGACGCAGTCCTGCTGTCCAGCAGCATGGCCGAAGGGCATCGCCGGTGCGAGGGAAAGGACAAGGCGCAGGTCTACGGAATCATAGCAGGCGCCTACCTGCTGTCCGGGCATTGCACCTCCACAGGCAAGACGATAGTCGTTGGAAACAGCCTTCCCGGCCTTGAAAACACGTTCTCGGAGACAATGAACAGCGCGCTTGAATCGGCAGGTTTCGACAAAGGCGTGTGCATGGTCGAGGAGGACGGCAACCGTCAAATGTGGGTCGTCACTAATCCTGAAATCCTCAACGGCGTTGAAAAATTGCTCAAGCGGACGGAGAACGGCGTATTCCTGTCCGATGCCATATATCGTGAGAGCCCGGCTGCCAGGGCCGCTGTCCTTATAGGACTCCTCGCGGCCTCCGCCGTCGAGTGCGAAGTGACTCCCGGCAGGATGGAGCTTCTTCTGGAGCAGATTGAGGCTATGGCCACGACCATCGGCGTAATCTGCAAAAAGCGAGTCGACGGGGATGACGTGTGCTTCTCCTTCGCCCCCGCAAGCATTGGGATGGAGGGCGAGACCATCGTCAAGGACGGTGAGAGCTATCTCAAGGTCCTGTCGGTAAAGGAAGTGCTGGAGCCCGAATGGGTCTACTGCTTCACTATGCTCGACACCAAGGACCCGTTCTTCACGCTGCCAAACGGTATCGTCACGCACAACTGTCGATTGAAAGTGCAGATAACTGATATGTCGCTGTTGCAACATCCTGAAAGACTGAGAACACTAGGCTTTCAGAATGTCACAATAAACATCCCTCAGTGCGCATACCGCGCCAAGCACAGGTACGACAGGGAAGGGGAAGGAAACATTGACAAGCTCAATGAATTCTTCCTTGCCGAAATCGACAGTATGATGGACATATGCAAGGCCGCCCATCTCCAGAAGAAGGCGTTCGTCGAGACGCTGATGCGTCCCGGAGCGCCCATGTGGCAGATGGCCAAACCGTCCAACGACGGCAATCCGTATCTCGACCTGAACACGGCCGTGTACATAATCGGCATGATTGGCCTCAACGACGCCGTCCACTATCTGACCGGAGAGGAGATGCACGAGTCCGACGCCGCCATGGACTACGCCCTCAACGTGATGACTCACATGTACCTGCGCTCCAAGGAATACACCAAGGAGACAGGCCTGACGTTCAAGCTCGAGGAAAGCCCGGCTGAATCGGCGGCTCGCCGTCTGGCGAAGGCCGACCTCGCCCTTTACAGGGAGGACGCGCTCAAGGTGTTCAAAGGCACCGAGGACGCCGCCTACTATACGAATTCCATACATCTGTCGGCCGACGCGCCGGTGGACATAGTGGAGCGTATCAGGAAGCAGTCGATGTTCCATAGCATCATCGAGAGCGGGGCGATTATTCATGTCTTCCTGGGCGAGTCCCGCCCCACGTCCGGAGCCATAGAGGAGCTTATACGCAATGTGTTCCTGCGTACCCAGTGCGCCCAGCTTGTCTTCAGCCCGGAGTTCACCTACTGCAACGAGTGCGGAAGGGAACAGGCCGGATTGAAGGACACATGCGATCAATGTGGTTCTTCTAACGTAATAGGTATAACACGCGTTGTAGGTTACTACTCTGTCGTGCAGAATTGGAACAAGAGCAAGCGTTATGGCGAGCTCAAGGCACGCCAGCGCGGCAACTACAACGTGGAGGAGGCGAAATGATAAAGGCTGTCGTTTTCGGCAAGGGGCACGGCTGCTCCAAGTGCGACGCCCTAAAGCGCCGTCTCCATGTGTTTCTTTCACAGGACAAGTACAAGGACATACAGCTTGTCTTTAACGACGTCCTGACAGAGGCCGGCCTTAGGGAGTTCCTGAAGGCCGAGGTCCTGAACCCAAACCGGATACCAGCCCTTCTGATGGCCGACGACAACGGCTATATGACGGACACCCGGTGCATAGACGACTACGCGATGTCTGCCACGCCGGGAATTCTCGGTGTACAGACCGACTACAACAAGGGGGGCGGAATCCTGCCTCCTCCCGTGATTCAAGAATTGCTCGACACTGCGTTGGGCTAGTCTGGCCAAGGCCCGGGGGAGACCCCGGGCCGTAAAGCAAAAGGAGGAATAAAATGTTTGGTTTTGTTCTAGTATTGGCGATTTTCTGCTCGGCCATGGGGTCGGTATATCGGAAGCCGAAATGACACAAGAGGAATACAACAGTTTGCAGCCTAATGCACGCGTCAGGCTCGACGTGGACCTGGTGATGCTTCCCGGAAAAGTCGTACCGTCCAGGCACTACGGAACCCCCGGATTCTGCTGGTGGGTAGTGGTTGTCAAGGAAGGGCGCGGGGAGTACCATTACATGCCCGCAGGCGTCGAGACATTTCTGCGCGATGTTGAACTGTTCAGGGAACCGGAGGACTAATGAAGACTTTCAGAGCGTTGTGCATGTCGATGACCGCTTTGTGGTTCATCGTAGGTTTCGGGGAGCTGATGGAGCATCTGCGTTCGGTCACGGACGCCGAGGCCGGGTCCGACGCCATGCGCGCGCTGGACATGCTGGACAGCATAGGCCTGGCCTTCCTGTCGGTCCTGTTCGTGGCCTCCCTGGCGTATCTTTTCAGTTGTGTTGAGAACTCTGTAAAAAAAGGGAAAAATGGAAGAGCTTGATATTCTACGTAACGCAATCTCCGCGCTGGACGACATAGCCCGTACGCCGGAGATACCGTTTTCCGCGTATTTCACCCATCTGAAGCGGGACCTTGCCTCCCACTTCTGGAGCGAGTACATGACGCGGAGATGTGTGAAGAAGGTGATGGCCCCTGCCGAGCTCACATCGCTGGTATCCACGGAGGACCCGCGCTATGCCGAACTGTCGGCTATTGTCGACCAGATTCTGGCAGGGTACACCCCGGCGGCATACGCCACGGGTTCGCGTCCCCTTATCGGCGGCATACAGGTCTGGGAGCCCGATTCCCTGACGGAGGAAAACCTTAAGGTCATGGACTCCTATCTGGAGGATTTGCTGAAATGAAGAGGCTTCTGAGAAAACTCCGCGAATGGCTGGCGAAGATTCTCGCGCCCTGGGGCGAGGGGGTCAGCACCGGCAAGGGGATCAAGACCTTCATGGTTGAAGTCGACTGCGGAGGAAACGATGGAAAGGAAAACGCCGGAGAAGCTGGGGTTCGCCCAGGGGACTGACGGACGCTGGACCAGGAGACGCGGCACGATGACCACCGAGCTGTCGTTCACGCCAGACGGAGTAAAGGTCAAGGTGACCGTCCCTTTGAGGGCCCTCGTGGGTTCCGTGTGCGAAGTCAAGGTGCTCGCGCCGGATATTGAGGAAGGGATCGCTGCAGTGCAGGTCGAGCTTGGTTTGCTGGCCTCCAGGCTCGAGGACGAGTTAAGGACGGCCAGGGGAGTATTGCGGAATGACATAAACATGGAGGCAATAGATGTGGTTGACCGTAAAGCAAGTGCTGGCGAAGGTGACACTGTCGGCATCGGCGGCCCGACGTCGACTTGAGAAGTTCGCCACCAATGAAAGAAGGACGACCGGGATGTACGCCGAGAAGGAATACGACATCCCCGACGTATGCCTGGACGATTTGTTCAACCCCCAGCTAGTGATTAAGCCGGAGGGTACGATGACCGTGTTGCAGTTGGCTGACAAGTTCAGTCTTTCGCTCCCGACGATACGCCGTCGTCTGGAGGGCGCCGGAATAAAGCCCGTCGCCAGGATACGCAATGGCAGGCAGAGCGTGTATGTCCTTACGGAGGAGGTGAGGTTGGCCATAGGCAACCCGCCGCCGGAAAAGCCTAGAAAGAAGTACGAGTCGCCTCCGGTCATGGACGAGGAGGAGACGGAGCTGGTGCGCGAGGAGCGCATCAAGAAGACATGGGTCGGACGGCAGGGCTATTTCCTTGTCGAAGGACGCAGGCTTGTCACGGGCACGATAACCCATGTGTCCATGATGGGATGCTACATAGGCAAGCAGCTTGGCACTATGGAGTCCCTGCATTTGATTAAATGACCGCTTCTAAAAGAAGGGTCAAAATGCGTAATAATTAGGTGTGGAGGAACAATAGCCTCCACAATCGATCGATTCTTAACTGTTAAAAAAGGAGGCCCCTGATGAAGGAATTTTTGGAGAACCTGTTCACGAAGCTGAACTACCCGTACGAGGTAGTCTCGGTGCGTGACCCGGCGATACTGGAAAGATTGACTGACTCCGCCTTGCGCGGAACCGGCGATTGGTACAAGGTGTTGGTCGATACCAACAACACAATCGTCCACCTGTACATCGCTTTCACTGATGATGTGAACGGGCAGGGAGACGGTGTCTGCATCGTCACCGAAAACATGTATGGAGAAGGTTCGTTCATCCAGCTCTCGAAGGAAGGAGTCGAGAAGTGGCTGAAGGATTTTGTGGAGAAGCTGGACGTCCTCTACGAAAAATACTTCAACGACGAAGAATTCGCCGAGACTTTCGAGCCGACCGGGGAGGATAAGTCCCGCGACGAAGAGCAGGCCGTTCCCGCCCCCGAGGAACCGGAGGAGGTCACGGATTCGGAGGCGGACTCCGACGACGATGATGATGAAGATGACGATGATGACGACGAGTCATATGAGGACGAAGACGACGAATCAGACGAAGACGACGAGTCTGACGACGACTCCGACGATGAGGAGGACGACGAAGACGATGACGAAGACGACGAGTCTCTTCCAGAGGAAGACGAAGACGACGAGGAAGAGTCGCCGAATCCGCCAAAAGCGGAAGAACCCCGTGCCAAGGTAACCACTCCGAAAGCCGGCGCTCCAGCTCCATTCTCCGTCGACGTCCCGCCGACGGTTGTCCCGTTCTCCGTCGACGCCCAGCCTCCAAAGGCTTCGGCGCCGCTCGGCAATGCCGGCCCTTCCACATCGAAGATGCCGGTCGTCCCGTCCCCTGACCCTCGCGTAGCATTCATCCACGGTTTGAAGAAAGCAATCGTGGATATCGGCTTCCCCGGATACAACAAATACAACTGGGCGTCAACCGACACCGACGGAATCATTGAGTTCTCCCCGATTCCGCCGGCCACCATCTGTGAGACTCCGCGAATCGGCCTGACGTTGTATTTCAACAACGGCAAGTGGTCCGCCAATCTCGCCGTCGGCGGCGACCACTACAAGTCCACCGGTCCCACGCTCGCCAATGTGCGCGAGGACTATTGTTCCCTGTTATAACCAAATGTCTAGTCCCAGAAGCAAAAGTAGGTCCGGCCGCCTAACGAATGCGATGGGTTTGTTGCAACAAAAAAAGAAAAGGAAAAAGAAAATGCTGGAAAAAATTCATCCCGCAGTGAACGTCGACGATTTCAAGGCTCCCGCCCAGGGCGCCGTCCTCAACCCGTTCGCCCAGGTCGGCGCGACGTTGAAGGAATTGGTCAAGCCGGTCAACCCGGCCTTGTTCAAGATGGACGAAGAGGGTAACCTCAGCGTCGCGCTCGGAAACAAGGCCGTCCGCTACGACGCCACGGCCGGCACGGCTGTCGACGTCACCGGCACTGTCCTCTCCATCCCCGGCAACGCCATCCTGGCCATCCCCGGCACCAAGCTGGAACCCGGCGACCTCTTCGTGAACAACGAAGTGGTCTTCCAGGCCATCGAAGACGACGGCAAGACCGTCAAGGCGTACAACTTCGCCGAGTCGAAGATTGAAACGCTGTGCCCGACGGTCCTCGCCATCTGCCCCGACCTCCGCGACATCCAGAAGGTCATCTTCGTCTACAAGGAAATCTTTGACGACGCCCTCGAAGGCATCATCATGGGTTCCCTGATGTCCGGCAAGGCCATCGACTTCCAGGCGCTGCTCCAGGGCCGCCTCGTGAAGTCCGCCAAGTTCGGCGGCGGCAGCGACATCAGCAAGTTCGCCCTCTTCAGCATGCTGGGCCAGCAGGGCGGCGCCGACGGCGCGAACATGCTGCCCATGTTGCTCCTGCTCGGCAAGGACAAGGCCAAGGACGATGACATGAAGACCCTCATGCTCATCAGCACGCTCGGCCAGCAGGGCGGCAACACCAACATGCAGTCCTTGCTCCCGTTGCTCTTCCTGGGCGGCGAAGGCAAGAAAGGCAGCCTGTTGCCCCTGGTCATGTGCATGGGAATGTTCGGCCAGCAGGCGGGCGACGCCACGGCGAACCCGCTTCAGGCCATTCTCCCGCTGGCTCTCCTCCGCAAGGGCAAGACTGAAGGCGGCGTCGCCGGCGGTCTTGGCGGCCTGACGAAGGACCCGCTCCTGCTCATGGCCATGATGGGTGGCTTCGGCGGCGCCCAGACCGGCAACAACATGCTCCCCATGCTGCTGCTCCTGAAAGGCGGCCTCCTCGGTGAGGAAACTGCTCCGGCAGCTCCTGCCGAACCGACTGCCCCTGCCGCTCCCCAGGCCTAACCTGAGAAAGTAAGCCGTTGGGCCCCCGTGTACGATCTGCTGCGTCGTACACGGGGGCCCTTTTCTTTTTTAACATTAGCTCACAGAGGAACAAGACAAATGCCAAATACAAAACTCTTCTTCGTACCCGAACTGTCCGCCAAGTACCACAAGCCTGTCTCCACCATTCTCCGTCTTTTCAACTTCGAGGCTCCCGACACCCCGGAAGGCAAGTACAAGCTGACGACTTCCCGTGTGCACCGGCTTTGCGTCAAGGCGCCCTTCACCACTCCCCGTCTCAAGGGCATCGTGTCGGAGGACGGGAAGCTGTGGCTTTCGCCGCGCGTGCTGCTGGACATCACAATGGGCAAGATGTTTATCGACGCCATGGAAAATTGTCTCAAGAGCAACGACTTCGTACGCGGCCTTGCCTATGTCGGACGCGACACAGTGTTCGTATACCGTATCGACGACATAAACCTACTGGCCGGACGCATCGCCGTCTGGCAATACTTCCATCGACCGGTAAAGAGCATGGAGGTGTTCGGTGGCGCAGTCCCGGAAGGAATGCCGGACATGGTCCGTGAATATCACAGACGCCTGGAACTCCTCGTGGCGGAATACCGACGTGAGTTCGAACTGGGTCTCGGTTACGAACATGCGGAAATACAGGTTGTCGATTCCACGGGAAAAAAGCCGGAGGAAATCCCGGAGCCGAAGGAAGCGCCTGAGGGAGATACCGGTGAACAGCCCGAGGGCAACGTCCGCATCAACAGAATCGACATTCGTACGGAGACCGGTGAAATCCGTATTGACCAGCCCCAAGGCGAGACCAAAGCAGCGGGCTGTCCGTGCGAGAACGAGTGCCCGAACAAGAAGGACAAAAGTACTGACGCCCCCGAGGAGGACGGGACCGAAGAGGTCGTCGAAATCGTAATCAAGGCACGCATCTCCAAGACCATCATGGGACTGCTCAAGTCCGTCTCGTCGCTGCTGCCGGAATAAAAAAAAGGAAAAGACAAATGAACACAAAAACAGAATCGCTGACGGTACGCCAGTTTTGCGACCTGACCGGATACAAGCCGGCTGCGGTGGTCGCGTGTCTCTCCAGCAGCGGTGTCCCGGACGGAGCCGAACGCTGGCTGCTGACGCCCCATTTGAAGAACAAGTTCAAGAACCCAGGGTTCACTCCGTCCGCACAGGACATCAAGATCGTAACCAACGAAGCTGTCAACGGAAACGACAGCATGGTTCTTATCTCATCGTCCAGCCTGCGCGACCTCTGCGAAGGGTTGTTCACAACGGAAGGCATTTATTGGACAATGGGTCGTGGCAACTTCGTGAAGCATGTATTCAACAACGTCGCGTATTGGGAAGTGAGAGCCACCCCGGAGAAGCTGCTGAGCCTGGGGGCCTGGCTTCGCTGGTGTGCTAGCAACACAAGAATCTCCACGCGCCGTTTCACGCTCTCTTCCGAAATCAAGGCGGCGCTGTCGCAGAAGCTCGCCCTGAACATCGCCCACGCCATCCAGGGTACGTTCGCCGATGTCGAGGGAGCCTCCGACGCGCTTCGCTTCTGCGGTCGCATCATGCAGGACAAGCTGTCCCGGATGTCCGGTGTGAAACGCCAAGACAAGGGGGAGGAAGTCCTCGGCGCGCTCGACAGCATACGCAAGAACCGGCTCGCGAAGGAAAAGCAGCTTGAACTCGACCTTCCCGAACCCGAAGCCCCTCCGGCGCCCAAGGACCGCCATGTCCTGACAGTCTCCGAAGGCGACGGCAATAATGACAAGATTGAGCTGTCCCTGAAAGTCAGCGGCGACTCCATCAAGGAAGTCCTGGCACGTTTCCACGAATTCATCCAGCACTTCGGCACATGCTGATTAACGCGCTTCTTATCATCATAATGGTCCTGTCTCTCCTGTCGCTGGCAAGACAGATAGGGCGCAAAGTCCGCCCGCTCGTTAAAGCCCATGTCTATGAGGACAACGAGCGGCGGGAGGAGGAACAAGAATGTTCGGAATCACCTGGGAAGGCGTCCTTAAGACCGCCGGAGTAATAATAGTCCTGTTCCTGTTGGCCGCCTTCATGGTGTTTATGCTCCTAGGGGATGTAATCAGCCTGTTCACTTCGAAGACCAGGCTTTTCATCGCCGACAAGGAGAGGAGCCTGTTGTACGGCCATTACTACATTCACCTTGTTCCGGCCGGGAAGGGGATGGACTACTACCTTCACGACACGGAATGCGAAACATGTCTCGAGGAGGCGAGAAATGGAAGACAATCCAGTGGCGTCAGCCATATACCAGGGTCGAGCGTTGCGCCAGATGCAGGCGGCGGCGCGGTACGCAAGTAAGGGCGACGTGTTCGCCGCCATGCGTTCCGTGATTCTGGCCGACCGCAACATGCGCAAGGCGCAGCGTCCGCCCAAAAGAAGAAAGCCGGTGAACGCCGGTTCAATAATCAGCACGTCGGTAAAATCCGCTGTCAGACGTGTTGTGTTGAGAAGTCTTGAGGACAGCGGGAATCCACAAAACAAGGAGTAAGAAAGTGGAAATCATCGCACGTTTGTTGTTGGATGCGTCTTCGGCGCTCCTGATCGCGTTCAGCGTCCTGCTGGCTGGTCTGTTCCTCTCTGTCGTTGTCCTGTTCCTGTTGCCGACGTCCGGCAGCAAGAAGGACCTGGGCGGTATTCTGCTTCGGCTGTTCAGCATCACGGCTTTGCTCAAGATGATCGGCGTCAGCGCCGCCAGGGCCGTTGTCGTGACAATCATCGTAACCGCGCTCTTCGTCTGCGCCTTCACATGGGCTGGCAAGAGGTGCCTTGACATCGTCGTCACCGAAAGGGGCGCCATCCAGCAGGTGCAGCCACCCGCCGCGCCCGTCCTGCCTGGCACCACGTCGGAGGCTTCGCTGTGAAGTACTACCGCGACGGGCTGAACTTCCACCCCATGCCCGACGACGCCGACGTCCTGGATTCGCTTCCCGGAGGATACTACCGGCCTGTATTCGACAAGATGTCCGGCTGGAGAATCTGCATGACCGGCGGAATCCAGGACGTCGTGCCCTTGTTCGGCCCCATGGCCGGCAAGGTGGACAAGGTGATAAAGGCGTTCAAGCGGCGCCCGGGGAACACCGGCGTGCTCCTGTCGGGGGAGAAGGGTCTTGGAAAGAGCCTTTTCCTCCGGCATGTGGCGGCCCGGCTTGTCTCGGAAGGAATGCCGGTGATAATGGTGACGCAGAACATCCCAGGTATTGTCGACTTCCTCGGGCAGATTACGCAGCCTGTCGTAATCCTGCTTGACGAGTTCGACAAGAACTTCCTCGACCGCTCTCGCGACAGCGACTCCGACGACCCCAAGGACGAGCAGAACAAGTTTCTGCTAATCCTGGACGGGATTCTTGGCGTCAAGCGTCTTATCCTCGCGACATGCAACGAGCTCGACAGCGTCAGCTCCTACTTCATAAACCGGCCCGGGCGCTTCCATTACCATTTCCGATTCGAGTGCCCGGACGGAAAGACGGCCGTAGAATACATGCGCTGGCTAGGGACAGATCCTTCAATTGACCTGTCAAAGCTTGAACACTTGTGCGACATCCGTGAAATCAACTACGACTGCCTTCGGGCCGTCGCGGAGGAGCTCGCCAATGGCGAGAGCATGGAGGACACTCTGAACGACCTCAACATCGACCTGGACGAGTGCGGCCATTGTACGCTGATTGCGAATGTGGTCACCAGGAAAGGGGTGCACTACACCTGCCAGGTGGACTGGAACGACATGCAGCTAGACGACGATGACCCGTACATCGAGGTGCATCTGGCCGACGCCAGGACGAAGGACGCCCCTCCGAAGCTATGGACAAGGGTCACGCGCGACATCATACATCCATCCGGCAAGCTTGGCGTGTACAATGTCGACGTGAAGGAGATGGTATCCGACCGCAACGAGGGCGCCGTGCCAATCAAGGAGTTCACCATCACCATAAGGAAAGCACACCGCAGGGCGATGTTCCCTGTGCTAACCCAAGACTTGGTATAAAATGAGCGACAACGAACGCCCCACGGGAAGCGAGACGTCCGAAGCACGAGACGCCACGCCATCGTGGAGGCATACATTCGCGGGGCTGCGGGACTTTTTCCAGACCTACAGTCACCAGGATCATACGGAAGCGCCCGAGACGGCATCTGCCACGCGTACGCCAAGCCCGTCTTTTGCCGAGTGGCTCGAGACGGCCAGAGGGGCTCCCACTTCCGACGCCTCGAGCCCATCCCCGCAAAGCGACGACAGGATGCATGGTGTTTCCCAATATCCGCGTGCAATCGGCAGCTCGGTCCACGGGAATTTCGCGGGCGACGTCCGTGTCAACCCGCCTGGGGCTGCCTGGGCTGGAATAAGTACGGACCACGGCGGTACACTGGGCGATTATTTCGATGAACTGCGACGTTCAACGCTGGAGGCCAGGCGCCGGAACATGCACGCCAACTGGGCCGGGTACGACTTCGACGGTGACGTGTTCGCATACAGCGAGGCGGCACGTCCGTCGACCCCGTCCGATGAAGTCATACAACGAAGGTTTCGAGACCTCCGCTACTGGGGGATAGTCGTGTACGCGATATTCGAGCCGGAGCTCGAGGATGCGCTCAGACGCTATGTAACCACTGGCGGGCATACCTCCTTCGTCAAGCTCTACAAGAACTTGATGAAGAATGGGGAACTGTCCGGAGTCCTGTTCTACGACCACTGTCGCAGGGCGAAACTGCTGACGAAATCGGCCATGTACAGTTTCCTAGGCCGGGCCGATTCCGTCGTTAATTGTCTACGGGCCATGGAAACAGCTTGATTTTTTAGACAACTGGACAAAACAAAAAGGAAGACAAAAATGAATTGTGAAAAAGTTGTGAACGAAATTGTATCCTGGATTAAGAACTATTGGAAAAACAACGGCATGGAGAACGCCGTCATCGGCATGTCCGGTGGAAAGGACTCCACGGTGGCGGCCGCCCTGCTCATCAAGGCGCTTGGCGTCGACCACGTCTTCGGCCTGAGCATGCCCGACTCCGACGAGCGCGTGCTTCCGGCCGCCAGCGATACCATGACGGCCGTCCGGGCGGTTGGCATGTACCAGTTTGAGGTGTTCCCGCTGGGCGGCGTCAAGACGCTCATGCGGGGCACCTTCGTCGACTGCACCCTCCAGACGCCAAGCCATCAGGCCGACCTGAACATCATGCCCCGCCTGCGCATGGCGGCCCTGTATCAATATTCACAGACGATCGGCAAGTCGCTGGTGGCCTGCAACGCCAACCTGTCCGAAATCATCGCCGGATATGGCACGCTGTTCGGGGACACCGCCGGCGACTTCGCCCTTCTCGCCAACCTTCTTGTCAACGAGGTCGTCGAAATAGGCGAGTACCTCGGGATACCGGCCGACATCGTCAGACGCCCTCCGGCCGACGGGCTTACCGGAAGGACGGACGAGGAGGTCCTCGGTTTCAGATACGACGACGTGGCCTCCCTATATTGGCGTATCGCCAAGGAGTTCGATTGCGAATATCCCTGCGACGTCATGTTCACGCTTTCCGTAATCAAGTCCGGCCTTCCGGACGAAGAGGAGGAGAAGCCTTATGTGGACTTCCGCAACTCCCTGCCGGAAAACGAGAAGAAGGTCCTGGCGGCGTACGCCCGCAACGAGTTCAAGCGCAACATGCTGTTCATTCCCGGACCGGAATTCCTTCTTGCGGATCTGGAGGGCTGACACATGATTATCAACTCATTGCTTAGAAACGACTTATACAAATTCTCCATGTTCGACGTAGTGGACCGCTACTACTCCGACATGGAGGTTGAGATAACCTTCAAGTGCCGGAGCGACGCCAAGATTGGCTATCTTCTCCCTTATGTGGCTGAGGAAGCCGACCGGCTTTGCCAGCTTCGCTTCACGCCGGAGGAAATGCTGTACATCAAGAACACTCTTCGCTGGCTGTCCCCGAGCTGCATCAGTTTCCTATGCCGTCTGCAGCTCAACCGCGAGCAACTGCATATCAGCGTCGACCCGGACGGCCAGCTAGTCATCAAGGCGATTGGCCCATGGAGAGACGTAATCTGGTTTGAAGTCCCGGTACTCGCCATCGTCGAGGAACTGTACATGGAATACCAGTTGCACGAGCTCAAGAAGTCCATAGGAGCAGACGCCTTCCACCAGAGACTCCAGCAGGAGCGCGACAACCTCGACAGGAAAATCGACGCCCTCAACGCAATCAACGACGAGTTCCCGTTCCGCCTGTCGGAGTTCGGCCTCCGCCGCCGTCGTTCCGCCGAATGGCAGGACTACGTTGTCGGCCGCATGAAGGAACGCGCCAGATTCTTCGCCGGGACCTCGGACGTCTACCTGGCCATGAAACATGGGGTCAAGCCTTCCGGCACGATGGCGCACGAAATCTACATGGGCGTGCAGGGCGACGACAACACGTCGCTCCGCAATGTCCAGCGAAAGACGTGGGACCTCTGGATGAAGACGTTCCACGGCGACAACGGCATCATGCTCACCGACATCTTCGGAGCCAATGCCTGCTTCCGCGACATGGACTGGCTGGTCGCCCACTCGTTCACGGGTTTCCGCCATGACAGCGGCGACCCGATTGCATGGGGCGACAAGCTGATCGCCCGTTTGACCGAACTGGGCATAGACCCCAAGGAGAAGGTCGGCGTCTGGAGCGACTGCCTCGACGTCGACGCAATCCGTGAAATCGCCATGCACTTCTCCGGCCGCATCAAGGTCTCATTCGGTGTGGGCACGAACCTGGTCAACATGTTCCCCGGCGTCAAGCCGCTGAGCATCGTCATGAAGATGACGAAGGCCAACGGACGGGCCGTTCTGAAACTGTCCGACGACGAAGGGAAGGGCATGTGCCCAGACCCGACCTTGGTTGAGTACGCCAAGAGCCTTTTCGACTTCCAACCTGTCAAATAAAGGAGAAACATTTATGAAAAGCTTTTCACAATGCCTCAACGCCGACGAGGCCGAGGCCTTCCGCCGTTCCAACTCACCGGTCGTCCTTGTCAAGGACTGCGCGGTAGTCGGCCAGTCCCTGTCGGGGCAGCTTATTCGTGATGAAAAGGACGGGGCGGTGACGCTGTCCTGCGTCCTCATGAACGACGAGAACACCACAATCCCGATTGATGACGCGTTCACGTCGTTTAACGACGCCGAGAGCTACATCGAGGAAACTCTCTCCGAACAGCACGCCCACGACATCCTCGTCATCATCGACGCCCAGATTGGCTTCATCACGGGGAGTCTTGCGAACAAGACGGCCCAGGAGAAAATCGGGCAGTACCCGCATCTCATCCGCTGCTTCTCCAAGTCGCTCATCGTGGCAACCCAGGATACGCACGGCGAGAACTATCTTGAGACGCTCGAAGGCAAAAAGCTCCCGGTTCCGCACTGCATGTACAAGACGCGCGACTGGGAACTAGAGCCCGGCGTGGTGAAGGCCCTGGCCGCCGTCGGCAACCACGCGTGGGGTGTCAACAAGCCCACCTTCGGCCATGTCGGATGGGCCGAGACCTTCAACGTGGCGAAGTCCGTCTCGGGCTGCCCGGCGGACGGCGACATCTACGTGGCCGGTTTCTGCACTGACATCTGCGTAATCAGCAACTTGCTGATTTTGCGCGCATTGTACCCCGACCGCCGCATTGTGTGCCTCGGCGCCTACTGCGCCGGCACTTCCAAGAAGGCCCACGACGCCGCCGTCTTTGTCATGACCTCCAGCCAGATTGAAGTGGCATGATGGAATGGGAGCGGCACAGCCCGCTGTGCGTCCTCGTGCGCAAGGGCCATCAGGTCTTCGCGTACGAGGACAAGGATAAGCTCCCGAAGACCTACGGGAGCGAGAGTTTCAAGTGCAGCGTGAACACCGGATTCCAGGACCTCAGCCCGGCGGCCTATGTCGTCGGGCAGGCGAGGGACAAGAACTGGCTTGCGCTTGTATTCACGGGCAGGCAGCTTGTGCTCTACGACCGTCGTTGCGAGAGATACCTAGGTAGGTACACCGACCCGTTCGGCGGTTTCCCCTGGTATCCGAAAAAAGCCATAGACGAGTGGGGCATAGGCTACGCCCTGGATTACTTCCGAAACATAGGCGGACGTCTTTTCGAGGAATACCAGGATGCCTTCATACCGGCGCCGTACGTCTGGACGTTCACGTCCAAATGGACGAGCGCGATTGTGAGGGCAATCAAGCTCATTCCCGAGGAAAAGGTGGAGCGTCTATCCTGGAAGGAAGACCTGGTCACCATACGCATGTCCAGCCCAGGGCAGCGTCTGCTCAATAAACTGGCCGAGATAGATGAAGGCTCGACATGGAGGGACGATGTCCGCGTGGATAGACGGTGTTGGTAATCCCTACAGGATTTACCACAGCTCGGAGGAGGAGACCGGGCCTTCGGGCCCGGCCCCTTCTCCTGATTTAGCAGGTAGAAACATGGAAAAGGAATTCACAGACAATTTCGTGATGGCCGTAGAGAGCCTTACTAGCGACTTCCTCATGACCTACTGGGGCTCGAGGGATAGCTGGGAGTTCACGCCTCCCCTGAAAATGGCCAGCGTGGAACGTCTAAACATGTTGCAACTTGACATAAAGGACGACCTTAGATGGGTAAGGGACAGGATTGAGGACGGGGCCGTGTTCTTCGTTATGAGCCAGGGGTCTGACGGGAGATGGTCCGTCTCGCGTTCCGTTCCCATCAAGGACCTGCTCGATCTTCATAGCATCATGATTGACACAGGTTTGTTTCCAAAGGAGGGCAAATGGACGAGCATAGCGATACTCTCGTGAAAACTCTCGAGGAGATGAAGAGTGAACGCTGCGTGACCATGTTGTGCGAGGCGCTCGAGGACGACCCGGAGGACTACAACTACGGAGATGGCTGTAAAGTCGTAATCCGATATGTGGAAAACGCGTTTGATCTTATTCGCAGATGCTGCAAGTCCGACACGAGGTGGCTTCTCGGCTATGTGCGCGTAGGATGCGCTTTCTCCGTGTTCGTCCTGTACGGGACGGGCACCGTGTCGCTTGTCCGCGTCTTGGGGCCGCAGCAAATGCGGAAACTTAAGGCCTGGCTTCACTTGGGCCTGACAGAGGAGGAAAACCATGCCACTTGACGGAAAATTCATGGACATCCTCGAGAGTCTTACACCCGAGGAATGTCGTCAACTGAGAAGCGCGCTGGGAGAGAGCTACGGTCCACCCCACGCAACAAGATTCGTGCACGCCGAAAGGCTGCTTCCATGTCTGGAAAACAGGAAGACCATAAGGTGGTGTCTCGATCGTGTGCGCGGAGGGTACGAGTTCTTCCAGATGGCGCTGCCCACCAAGGATGACCCGCACTACTATGTCCACCGTTCCTTCCACCACACCCTGAGGGAGCCGTTGCTCAAATGGCTTCTTGGTCATAACAAGATTACCCAGGAGGAATACAAGAGATGGTTGATCTGAGAGACCAGGTGGAGATAATGATGGGGCGCGACGAGGACGACCTTCCGGTCTCCTCCAAACTCGTCAGAGAGCTGGAGGAGCTGTCATCGGCGGATTTGCACAAGATGTTCTACGCGCTCACAGGACACGGATACGAGGGTAGGCTTTTCGTCCGTCATATAGAGCATATCGGCGACATCCTTCCGAGATGCGAAAGGGAGTCGATAGAATGGATTATGAGGAAGATACATCTCAACATCCAGATGGTGTTGTTCCGTTTCCACTTTGACGTACAGCTCGAGGCCGTCCGCGTTGTGCTGACGGACGACCTCGATAAACTCGATGACGCCTTGCACAAACTAAGAAGAGGAGAACTTGAATGAGCAACATACTCTACGACGATGTTGTCAAGACCAGGGCTCTCCTTGAAAGGCTATACCGGATCAAGGACGACCCGAGGGTGATCAGCATCCTGAAAGGCTGCATGCACCTCGACCCTGCGTCCGAGGTGCATCTTCTATCGCTTGTCGACCGACCGGAACTCGTCTATGGCGAAATCCGGAGGCTCAAGGCCACCGACGCGGACGCCCGCGAAACACTTAACTGGCTTGTAAGAAGCTACTGCCAGCAGATGTGCGTGGACAGACGCGGAGGACGAGGGACGGAATTCCTTATAGCCGAGAAAAACGGCGGGGACCGTTTCTGCATTCACAGCGACTGGGGTCTCAGCGCAACGGCGCTATGGGACGCCTGCCGGAACTCGTTGCCCGACGTTACAGAAGGGCTGAGGAGATAGGATGAAGGAAATTTTCGAGATAGAGGAAATCCCTGTCGAGGACGAACAGGACGTGACCTATATGGAGGAGATATGCAGGCAGCCGGGAGACTGGCATAGCGGGTTTGTCAGAAGTGTGTACACGCACACGTTTGACAACTTCGACAGCCTTGAATTGACCCCTCCCCTGAGGATAGCGAGCGTCGAAGGCGTATCCGCTTTCCTCGCGGAGGGGTTCCCAGGACCGAGGTACGACCTTTACTACCTGCTTGACAGAATCCGCCGTGGCTACCGCTACTTCATAGCGTACTCGCGTTCAATGCCTTATGACAGGTATATCGCAGTTCCATGGAAAGGCGTGCACCCCTTCAACGTGTACAACTTCGTCCGTATTTACCTTGAAACAAAAGCAGACACGGCCGGCGAGAGCCATCCGTGCTAGGAACATTGGAGGGCAATCCAAATTGGAAAGAACATGGACATTCAGGTCTCCCGATCCGGGTAGCACCATTGCCCGAATCAACGAGAAAGTAGACTTCATCTCAGGACTGGGCGACGACCTGAACGAGAAGCTGGCGCAGGACGTCAACAACCACCAGATATTCAGTGGAGGGAGTGAGAAGGGCCCCAGAAGGTTCGTCTCCGTCTATACGCGGTCTCTCGAAAGGATGATCGCCCATATAATGACGTACCCTTCATGCCCCGACAAGCATCATACTATTCTGTGGATTCTCCGCAGGGTAAGGGACATAGTCGAGGCCAGAAAGTGCGACGGGTTAATCTACGAGCTTGAGCCGGAGAAAAACGGACGGCAGATTCCTGTCATATGGGGTTTCTCTCCCTCGTCCGACATTGCGGACGCGTTTTCACGCTCCATTGAACGTGTGACCGGAACACGGGGAGGATCGTGATGAGCAATCCGCCTCCCTTAAGAAACATGCGACAACTCGAGCTGGAGGAGGAGATGCACCGGCTGGTGCGTGCCCTTCCAAAGCGGGTTGTCAAACGCGCGATATTCGACATTCTTGGAGTTGCCGCCTTCGGGGGTTCCATCAACAATTGCCGGATACTTGATATGACCAGGAGGGAAGACGCCGTGTGGCTGATACACAAGTTCAGCGGCATGAGCAGGGCGAACAGGAGATGGAGCATACAGATGCTTCTGTACACGATGCGAAAGGGCGTGTGGCTGTTCCTCACCCAGGGGCTCGGAGGCCAGGAGCATATCTACCACGGACAGGCTACAATGGACAGCAAGACGCTAAGGTCGTTTTGCTCGCTTCTAAGACAGAAACTTAAAGAACAGGAGGCATAAATGAGCGAAAGAAAACTATGCTACAAAGTCTTGATTGACGAAATAACCCCGATTCCCGAATCGGACAACCTTGAGCTGGCGCGAATAACCGGCTGGCGATGCGTTGTGCAGAAGGGAGAGTTCAAGGTCGGCGACACTGCCTTGTACTTTGAAATCGACAGCGCGCTTAACCCGCACGACGACCGGTTCGCCTTCCTGAAGGAGCGTTGCTACAAGAAGTTCCTGGACGCCTCGAAGAACCTGTTCGACGAGTGCATCCGCATACGTACCATCAAGCTGCGCGGCCAGTTGTCGCAAGGCCTGCTGATTCCGGTCAAGGACTTCTGCGAAGTGCGCAACAAGAAAATCGGCGAAAGCTGCGCCGACGTCCTCTGCGTCCGCCACTACGACGAAGTGGCGGAACGCGCCGTCCGCGAGACAACGCCGTTCATCGCCCCCAACCAGAAGGGACTGTTCCCTGCCTGGGCGGGTCCGAAGACTGACGAAGAGCGTGTGCAGAACCTTACGGACCAGGACCTTGACGAACACTGGGACGACGAGCTGGAAGTCACGGAGAAGATTGACGGCACCTCGATGACCGTCGCCTACTCCGCCGTCAACCGCCCCGACGACCCGGTTGCCGTCTGCAGCCGCAACTTCGAGCTGAAGGACATGCCGAGCGCCTACTGGGACATGGTGCATGAGCTGAACCTCGACGTCAAGTTGAAGGAGTGGTGCGAGACGCACGGAACCGAAATAACAATACAGGGCGAGCTCAACGGCCAGGGCATCCAGAACAACCGCGATTGCAAGCCGGGGCGCAGCTTCGACGTGTTCCGTATCTGGAACATCACGGAGGGCCGCTGGATTCCGCCGAGCGAACGCTACGTAATTGTGAAGGAACTCGGTCTGAACCACGTCCCGGTTCTCGAGACACGCCGTATCAGCAGCTTCGACGACGGCTCGCGCGACTTCGTGAAGGTCCGCGACGCCATCCTGTCGTACGCCGAAGGCAAGACCGCCAACGGGAACGAGCGGGAAGGCATCGTGTTAAAGGAGCTGAACGGCAACGGCTTCAGCTTCAAGGCCGTGTCCAACGCGTATCTGCTTAAACTGAAATGAAAGACGAACCCGGATGCGCGTTCCTGCTGGTACCCGCGTTTCTGCTGTACATAACCATCGTCTGCGTCGGCAGCTCGAACCCTGTGCTTGACGCTGTGTTCGTGTCGTGCGTTGTGACGATGTTTGTAAACGCGGTCCGGGTTCTCATGACAGACAGCGAGGATGGCAGAATGACCGAAAGGGAAGCTGCAAGAACCTATGTCGCCGCCCCGGCGGAGACTGCGGAGGAGCCGGCGGAGACAGCCGAGAACGCATCGGAAACCGTGACATCGACCTCGGGCGCCACGCCCGACCACATGGTGTTCACGGCCGGCCCCGACGAGAGGATGCTCGAGGAGAACGCCATAAAGGAGAGGCTCAAGACGATGTCCCCCGAGGACACCGCCGAGCTGATCCGCGACGTCATTTGGGGGTTTGCCGAGAGGATGCCAAATACCGTCGGCAGCGGTGACGACATACAGGTGCTGTTCGTTCGCGGGCAGCCTGTGGACAAGTCGGTTTTGACCGACGGCCGGATGACTCATGATGATCTGGTAGACGTAGTCAAAGCTGTGCGCGATCCAGCCTGCGTGTGCGTCGTAAGAAGCGACCACTTCACATTCTCCGTGGACGATGACCTGACTTCCTCCGGATGGCAGGACGTGGTCATAGAATGGCTGTCCGGCGCGTACCGCGATCACCAGAAGAAAATAGCCCTTCTGAAAAAACTCGGATTGATAGTTCCAAGCTGGATTTCACATGGAGACGAATAACAGGATAAAGACGACGACGGCCTTGTTGCTGTTCGTACTTCAGATTTTTGTCGGATGGTATCTTGTGTATTCGGTCGGCTTCGGGATTCCCGGTCGAATCTACACCGGAGTCGTGATGACTGGCATGTCCCTGCAGTTTTTACTGTTAATCGCACCTGGGGCGAACCTGGTGTCGGCGGTGAAGAGCTACTGGAAGGTGCCTGAATGTAAAAGGCATGGATGGGCGCCCGATGAAGTAATCATCTACGTCTACAACACGAAGCTGCCTTTAAACCTGGACATAAAGAGCCGGTACAGTACCATCGTCCCGTTGTACGCGCTGACGGACAAGCTCATAAAGCAGACCGACAAAATTGAGCTCAGGCTTCTAATCCATGCCTGCAGGCATGGGGAGGGTCTTGGCCTGCTTGTCGGACACGGCATGAAGCCAGTCGCTTGCGTGCCCAACTGTGGGTTCGAGTACATAGGATGGTATCGGGACATGGAACTGAACCCGAGTTTTGAACCCGTATTGGCGGGCGTAAGAACATGGTTGTACCGTGAGAAGCCGGATCTTGTGCCATGGCCCGTGTTCAGAAGGCAGCTCGAAAGTGAAGCCAGGGAGTACCTGAAATACTATGACAAGCACCATTGGACGAAATGTTCTACGTAAGGTCGTAAGGCCTATACTTGTTCGTCTGCTGGAGAGGATAGACCGGGACGCGCCCGCAAAGAAACGGACGTGCACCGAGCATGTCGATCCCCTTCCTGTGGACACCGAAAGCCTCGAGCCGATTGCACGCGCTTCCGAATGGAGGCCCGGCGTGCCCGAGAAGCTAAGCCACGCCTGGATGGTCCAGACTGAACAGGCAAAACGCAAATGACTTCGATTAGTTGTTAAAAAGAACATCCCCGCGCGTAATAATATTGTAACGGGGATGTTCCCCATGAAATTTTCAACTCAATGTAGGAGAAAAAAGAAAATGAAAATTGAAGTCAAAAAACACGATTACATGTACCTCTACAATGACGGCGCCCAGACTGTGGCCGGCATGAACATGCACGGTGAGAGTATCCAGGAGCTTGAAGACAAACTTCATGCAGATTGGAAAAAGAAAGCCTCAGACTTGGAGGCCAACCAAAACTTCATTGCCGGCCTTCCCGACATCTCCTTGATGTCCGTATTTGAGTTTCGGGACGGAGCGGTTTCCCTTGTAGTCAAGGACGGTAAGTGGACAAGCTGCGGACGCAGTTTCGACACGCGTGAAGAACTTCTTAACTATATAGCCGAGGCGATGGGTGAAACGGAACATGCAATCTCGATAGCCGAGGCTAATTGGAAAGATTTTAAAGAAACAGTTGATAAAGCCATCGCGCCGTTCCGCGAGGCAATAGACAAAGGGGTAGCCAACCACATTGATTGGTAATCTTAAAAGGCCACGGGCCCGGCGCGAAAGCGTCCGGGCCTTTTTCTTATTTGTTAGCATGTGGAGGGTTGGCAGGCCCCTCCGCGAAAATCTTCAACGGCCCTCCTGCGGGCTTAAGCAAAAGGAGCTTAAAGAATGAACATCACGCAACGCAACTACCTCAAGCAGAAGGTCGATGCAATCATGGGACGGTTGAACTCCGACGTGCAGATCGCACGCTCGAAGGCAATCTCCGAAATCCTGGCTTCCACCTTTGAGGAAAACCTTCGCACCAATATCGTCGAGATGACCCACGCCCTCGACGCCATGTCGGCCGACCCCAAGGGGTTCGTCGACGAAGCCATGCGCACGTGGAGCGAGCAGAACCACCAGTTCTACACGAACTATCCGCGCAATGACGCCCGTGACGCCTCCAACTACTTCAAGAGCATGCTGAACCATCTCGGCAGCACCGTCATCACCTCGCTTGTCAGGAGTGAAGGCCTTCTCCCGGACTCCGAGACCGCCGGCGCCACCATCGCCAAGGTTTTCGATGAATTCGAGAACATCTACAAGGTAATCTCACAGGAAGGCAACAAGCTAAAGGACCGCATCATGCTGGACAAGGACGCCGACGCGCTGGTCAAGGCGCTTGCGGATTTCGAGACCATGCTCACCGTCCGCACGAACACTCTGCTGGCGGAGTACAAGGATAAAAAGGAAGCCCCCGCCGACATCCCTGCGCCGGTCAAGCCGAAGGTTCGCCGCTGCCGCCGTGAAGTCCGCAAGAAATAATCATCGCATTTGTTTGTTCAAAAAGGAGGCTTGCAATGAAAAGAATATCACTATTTTTGAGCAAGACCGGACAGGTCCGCTGCTCCCAGGAGGAGGCGAGGCATCCCGACGAAGTGGTCGAAGGGCTGGCCGCGCGCTCCGGCGCGTCCTCCTGGGAAATCTATGTGAAGGACGATATGGGCGAACGTGGTCTTCTTTCAGCCAACGCCAAACTGGCCGACAAGGCGGTGAGAGACCTCAAGACGTCTTTGGGTGGCGTGGAGGCGTTCGCCTCCTCGCTTCGTTCGAGAATGGCGGAGGCGCCGGATGCTGCGGAAGAACCCTGACAAGGAAACGCTTGCGAGAATCGTAAGCCTTCTGGGCCAGTACTCGACCAACTGGGGGGATGTCGCCAAGCGGCGCCCCCCGGGCACCAAGGCCTTCTTCGACTACCTGTTCGGCGACGTGGGCAGGATACAGGACCTTCTGCGCTCCATGACCGCCGAGCAGCATGTCGAGATATCCAACCTAATAATTCGCTACGAGGGCGTTACATCAACGCCGTCTCGGGACAGGCGCCTGGTGCTCGAAGGCCACAACACAAACATGTACTCCCCCCTCATCTCTTTCGAGGACAAGCATTACATGAGCGCCATGATGGGCAACGAGGCGTACTGGAGATGGCTACGGGGCACCGTACCGCAATTTCGTGAAGGCGGTCCCAAAGCCGCCTATTTCGTGTGCGGGCTATGCTTCGGATCGAACAGACCTGGCACATGGTACTGGATTGACGCATCCCCTGACAGCGAGGAGACAGTGACTTGCGACTACTACAAGACCATGTCCTCCTGGCTTGCGAGAAACTCCACCGCGCTTATGGAGGCAAGACGGACATGACTTACAACGAAGCTTGCAAGAAACTGTATCCTAATGCCTGCGCAATCCTCTTGAAGCTCGGAATACAGTGGGGGCTGGACGACTCGGCCGCAAAGCTCCGTGCCGGGCTGATGGAGGACGACGGCGCCTTCCTGGACGCCGTGGAGTTGTTTATCAAGTTCAAACGCATGGTGGACGGATTCGTGCGGATACACGGCAGGAACATATACGGGAATCTGATTCGGTTCGACGACGTCCAGTCGTTAAGGGCCGGGATGGACCTGTTTCGCTTGAGAATAGAAAGAAGGGGGCGTTCCTTTGTCTTCCGTAACATACGGGAGGGAAACCAGATCGCTTTCTTGCGAACGGCAGAGGATTCCTGTTCGTACTGGATTGTGTTCAGCAAACGCGACGAGCTGGTAACGAGCGAGATTTTTGCCAGCGCCTACTGCACCGTTGTCAACGTAAGGGAAGGAGGCGTATGATGTTCCGCGAATATCCAAAGAAAGTGCTGCAGAAGTATCATGGCATGGCCGTGGGCATACTTGAAAGGGCGGATATGAAACGATATCCTCCAAACGACCCGCAGCTCTACCATGCGATTTTTGAGCTTCTCTACGAAAACGACACGGCGTTCATGGACGCCCTGGAGCTGTACCTGAACGCCAAGCTCGAACAGGAAGGGAAGATGGAGATTCACGATTCCATCATCCAGCAGATGATACGTCTGGACGACCCCGATTCCATAAAGAGGGCCGCCGGATGGCTTCGCGAATGCGCGATAAGGAGCAGGAACACGTGGGAGGCGTTCACAGGGGCGAGGGTCCTGGCCTTTCTGAGGGCAGATAATACTGCCTGCGGCCAGTGGTTCGTCTATCCTGAACGCGAAGAGTTCTTCACCAACGAGTGCATGAAGGATTCCGCCAAGTTCATGTCGCAGGTATTGAGGTCTTGCTCATGATTACGTCATTGACTGCTGTATACCGCGCGGAGGCCCTCAGGCTACTGCAGCGGATGTCCCTGTCGGCCACACAACCTGACCGGGACAAGCTCGTGGCGGACATCAAGGACCGTATGGAGACGGACGACAAACTCTTCCTCGACGGTCTCGACCTTCATATCCGATGGCATCACGAAGTCGAGAACCGGGTGGTGAACATATACGGCAGGACGGTGTTCGGAAACCTGGTGCGGTTCGACAACCGGGAGTCCATCAGGGCGAGCGCCGACATGGTCAGGTACGTAATCTATGGCACAGGCCGCAGGTTCCGCTTCATGCCTCGCGGCATCGAGACCGGCGAATTCATCGGTCTTCTCAAGACGTCCATGAACGACCCTGACTCATTCTGGGTGATACACGATGACAAGAGCGAGAGCGTCACGCGTGAGTGCCTAGAGTGCGCCGCCCTGATAGTCCCGGAAATAATGGAGGACACCAGATGAGCAGGACCTGGCCTGAGCCGTGGAGGGACGATTCCGCCCATATGGAGACCGACCTGCTTGTCCAGAGGGTGAACCTTCTCATCGACAACAACGTCGATATACACTTCACCATAAACATGGTTTCCTTCGAGGTAATCGGCCACGTGCACAACATGGACGACGAGGAGGTGCGCGACGTCCTCTGCAAGTACGAGAAGACAAGCCTGCTGGAGCGTCCGACCAAACCAGAGCTCCGTGACAGGGCATGGAGAAGGGGGATGATGGTGAGGCTTCACTACCAGACCCCTCCTGCCCGCAACGGAGGCGTAGTCCAGTGGGCGTTCATAGAAAGGGGCTCCAACTTCTTCAACGAGCTGGAGAGATTCGTCAGAGCTAACATGCCCGAAGCATATGGAGGAATGGTGCCTGATGGATAGGACCTACAGGGAGGCTGTCGACGCTGTCACTTTGCTCAACGACGAGCTTGCGATGACCGGCACACGGGTGGGGCCAGTCCTCCTGTGCTGGCGTCGCGGCAGTCGCTACATAACCTATGTTCAGAGGGGACAGGCGTCCCTGATCGATTCAGAAGAGGGATTCGGCCTTCTCCAAGACAAGATAAGGCTGGACCCTTATTTCGCAAAAGGGCGGGACGATCGTGTGACAAGGCTGCTCAAACCTATCAGGGACGGGTTCGAGATAATACTCGTGCCCGTAAAGGCCGTCTATGGAAACCACGGCTACACCGCCACGACAATGGAACGCTCCGTCTTCGGGTACACCGGGGTCCTGCTCCTGTATGTGCCCGGGGAGTGGTGCAGGCATGCCCTGAATATGGCCAGAAGGCGGATTCAGGAAAGACAACGGGAAACAATGAGGCCGTTATGGATGTCAAGGATTTTATGAAACTTCCGGAGATTGAGCGCATAGACATGGTGAACTCCTGGTTCAGGAGGGCTACGAGCAACAGGGCCGGGATGTTCCCTATAATAGCAAGACTCACGGAAACACGCGAAGGCACCCGGTTCGTAATGTGTCTGACAGGAACTGTAATGCCTGTTAACTACAACTCCGTTCTCAGGTTCATAAGGCAGTCCAGGCAGGACAGAATCGGCAAGATGGACTTGCGGGACTTGATAAAAGACCTGGAGTTCGGGATCGCGGAGCCGGACATTCTTTTTGCGCCTACCGCCATAGGCTTTTTCGATGAAGGGTATACGGGCTTTCCCTGGCTTCGCCCCGGAACGGGCTGTCTGAAGGCCTGTAATTGGAAGTCTTCCATAATCGGGTGCATCGTGGAGGCCGTTTTAGGAAAGGGCACATTCGAAGGAGTCGAACTATGAACAGAAAACAATTCTCGCAGCTTCCTACTGAAAGGATAACGGAAATGGTGAACCAGTGGTTCGACGAATTCCCAAAGTGCAGGCCATTGCTGGTCGTGCCTAGGAACCCGCGCCACTCGGACTGCTTCTGCATGACCCGGCGCATGATATGCGAGTCCGACGAGGAGGGGATTGGCAGCACAATCCTCTGGCTCAAGAAGAACAATCGTTCCTCGTCCTCCATTCTGGGCGAAATGAGGAAGGAGATAGAGCGGCAGGACTTCGTCGGCTTTATTTTCTATACCACAATCGTCGCGTTCCAGGTGAACTTGACGACGCTGCCCAGCAAGGCGCTGTCCTACTCGCCTTCCGATGGGTTGATATTCGTCACGCGCGAAAATCTGCTCCATGGCTGCAACGGAATGCTGGTGGATGTCGTGAACGACATAACAGGGGCGCAAAGGAGGTTCCAGGAATGGAGAAACGTAAAATAAGGGAACTGTCCCCCATGGACTTCATTGCGCTCTGCAACGAGTTCTACTACAAGTACAGGGATGTCGACAAAGGTCTGTGCCCGGTAATCGACGTGACCTCGACACCGATGTTCTGGTATGTGTTCGAGCCTTTCTGTCCGGCGACGGACGAGGGGTTATACATGTTCCTCCGCAAAGCCACGGTTAACCATGTCTTGTCCGGACGTTATCACACCATGGCGATACGACACGCCGACAAGCTTGAGGACCCCAACCTTCTAGGATTCTCCCCGGCTGTAGGCCACAACGGAGGAATGCTCATAAACGACTATTCCTTCGAGGCGAAGACAGGGCCGTCCTACTACTGGACGATAGAGCGATCAGGGCCTTCATATGAAGCGTTTATCTCGATATTGTCCAGAGCCATGTGAACAACGCCGCCGGGCGTCAAACCCCGGCGGTCTTTTTTAGCTTGTAGAACCCGTTGTAAATTAAAACTGTTGCACTCATATACTCTTAATAATAAAGCAGGCCTTGAGATGACCGAGGAACTTAGGAAAATATTGATTAAGACGGCTGCAGAACCGCAGGAGGAGCCTTTCCGCCCGGCCCTGATAGGCGACCCTGTTAAGTTCGCCAAGCAGACCAAGCCGTTCAAGATTAGCGACGCGGCCATATCGGCCGGCGTCTGGATGGCAGGCGCCCTGTTCTGGGGCAAGATGATGGAGATATGGAACGGGAAGACCATCGACAACTACTGGGAGCGCACCGACCCTTATGCCGGACTAAAGGACGAGAACGGCAATCCTACCGAGGATTACGACAAGGCCAGGTTCCATGACAGGATGGGGAAGATCGCACGTCTTCTGTCGGCGGGCGGAGCCGGTTTCCTGTCCAGTGTCGTTGACCAGGCGATAGGCGGGCAGCCGTACAACTACATGGGCTACAAGGTTCCTACAACGCCCAAGGACATAGTGATAGCTTTCACGGGCGCGGGCTCCGGCGCGCACCGCGCAAGGAAAGGCCGTGAGCACGACATGGACGTAGCCGACCTTGACAGCCGTTATGGAAAGGGCCGCTACGCCCTGTTCAACCACAAGCATCTCAGGGAGGCCCAGGAGTTTCTCATGAACCTTCCGCCCGGATGCCGTATAAGAATCCAGGGACACTCGTATGGCGGCTCATCGGCATGGAAGCTGGCGCAGTTCGCCAGCGATAACGGCATTCCAATAGACCGTCTCGACACCTTGGACCCAATCGGAATGTCCCCCGAAATGCAGTTCAAAGGCAAACCTGAGCTGGTAAAGACATGGGAGAACCATCTCCCCAAGAAGCGCCGGCTATGGTACTGGCCTGACTTCCTCGCCACAATTGGCCATGTCCGTCGTGAACTCAAGGGGGCGGACAACAAGATTTACACGGAGCCGCAGTACAACGATCATAGCGGAATCCGTCTTGTCGACTTCGCGGGCGACAAGAAGCGCAATCTCCAATATGACATGAACGCCGACCACCCGTTAAGCGCGTTCACCGAGGAAGGGCTTCTTACCAAGACCGCTTCGGACTGGAAGAACTGGTACAGGGAGCGTAAAGCTGCCGTCAACACAGACGCCAAGGATTACGCAAGCTCCTCTTTCCGTGCACTTGTAGGAAAGTTGACGGGTATATAGCACGACGTTCAAATAATAAGGAAACAATATGAACTGGAATGACATCAAGGCGATTGCCAAGCGTGGCATCGCGCAGAAGAAAGCAACGGAAGAGAAGATTGAACGCACCAACGAGCTGATGACGAAGTACGCCGTAGCCAAGCAGGCCAGCGACACGGTCGACCTTATGAAGCGCACCGCCGAGATGCTGCGGGGCAAGATGCCGGCGCCAAAGCTGGGCAGCGACCCCTGTCTCCGCTCCCTGCGTCGCAAGCTCATAGCGGCCAAGCACGCCGACGACGGCTCCGACAGTTTCCAACGCGTTGGAAAATTGATACATGGGTTTATCAAAAGAGACCCGCTTGCCCGCATCGCCAAGATAGCGGCCGACCGCGATGAACGGCTTGAGAAGGCCAAGTACAAGGAGGAGCAGGCGAAGACGGTCACCGAGGAAACCCGCAAGGGACAGCCCGAAAAACCCACCACGGCCCCGATGGAAGGTCAGCCGCATGACGGCGAAGGCCGTGAGGTAACTTTTGGCGACGGTCGCACAGTCACTTTCAAGAGCGCCTCCGAACGTCAGCAATGGCTCGCCAACAAGGTAAAGGAAGCATACAAGAGGGCCGGGATGTGATTGACTGGGTCGGCGTAAAGCAGGCGGCCGACCCGCTCTGGAACCCTGAGCCCAACGTCCCGCCTGTATACAACAAATGGGTTCCTCGCCCCGCTTCCGGTTTTCACACGTTCGGAAGAGGCGACAATCTTATGGGGATAGCCGACAGGTACGGTGTCTCTCATCGTCGTCTCGCTCTTGCCAATCCAACGCTTAGCCCGAACTCCATAAGGGAGGGTACCCGTGTAAACATTCCGATGAATGAGAGGGAATGGCTGATGAAGACTAAGGGCTTCGACCCGGAGGCCGTGTCCGCTCTTCCGGCAAATTTCGCAAAGGCCGTGCGGATGCAGGAGTCGCAGGACGGAAAGTACCTACGTCCGTTCGGCAACGCGTCGTCGGCCAGGGGCATCTACCAGATGCTGCGTGACAGGTTCAACATAACCAAGTCGCGCCACCCCGAGATGAAGACGTGGAACCACGACGACCTGCTCACCGACAACAGGAAGGCACAGCAGGCCTTCGACTGGACGATAAAGGACAACATGCGCCGTTACAACTACCTCAACGGGACACCAATGCCGGTCAACATGATGATCCGCTCCTGGCACCAGCCAGGCAACTTGTACAACCAACGCGCAATCGACTACGAGAAAGCCGTAATGAAGCAGATGGAGCTTATCCTGCAGGCGGCGCAGAACAACCAGGTCACCAAGCTCAAATAGCTAAAAAAGAACCTGCTTCGAGTAATAATATTGTAGGAGGCAAGTTAGCAGCTTCCCTCCTGCGTCATGGCGGTACCCTTTGTGCTGCCGCCATTAAAGGTTTTACTGACCGGGGTTTCACAAACCCCGGTCTTTTTATTTTAGGTCGTTGGTTTCAACTGGCGGCCCTGCTCCAATGTGCTTAGGAGTGGGGCCGCTTTTTATTAGTTTGTTTAGCACATAAAAAGGAGGGTTTATGACAGTGCATGAAGTTACAATGCTCGACCTTGTGGGGACCAAGAAGATGCCGCCCGTTGACCGGCAGCATGTGCAGCTCCTGCTCAAGGCGGTACTGAGGTTCGTCAACATCCGTTACCAGACATCCCTGCAGCGTCCATGGGAGTTCTCGGCGGGGGACTGCGCCGAAGCTGTTTTCTCGCCGCTTGACCACGATAACGTCGTCCATTGCCTTGCCGTGATAAAGCGGCTCCTTTGGCGTGTGCAGCTTCGTGTGTCGTCGTCGGTGGGCGTTTGGAACGTGGTTACGGACGGTGGCATCAACGAGCAGGACGGCCCTGTGTTCTGGGCAGCCAAGGACGAGTTGCGGGCGGCCAAGGGGGAGAATGTCCGTGCACGGGTAAGGAAGGCGGTCTACCGTGACGACGAGTTTTCCGGCACAGTACCGGATACGGAGTCCTGCTTCCGTCTTGAAGCGGATTTCGCCAACGTCGACGGCATGACGCTGGAGGAGTCCAACAGTGACTTTGAACGAATCTTCGACAGCGTCATAGGCGTAAACCGTCAGTTGGCGGATGTCATAAACCAGTCCAGGGCAGTGGTATGGCTTGCCAGACAGGCCGCCTTCGGAACCGATGGAAATTACTGGAGGTCCGCCCGTGTGTAGCGATTTCCTGTCATTATGCGGCATAGCGCAGCCGGACTGGCTTATAGCGCTGATGATTCTGTGGGTGGTAGTCTGTTTCCTGCAGTACATCACGCTCGTTGGACGTGTCGACGACATGCTTGTTATAGCCGTCTTTGTCTTCGAGGTTCTCCTGATGTTCGCCGTGGAATGCAAGTGGTGGGAGAACAAGGGGAACGAGATGGCCAAGGACGTACAAATGCAGATTTTCTACAACAGGTACGAATCCTGGGGAAATCACTGGAAGGACGAGAAGGCCCTTCCGTCGCTTGAAAGAATCGGCACCGAGGCGAAAGCCTATTTATACCGTAAGCAAAAAGGAGAAAACAATGAAGAGGAAAAGACTGTTCTTCGGGGGCACGTTCGACCCCATACACATGGGCCACATTAACCTGGCGCTAAAGACAATAGAAATGGGGTACGCTGACGTCGTGTCGTTCATGCCCTGCGGCCATCCTTCGCATAAATCCTCGACAGGCGCCGACATGAACAGCCGACTAGCCATGGTCCGTCTCGCCTCGAAGGAATACAAAAATCTAGAGTACACGGATTTGGACATCCATTCGGATTTGTCCTACACCTACATTACCGTGGACAGGATTCGCCGCGTGTTCCTGATCGACGAGGTAGGAATGCTTATCGGCATGGACAGCCTTATCGACATGCACAACTGGGAGAAGGCGAAGGAGTTCACGAAGAAGATTCACTTCTTCACCTACCCGCGACCAGGAGTAACGCCCCCTACCCTGGATCAGCTCACCGAGTGGTTCGACAGTGAAACCGCCTTCTCGCTGATGAGCGGGATAATGGGCGGAGTTACCGATCGAGACACAATGAACGTTTCCAGCACTGAAATCCGCAAGGCGGTCAAGGAGCACAAGGGGCTTGAGAACCTTGTCCCGGCGTCCGTGGCCGAATATATCTACGACAACCATTTATACGAAGAGGAGGATTAACAATGACCGTCTACATCTATTTCTGGGGCCATACCTCGGTGCCGGGGCGCATTACGCGTTCCTGTCTGAGCCAATGGTATCCAGCGCCGTTCACCGAGAACGACGTGACATTCCCCACGGCCGAGCATTACATGATGTACCAGAAGGCGAAGCTGTTCGGCGACAAGGAGGCCATGAAGGCGATTCTCGAGGCCGGCACGCCGAAGGCGGCCAAGGAACTGGGCCGCCATGTGAAGCATTTCCGCCCGGATGTCTGGGAGAAACATTGCCGTGAAATCGTCGCGCAGGGCAATTACCTGAAGTTCTCGCAGAACAAGGAGCTTGGCCATTACCTCAACCGCACCGGCAAGGCAATCCTTGTCGAAGCGAGCCCCTACGACAAAATCTGGGGCATCGGAATCAGCCGTGAGGACGCCGAGAAAGGCGTCGACTGGCAAGGCACCAACTGGCTCGGCGAGGCGCTCATGCGGGTGCGCGACTGGTTAAAGCCCTGGCATCCGGAAGGAACGGTGAAATGAAGAGGGGGAGGTGAATATGTGGAAATGTGTTTGCGACATCTGCGGAAAGGAGATGATACCGCTTGACGCGCATGAGTGCAGAATTAGCTTCAAGGACAAAAGCAAGCGTTTTATCCATGCTCTGACAATCACGATAGACACAGGCCATTATGTAGAAAACCCGATTCCGTTGTTCGAAGGTCAGGTGTGCAACGACTGCGCCCGCAAACTGGAACAAGGGCTACGGGAAGACATCAAAAAAATACAAAGTGACATAAAAGACAAGGAGGCGAAATGACACAGAAACAAACATGGCACGAACGACATGTCCGACTGGTCGCCAAAGCGCGGGACATGCGGATGTGCGACCGGCTCAAACCACGGCATCCGGAAGGAACGGTGAAATGAAGAAGAAGCCCGATGAAGAGCAGAGCTACGAGCCAATCCAGTGGACTCGTCTTTACGTGGACGACGAGACGTTCCAGGCAACCCAGGACGTTACCATGATAATCATGGCCGTCGTCTTCCTGTGGAGAATGTTCGCATGAGAAGGAACACCGATCCAGGAGACCCCAGGATTGTCGTTCTGGCGATAGGATGCGCCATGTTCATGACACTGGCGTGGTTTGTCTTGGCCGTCTTTTCGACCCGCTGAAAAGCACTCTCACGGGCAACCGCGAACCCCCGTTGGAATAACTGTCTTAAAGACAGTCCGGCGGGGTCATTGCATTTACTGGCTAAAATAAAGCTAAGTAATTGCGTGTCAATAAGTTAAAACAAGCACAAAAATGGGCGTAAGATTTTCCAACGCGTTGGAAAATCGAGTCGCCGGAACGGGTGAAAGGAAATGCCCAATTCCAAGGAGTTGTTCATACAGTATTTGAAGGGAAAACTGAGGCGTCTTGGTTTCAGTTCGAGAAGGAAAATAGATGTCACCCTAGAGGGCTGGGTGATTGACGGCGGATTTCATTCAGCGTGGGTTTTCCATGCCCTGCCGTATGTGACGCACGCCCTGAAAGTCAGGCACCCCGGCGAGTTCGTCAATACGGAGGACGCGTATGAAGCCGCCGTGTCGCTGGCGCACCAGCTCTCGGACAACTACCGCTACCACAACGTAGGGGTATCCATCGTAACAAGAGCTTAAAGGAGAAGAAATGTCGAAGAGATTCAAACTGGTCCTTAACAAGGACATCGTCCGGTACATGGTGGAAGACAATGCGCCGGGCGACAAGAAGAAGGACATCACGCTTGAGCGCCCGCTTCCGGGCGTTGTCGAGTTCACGGCCCACTTCGGCGACGGCCCGCAGTCACGCGCGGACGCCGCTTCACAGCTCCGTCTGGCGGTATCCGAGTGGATTCGCCAGGAAGTCGTCGGCGAGGTCGTCGACGTAATCAACAGAACAGAGAAAGGAGGAAAATGACAATGGCAAACAAGAATGATTTTGTAGCGTACTGGAAGCAGCGTGTCAATGATGTCAAGACGAAGTGCCACGGCGCCATACAGAAGGCCAGCCGTGAAGCGCATGAAACCCTTAACGTCGAGGTCACGACGAGACTGATGACCGAGCTCAAACCGGAAATCCAGAAATTGCTTCGCAATGCAGTCATCGAGATGTTCAAACCACAGTCCCGTCCGAAGGCGGTATCAGTACCATGGACGGCGTTCGCCACCGGCGACGGGGCGTTCCGAACCAGCATGGTCGGCATCGTTCAGACGGTCGCAAAGAACGTGCAGGAGAGAACGGGTACGCTTACAGGCATAGAAGACCTTGAAATAAGCAAGGTGTATAAAAACGCCAAGGAGGAAATAAGCGAGCTGGCCAATAAGTCGTTCTCCGAGCTGGACGATATAGCCGTAAGGACCTTGGACGTCATGCTTGCCGACAACTCCGAAGACAATACCGACACATGGGACGACGCCCAGAGCGACATGGAGGATGTGGCGAAGGGCTGTATAACCAAAATCACAGGAGTGGTCGACGCGTTCCGGGAGACCGAGCAATGATGCAATGCGGAACAATGACGGCAGTGTTGCTCCTGTCGTTGGTAATCTGCCTGGTAATACACGTAGCGCGCGGTTTCATTGTGGGAGATTTTGACGACGGTGTTCCCCCCTTGTGCATATTAGGCATACTAACGCTTCTTTTCGGAGTAGGGGCGGCCACAATGACGGAGGACGGCGACATATCCACCTACTCCGGCGCAAGGCAGTACGCCAACAAACACAAAGACGATGAAGAAAAGGAAAAACAAAATGAAAAACAAAGTGAAAAAGCCGATGCTCCTGCTGACGCTGTTCCTTCTGACATTCCTCCTATCGACCTCCGCGTCTGCGATGTCAGGGTCGAGAACATGGGTCCTGGTGGAAACCATGTTCTCGTCGTCGTCCCCAGGACTGGCAAGGGTGTGGAGCGACGGTCTGGCTATATCCCGGGCTCGGGAAGGCCTGTTGATTTTCAGGATGCGGGACGCGTCGTCGGAGGAGGAGCGGTGGCTGAAGGACAAGCGGGGTGTCTGGACGGGAAAGGCGACCACCCTCTATTGCGACACGATGAAGGTGATTCTCGTGCAGGGGGAGAAGGACGAGAAGGGAAGTGAATACTGCAAAAGGGGAATCGCCTTCAAGCTCATGCCCGACGGCAAGTGGGAAAGCGGAGTCTACCTGATGAGGACCTACGGATGGGGTACGTCCTACCGTGAAAGGTGGGGCGACTTCCTGTTCGGTCTCGGTGAAGGCAAGATATGACGACCCGGGAGGACAACAGGATAATAACGGTCAGGCTGTTCGAGTGCCCGATATGCGGGAGGCGTTTCCTGGACCGACCCACCTGCCGCTGCCACATGGACATGAAGCACCGCGCCATCGGCCATGTCACAAATAGTGAGCAGAAGCAGGTGACCGACGCTTTGCAGAACCTCAGGCTCAACAGGCTTATCGGCCACGGCTTCGTGATACTTCGCCGAGACGGAAACATCACCAAGGGGATATGCCTCGGCGTGCAGATATCGCGCACAATGGGACGTGACGCCAGGTTCAAGAACAGGATTTTCCTGGACCTGTACTACAAGGACTATGGAACACAGCGCAACATAGACTACTGGCGTGAACAAGGAAGGCCCGCGAACATAAAGGGCTACCTCGGCAGCTTCGACATCTGCCATTTGTACCAGACCAGACGCGAGGCGCTGGCAGCCCGCGACCGTCTTAAAGAAGTGCCCGTACCCGATGAAAATAGCGGGGAAAACGGGTGATAATCAATTGAAACGAGGGGCGCAGGTTAGGTGACCTGCGCCTTTTCGTCTGTAAACACAAAGGACAAGGAGGTCCAAAAAATGAGTTTCCACTTTATCACGCTCTCTCTGCCGTTCTACGCAATCAACGCAAACAGCCCGGTTCCGGTGTCCGCCGTCAAGGCGGGTGGCCATCCCATGTGGGAGGCAATCGGCTATGACTACGACGGGCTCACAATCGGCCTCATTCCTGAGGCCTATCATTATGTGCTGTTTGCGGACAGCAATCGCAAATCCACTTGGGTTTATGACCGTAGATGTGGTCAAAACGTAAGCCGGTTTCCGGCCCGCTTCCAGGAAAAGTACTATCGCAAGTTCGACCCGAGCGATTGGAAATCCGTCTTGGATTTCATCCAGTCGCTTCCTACCACGGAGACGTATGACGCGCAATACTTTGAGCCCGTTGACTACGTGTGGAACGTTTCCGCCCCCGCTAAGGACGAGTTCGATATCTTATTCAGAATGTACGGAAAGAACAGGATCGAACCGGACGAGTGGGGCAATATAATCATCCCCAAGCCAACCACCGATGAGGTCAACATTATGCTCGACGCAGGCCTCTCCCTTTATAAGGACGACATAAGACCAATACGTTTACCCGAACATCTGCTCGGCGAAGGAGGTGAACAGAATGCTTAAGAAAATTTACCTGAGATGGCTCCTTCGGAAGCTTCCGCAGTTCACTCCCGCCAGGATGGAAGCCCTGTCCAAGGCTAGCTGGAGCGCGCTGAAGCTTCTGTCGCGGGCCGTCAAAGCCAACCTGAATTTCAAGATGGACGACGGCGCGACCCCGCCTGAGACCGTCATCCGCGTCTACCAGGACAAGATGAACTACACGCTCATCGTCCCGGTGAACGGCAAAATCATGTTGTGGAATCTTGTCCACGGCATCTCGGTCGGAATGGAGTATGACTCCATATCCGGCGCCCTGGCCGCTCTGTTTTACGACTACATAAAATGAGCTGGCTATATGAACTAAAGCAGGAGATTCTGGTACGGAGGATATTCCGCTACAAACCGGAAATCTACCTGCGGCGCGACAGGACGGAGGAGCTCAAGTCACTTACAAAGTGGCAGCTCCTCCGTTTGCTTCATTTTTTTAATGACGAGAGTCTATGCTGGGACTGGTCGGACGCGGACAACATCTTCCGTCGGACCGGGGGAGTATACAACACGGTGATGCTGTACCGCTCGCCCGCGAACAATCTCGTCGTCCGTTCTGAAACAGCCCACGAGTGCAACCATCGCATATGCGACACGTTCCACGAGGCCATAACCGTTTTTATTTCTTTACCATTGTAAAAAGGAGGAAAAATGACCCAGACAAGCTACTACTGCAAGTGCTGCTACAAGCCGTTCCCCACCATGACGGCCCGCGACGAGCACGAGAAGAAATGCCAGGAGATGTACTGCATCACCGTCAACCGCTATACCGACGGTGACTTCCGTGTCTCGAAGCGCCGTGTCTTCGAGAACGAGGACACCCTCAAGGACGACAACGGCAACAAAATCAAGCTGCTCGACTGCGCCCGCGATCTTGGCGGCGCCATATCCGAATACAGCATTTACTGCTGGAAGAGCGACATCGAGCACGCCTTCAACCTTCTCACCGAATACACGCTCCGCTTCCTCGACGACAAGGGGAAGCAGGACTTCCTGGCGGACGCGAAGAAATTCGTGGACAGGGGGTACAGCATATGAAGACAAGGGGGGATGCCTGGCTCTGTTCGCATTGCGGGAAGATGTTCCGCAATGCAAGAACCTGCAAGGAGCACGAGGACTCCTGTGAACGCCATTACCTGATAGAGGTCTTCGACTACGGGTATGGCGTGTACGAAGTCGGCGACCAGCTTCTCTCGTGCGACGAGATGATCAGGCTGCGGGAGCGCATGCCGCCGCTGTTGAAGGACGCCCCGGAGAAGGAGCGCATGGAGGACGAGTCAATCGTCTACCGTGTTCTTACGACCGAGAGCGGAATGGAGGCCGCCTTCAACAAGCTTACCGCCTTCGTTCTCGAGCATATCGACAAGAAACTGCACAAGACATTTCTTGAGCAGGCGCAGGACTACGCGGAGGGACTGGAATGAAGGAGGAAGGCGGCTATTTCTTCTGCGAGAAGTGCGACAAGCCCCATCATTCCAAGGCCGATTGCCAGGAGCACGAGGTTTCATGCGTGCCCCTGGTCAAAATCAGCGTGGAGAGACGTTCGGGCGTCATTTTCCGCATCGACACGACTCGTTTCGACTGGGACTGCATATACGCCAACATGCACGCTGTCGCCCCGCGTTCCGTGGGCTCCCCTTTCAGGGAAGGCCGCGACGTGTATTCGATAATCACGCCGGTCGAGACCGCCGGCGAGTCCTTCGGCCAACTGGCCGCCTACGTTCATATATGCATGGACGCCGAGAAGGAGGCCTTCGACAAGGCGGCCGGTGTGTTCATAGAGAAAATGTTCATAAATGGAGAAAGCGAATGAAGGTTCTTTACAAATGCGACAAGTGCGGACGGCTGTTCGAGAACAAGAAGGAATGCCAGGAGCACGAGGTGTCGGAGATTACCGTCGCCTGGCTGCTGGTGGTGCATGTCGACCCGGGGAGAGGGACGGCCAGCAAGCGTCCGATGATATGGGCCTACCACAGCCTATCGCCCGAATTGTCGCGGCACAAGGCGCTGGACCCGTGGGGCGACGGCATGTCGTTCCGCATCCTGGTCTACCGTAAGGACGACGTCCCCGAAGGGACAAGGCTTCTCCAGGCGTTCGCGGAGGAGAGGCTGGAGTCTGCGAAAGGCGAGGTAAGGGCCATCGACCCGTCCAGGAAACTGGACGAAAATGACGTCCATAATGAGTAATAATGGATCAAGGGGAGAGTTACTCCCCCGCCCGAACCCCGCCGGGCATTTCCAAAGAGCGGGAAAATCTCATGTAGGAGAAAAATCATGTTTACAATCGCTGGCCTTTCCGACGCAATCTACAATGTCTCCAAGCTGGATCTGACAGACTTCCTAAGGTTCCATCTGGACGACGCAATAAAATCAAACATGGACCCAATCGGGTATCTCGTCCACGAGTACCTGGCGCCGACCGCCGATTACTCGGTCCGTCGCTACCTCTCGCCTGACCATGAGAAGCGGCTTCAGACGGTCCTGTTCAATGCCATGGCGCCTTTCCGTGGCGCCCTGTTGGCTGCCCGTGAATGGCTTCGCAACGAAGCCGCCAAGGCAAACGAAGCCGTCGAAGAAAAGCAGGCCGTCCGCTTCCAGCGCATCGCCAATGGCGAAATCCACACGCCCCTGCCGGTAGCGGGACCGTTCGACGCTTTCGAGGCCCTCTGGCCCGAAGAGCAAGAAGAAATAAACAAGAAGAAGGCTATCCGTCGAATCAAGCTGAAGCTTCGCCGGCGCGATGAACTCACAGTCGAGGAAGAGACGCTCCTGGAGAGCGTCCGCGAAAAACGCCGCGTCAGACTCCCCAAGGAACCGGGACGCTGGGTGGATATCGACGGCGTCACGTACCTCGAACTTCCCTCTGACTGGGAGGAGAGCGCAGAATGAAAGGACATCCCGTAATCCGTTTCCCGAAGCCGGACCTTGCCCTGCCGAAGGGAGGCCCGGCGATGTGCCGTCCTGAATTCGTGTCCGAAAACAAACCACAATCTCATATGCCCAAGGAGGGGCATAAACAATGTCAATACTGCTATTCACTGCATCAGTAATCCTATTATTCTTCATGTATTCAGCGTGGCTGGCAATCAACCCGGTGGCCGTTCTCAAAGCCGCTGGCGTTGTCTCGGCCATACCGGTGTTTCTCATGGCATTCACCATCGAGTTCCTCCTCACGCTGCCCTTCTGGGCATTCGTGAAGTTCTTGTCTACACTCCAGGAAGGAGGAGTACTATGAGCGATAAGAAAGAGCTTGCCATCATATTTGTGGTGATATTGGCGCTAATGTTCGTCGCCAATATCGTGTTGAACCTCGTGTAGCACGCATGGCGGCCCCCTGACCGGGGCCGCCATCATCGCCTTCCTTTAGCCGGTAAATTAAGAGCGTGTCCCCATACCTTATATATAAGGGTCAACATTCCATTAGCTAAAGGAAAAAAGAAAATGACGAACAAAGAGATTATGGCGGCCTACCGCTGTGCATACAAGATGGCCGGCGACGGCTATGAAAACCAAGCCCCAGCCCCGCCGGTCGAACAGCCTGTCCAAGCGCCTGCGCCTGTACCGGCAAAGCGCCCTAGCCTTGTCAACGGCATCGGCCGTGCAATCCGCTGGGGCCAGGCGGCCCGTGGCGTCTACGACAACGCCCTTACGCCCGAACAGCGCGCGGCCCTTGTCCAGGCGGGGCAGTCCGCCGCCGCAGCCGCCCAGAACGGTGTCAACAGAGTCGCCAACCCCGACCGTCACGCGGCGGGCCAGGCCGGTGTCAACGCCGCCAACGGTATACTGAACAAGCTTGACCGGCATAACCAGGGACTCCGTAACGGTACTGTCGCGCCCGCCCCTGCCGTCCCCGCGCCCAACAAGGCGCAGGTGACAGTGCAGAAGCCGCGCGGTAACTGAGCAACGACGGACTGACGACATGCCGAAACGCAAAGGACAGGTGATGCACGGGGGAAGCCCGTTCCTCGCGTATCTGGGCTCCTTCTTCAAGCACGACACATGGGACCACTACTGGGATATGCGAAAGGCGATTCCCAAGGGTCTAGCGTCGGGCGCCAACATATACGGGCAGTCCGCCCTGGGCTTCTGGAAGGGGCAGAACGACGCCATTCTCAGAAACAAATACGCCCGGAAGGCGGAGGAGAGGCTGGGGCGAATCCTGACATCGAACCCCGGCTACAAGCCCCACGTTCTTGATGAGCTAGCCGACGACAACAGCAGGCGGTACGACAGTTGGTCGGACTGGCTCTCCAGGGCGCACACCGACGCCCAGAAGTACTGGGGCGAGTACAAGTACAGGCGGGAGCCCGGCGAGAGCTGGTTCAAGGCGCTGACGTCGGCCCCTGGACAGGCGCTGCACCAGGCGATAGGATACGGCAGCCCGCTTCTTGTGCACTCAGCAGCGACCGGAGGCGCACCCACGGCGGCAGGCGCGTTGAGCGCGCTGCGGCCCGGGCTGGGCGGCGCATGGAAGACACTAAGCGGAATGGCCAAGATAGGAAAGACATTCCCCGCCATAGACAGGCTTACGGGACTGACGCATGTGCAGCCAGGCGACGGCCCGGTAAAGGCAGGTTTTAAGAGATGGGCCGGAAGACTCGTCCCGCCGCTTGTGTCCGCCGACCCGCTAGTGTCCGCCCGCGACATTGTCAGCCGCCACCCCGACCTGTACAACGGGAAGGTGGAGGGCCTTGCAAGAGGCGCCGTCGAGATGATGCCATATACAAGCAGCCCGGCCGGCCCTGTGGCCGACACCGCCGTGGAGCTCGCCGACAACGTGGAGGGAGCGGCCCAATCCTACGGCCCCAGGCTGTGGCGGTCGGCGAAGGGCTTCTGGGAGGCTTTCAAGAACGACAACGCCGACCAGGGCGCCCAGATACTCCGCAATGTCGCGGAAGGCCAGGAGCTCCGCGATGCCATGGACAACACGAGGACTAACAACATCCTCACCCTTACCGGCGGCCAGACCGTGAACAGCTATCCTTTCAACACAAGGGTGGCCCGTCACATTTTCGGCCCGGTCAACCCGAACAAGGCGGCAGCCCGTGGCGCGTGGAAGGCCACCCGGGGAAACCCCGACGTATTCCCGAGCTGGCTGGGCATAGGCGACCGTAATAGAAGCACGGCGTCGAAGCTTCCGCCACGCCCGGTCAATACGATAGCAGACAACCAACCAAACACCGCACAACCATGACAAACCAGGAAATAATGGAAGCCTACCGTCTTGCCTACAAGCAGGCGGCGGCCCCTACGATAGACCAGATGAGAAGCGCCGTCCATCAGGTGTACGGCGACAACAACCTTAAAGGCCTTGGCGACGACGCGTATGTGAGACGCAAGTTCGCGGCGGGCATGAAAGGCGCCAGGGCGAGGGCCCTTCAGGCGGCGCTGCAGTCCGGCGGCTCGATGACCGCAGGCGTCGGAGCACAGTACCAGCCGGCCAGGAACTACGGCGTCTCCGACATCCAGGTCCGGCAGCCAGTCCGGAGACCGCTCAACCAGGCGCAGCAGGCCATGATGGCCCAGCGTGCGCAGATAGAGGCGATACGCCAGAGGCAGCAGCGGATGTCGGCGGCCTACAGGCAGCAGGCAAACAGCCAGGCGTTCTGGCGTCAGCCCGAAGCGCCGGCCTACGCCAACGCCGCCCTCAACAGGATAAACGCCAACACGGCGGCTCTTCGCGACAACGCACGTACACAGGCCTCCCGTTACCAGAACAACCGGCAGGCCACCCTCGCACGGCCCAATAACGTCGCCGTGCGCTAAAAAACCCTTTTTTAGCGTAATAATCAATTAAGGGGACTTTATCCCCTAGCCCAAGACCCCGTATCAGAATGCCAGCCCTGATACGGGGTCTTTATTTTTAACACTTAAAAAAGGAGGCACCAGTGAAAGTCCATTCTACATTCGAAGTCAACCCTGATCCACCCTTCGACATCATAAAGCAGGTAGGCGGCAGTGAATACATCTGTGAGCACTGCGGGAAGGCGTTCAAGGACAAGGAAGAGTGCGGGAAGCACGAGAAGTCCTGCAAGAAGGGCAAGACGGGAAAAGGCTTTTTCTTCAACATCAACGCCCGTCCGACATTCGGCGGCAATTTCGAGGTGTCCGTCTTCGGCAGCCAGAAGGAACGCCCGAAGAAGACATACCTAATCAGCCAGACCGGCGAGCATCTGCTCACCGACACCGAGTTCGGCGACCAGCCCGTCCAGGTGTCGATCTGCCAGGTGCCGCTCGACCGTCTCGAGGGCGCCATAATCGACATCACGGCCCGTCTCAGCATCATGCTGAAGGATCAGCTTGCCGCCCTTCCGGCAATAGCCAAGGAGATTCGCGAGCAGGCCAGGAAAATCATGGAGGGCAAGGATGGGTCTGATTGAGCACACGTACACGACATGGGAATGCCCCGTATGCGGGCAGGTCTTCCACGACAAGGACAAGGCGTTCAAGCATGAGAAGCTGTGCAAAAACGTGAAGGTCGACTCGATTGAGCTGACCTTCACCGAGAGCTACGGCTGCTTCACGATGTACGAGTCGAGACGGTCCTCATGGAAGGAGGCGCTGTACAAGGTGAGGGTCTACGACGAGGACGTCCAGGAGGACAGCTCCTACGCCCGGAGATGGGTGGTCGAGGTCTTGCCCGGCGAGTACGACAAGGCGGTCCAGCTTCTTCTGGAGGCCGTCAACAAGGATTTCAGCGAACGCCTGAACAAGGCGTGCGAGACATTGGTCAAGTACAAGGAAGAGAGAAATGCGAAAAGGAAACAGCATAAAGATGTCTGAGCTGACTGGGTACAGGCCTCCTTATTTCTGGATGGAAGAGGCGCTTCAGCGTCTTCAGCAGCAGACCAGCGATGTACGGCAACAACACAAGGAAGAGCAAGATGAGAAAAGGAAACGTCAGGAAAACACTTGAGGAGCTCGGCTACGAGCCCTATTATGCCAACGGATGGAAGAAGCATTTCGGCGGCTACACCTTCGACGTGAGCAAGGAGAAGACGGGCTGGGAGCTGAAGCTTCTTGACGATAGCAGCTTCATTCTCGCATGCGTTCCTTGCCACGACGTGAATGAAGGCGAGACCGAGGCCCTGAAGATTGCGCACACGTACTACCTGAAGGCGTTGCAGGCGGTCAAGGCGGAGCTCGACGCCAGGGGCGTGCCATGTGAGTAGGGAGGAACTCGACGCCGTCACATTCCGGCTGGCGGAGCGCGACGACCGGGATGTGGGCGCCATGTTCGAGGAGTTTACCAGAATGCAGTTGTCGGGCGAGATTGCCGACGACGCCGGCCTCCTCGATTTCCTTATGTCGCTCCGCCGAAACGGTGTGCTTAAGAGCGCATATGAGGCCTACCGCATATGGCAGGTGCTCCAGGACAGGCCGCAGCGCTGGTACAACGTGACTCTGGAGGCGACATGACGGAACAACGCACCGCATTAATCACGGACGAGGAATACGACAATCTTGTCCGTTCACTTGCCGAGAGCGACAACGGCTCTCTTTATGAAATCAGGCTCTCGCTTGTGAGGAAAAACATCGAGGGGGCTTTGCCCTTCAGCAGGACCCGTCCCGGGCGGATGATCGACGCGCTCGTCCGTCTGGGGATGGTGTCCGACAAAGACGAGGCCTTGAGACGATTCGAGGACGAGCGCATGGAGCACGCCATGCGCGGCGTTGAACGGATATTCATGCTGAGGCAGACATGACCTGCAGGGAATACGACGAACTCGTACGCTCCCTCATGGAGAGCGACGACAACTCGCTTTACGCGGTGAAGCTGAAGCTCACCGGCATGTTCCGCCACGGTCTTCTCGAGCAGGACCTCGTAACTGACGAGGCGTTCATAGGGTCGCTTCTGCGCCTCGGCCTGGTCGATGATCCGGATGCCGTGCAGAAGACTATAAACGACCAGCGCGAGGCCTACATAATGGGAAGGCGGTTCGGGACGAGGGGCTCGCTCCCCCTGTGGAGGAACCTCAGGCGCCTCCTAGATATTACGGACAACAGATGACACATGAACAACTGGACGAGGAGGTGGGAAGGCTTATGGAGACAGACCGCGAGAGGGTGCAGGAAGTCTTCTGCGCCCTGGTGGACATGGTGAACGCCGGAATGCTGGAAGGTCCGGTAAGGGCCTTCGCCGTCATACGCAGCGTAATGCGGAGCCCCCGCTACAACAAGCGGCTCAAGGACGACGCGTTCTATTTGGCCGAGAAATTGGAAATCAACCCTTTTGAGGACTAGAAATGGCGACAAGATACAACACTACATACACATGCAGGAGATGCGGCAAGGCATTCAACTCCGTCAAGGAGTGCAAGGCCCACGAGCCTAAGTGCAGGAAAATGGTCGAGGGATGCAAGCGCGTCCGCATAAGCCTCGAGGAGGGCGACGACATAAACATCTATGTCGGCCAGTGCCTGGAGGCCAAGGAGCCAGGCCTGCTTGACAAGCCCCTGGTGGATCACGGCTCCGAGGACGAAGGGTACGTGACATGCCGCGAGTGGTCCATGTACCTGCCCGGAGACGCCGATGTCGACGAGGCCCTTGACAGGCTGGCGGACTTCATGAAGAAAGACCTCGCAGACCTGGCCTCGCGTCTTGCGACCAACGTCGACGAGTGGAAAGCCAGGCATAAATGACCGACGAATGGCTTGAGGATTTTCTGCGTCGCTCCATGGAGTGCGACGAGACCAATCACCTTGTAAGGACCTGGAACATGTTGAGGCAGATGCACGACGCCGGCGAAATCGACGAGTACATCCTGCTCCAGCGTCTGGTAAGAGTACTGAACAAGATAAGAAAGGAGGACGAATGAGAAAGGACTACCATTGCTTTTTCAAGTGCGACATATGCGGACGGGAGGAGTAAGGCGATGAAAACAGAGATCAAGTACTACTGCGACACCTGCAACAGGATGTTCACCGACGAGAAGGAGTGCAAGATGCACGAGCGCGAGTGCGGCAAGACAAAGGCCAAGATTGTGCGCATCGTGCTCTCGGCCACAGGGTATATCCAGCTACAGGCAGTCGACGTCCGTCTAAGCGACAAGAACCTAATCGGCAAGGAGGAGACCGAGAACATCGGCATGGGCAACGTGACAATCAAGTTCTACTGCCGTCCTGAGAATGAGCGTGAATACGTCATCAAGGCGCTCAGGAAGGCCAGGGAGGCGTCCGACAGAATCCTTGAGCGCATAGAGAAGGAAAAGAAGAAGTACGGCATAACCTGGACGGAGGCCGGTCTATGAAAACGATCCTTAAGCAGACTACAGTGACCCGCTATGAATGCGAGTTCTGCCACCATACGTTCGACGACGCCGACGAATGCAAGGAGCACGAGAAGTACTGCGGAAGCAAGGACGACGTGATAAGCGTCATTGCACGGCTGTGGATCAACGGCACGTTCTCAGTGTCGGTGCAGAAGGCCCGTGGCTACATCTACGACCCCTGTCTGCAGGTTCATGGCTGCACCGGCATCAGCAATGTACTGGCGGAGTTCTGCGTCAACTCCGTCTCGCCGGACAAGTTCGACCAGGCGTGCGCCCTCATACAGGACGGCGTAAGGGATTTGAAGCTGAACATCGACCGCCATCGCGGGCCTGTGCTTAACGCCAGGCTCAAGGCTGAATTCGACAAAATAAACGACAGAAGCATCTGATTAAAGGGCCGCCGGGTGACGGCCCGTGTACAACAAAAAACAAAAGGAGCAAGCAATGAAGAAACTGTTATTCGCAATCGCAATCGCACTCGTGACGTTGACGGCAACGGCGGTGACCGTGATGGACCGCGCCACGTACAACAAGACATGGGTTCCGCCGTCGGAGTACGAGCAGAACACGGAGTACTACGAGTTCCGATTCCTGCTTTACACGCCATACGGCGTTGTCATGAAGGACGCGGAAGGCAACGTCGTGCTGGATGAGAAGAACAGCCCGGTGATTGTCTTCAACGACGTGGTCATCCAGTGGCGGGCGGTCCTGCGTGTCCAGAACTACAAAGGGAACAGGAAGATGGAGTGGGCCAGCCTGAAGATTGCCGAGAACGAGGACGTCCCGGCAGACGGCACCGGCGGTCTCGCATGGGAGGAGGCCAGAGGCGTGACCATGGTCAATGTCCTTATGGAGAGCGGAGACTGCAGGACCTATTTCAGGGTTCCGTTCCTTTCCCCGGAAAGGGGCGAATGCCTTGGCAGGGCGTCCTGCCTGGCGGCCGGAAGCTGCTTCATGGAGGTCCAGCACGGCAAGATGGTTGTCACGAGCGGAAGCGGCGGCATCACCGGATACGGTCTAGACGAGAGCAGGGCGCTCGGATTGGCCGAACCCGCTACCCCGCTGGTCCCCACGCCGATTGACAGCCTCGCGGTACATGGCAGCCTGTCCGTGTTCAGGCGCGGCGGCGAAATGAACTACAAAGCCATCAGGAACGTCCTGAATACAAAGACAAGCGTGAAGACAATCAGGAAATGAGCGCGTCCGACAATGTCTCAAGGAGCATCGTGACCGGTAGCTATCCGGGGTTCCGATGCTCCGTCTCGGATAACGAGACTACCATTCGTGTCCTTGGCGTGTCGGGTGATCTGACCTATCGCGTCAAGGAGGACGAGCTCTTCAACAAGGGCGACGTGCTGGCGGTCGTCGGCGGGATGGAGGTGAAGGCTCCATGCTACGCCACTGTGTACGAGCTGTCTAAAAGGGAGTTCCTGAACGATGGCGACGTTCTCATGCGCATACGGGATGTCAACCCCACGTACTCCTGCTACTTCGCCCCGCCGCTTGAAGTAGTCGGGCGCGAGAAAGAGGACATCACGGGGCTGGAGCTCTATCGCCGAATCCGCAAGAACATGAACCTCCCGAGCAAGAAGTGCAAGAACATAAGGGAAGTAGTAGAATACCTAACGGAAACCGTGAACAAGGAGGAGAAGAAATGACCATGGACAACGAGAAAGGACTGGCTGCGTGAAGGGCTGAAGCCCGCCGTGCTCCCCCAGCAGGAGGATCAAGACAAGCAGAGGGCCCGTGACAAGGCCAGACGGGAAAAGGCGGAGAACGCCGCCGGCTGACGAACAAGGAACGGGGGTCCGTACAATCCCCGTTCTTTTTCTTAGCCCGTAGAAGTTATATTAAGTGTCATTATGACTCAATCTGCCAAAGGAATAAAAGACCGCGCAAACTACGGGGATTTAAGCTCCCTGCGCACCGACATACCGCTCACGCTGGTACGCCAGCTTCATCGTGCCAAACGCGCCGGGACACACACCGATCTGCGCATCGGCACCAACGCCGGGATGTTCAGTTGGGCCATGCCCAAGGACCTACCGGGCGAGGGCGAGAAGCATCTGGCCATACGCCAGCCGCTGCACGACTGGAGCTACAACGACTTCGAGGGCGAGATAGGCAGGGGTTACGGCAAAGGCGTCGTCAGCCGTCTTGAGAAGAGCCCGGTCATCCTCCTGAAGAACGACCCGGGCCACATAATGTTCACACGCGGCGACACGCGGAACAGCCCTGTATACAACATGGTTCAGACAAGGAACGGCAACTGGCTGGTCATGATGAAGGGCGAGAACATCCCGCTGACGGTCAGGACGTACAGCAAGGAGCATTTCAAGTCGATACCGCTGGACAAGGTGGCCGACATAATGGACGACAACGCAATCGCCACGCCGAAGCTCGACGGGGCGGGCGCCCTGGCCTCCCTCGGCGACCGTGGCGTGCGCGTCTTCGGAATACGCCCGGACAAGGGCGGGAATCCCATAGAGTACACCGACCACATCGGCGGGCTGAGGGACCTCGAGATACCCGAGGACCTTCGCGGCCTTACGCTCAGGGGCGAGGTAGTCGCCGAGCGTGACGGGAAGATACTGCCCCCGCAGGAGCTGTCGGGCTATCTCAACAGCGCCTTGATGAAGGCTGCAGCTAGAAGGGTAGACGACGGCATAGGGCTGCGCATGGCGCCCCTGGCCATCGTGGGTGACAAGGACGACTACGACAGGAAGCGCATAGACGAGATAGTGCGGCGGCTTAGGTCGGGCAAGTTCATCAGCCTGCCGACGTACAACCGCGAGGCAGCCCTCAAGGCGATAGAGGCCATGCGCAACGGGACCCACCCTTTGACCAGGGAGGGCCTCGTTATTCAGCGTCCGGGCGAACGGCCGGTCAAGGCCAAGCTGACGGACGATTCAGACGTGGTCGTAAGGAACATCTTCCCGGCGGTTACGAAGGACGGCTCTAGAAGGGCCGGCGGCTTCGAATATTCGCTTCCGGGCAGCGACAAGATAGTGGGTCGTGTCGGCACGGGCTTCAGCCATGAGCTGCTGAGGGACATGCTCGACAACCCCGGCAAGTACATAGGACGCACGGCGCGTATACACCACCTCGGGCAGTACGACGGTGGCGCTTATCGGGCGCCTGGCTTTATAAGCATGAAGGAAGACTAGGGCAATGACCCACCCAAACCGCAACAGTGTGAAGGCAAGCGTTCACCCCGGCTTCTGGTGCTGGGGCTGCGACGCCGCTATTGTTTCGGCGGGAAGGAAATGCCCCGTCTGCGGCACAAGAAATTACAACGCGTTGAAAAATCGTCTAAGCGTGTCCGACATAAGGAGAATAAAGGAATGATTGATTGGATAGCAGTGAAGGAAGCGATGTCCGACGACGCGAAGGGCGCTATTATGGGTGCTCTTGTAGGAGGCGGTCTCGGCGCGGGCGGCGGAATACTGTTCGGTAAGAACAAACTTGTAGGCGGTCTTGTCGGCGGCGGTGCAGGAGCTGTTTCCGGCGGTCTGGCGGGGTATGGTCTCGGACGCGCGCATAGGCTGGGGAAGGAACGCGACATAGCCCGGCTCAAGGGTGATTTGAAGGACATTTACTACAAGAACATGGACTCCCCGTCACAGCGGTTCCATTTAGGTGAAAACGGTGGCTGGAAGGACGATTATTCCCAGGAGGACTGGGAGCATAACTTGAAGGGAGACCTCGGCATAATAGAGGACACATTCGCCCTCCATCCGGACAACATAAAGAAAATCCGCGAACGGCTGAAGGAGCGGTTGACGATGACCTACAACCACAAGCTCAATGGCAATAATTATGACCTTGAGCGCAGGATAAGCCCCGAGGACTTCCACGCCGAGAGGATAGGAAGGGACAAGCATGTACGCTATTTCCGCAACAAATACGAATAGGAGACGGAGATGATAGACTGGACTGCCGTTAAGAAAGCAGCCGAGTTCACCCCGGAGGCCCTGGCCGACCTTGACTACTACAAGGACTGGGAGACCCCGGAGGAGAAGGCTGAGGACGAGAAGACATCCAAGCGCAACATCAAGCAGTACCAGGAGTGGTACAAGGACTACACGCCGAAGGAGCTTCTCAAGAGATACGCGGAGTCCGAAGACTACAACGACCGTCTCAAGCGCAGGCTGGACGAGCTTAACTACACCATAAGCAGTCATTTCCCGGTGGACAGCACGATGGACCCGGCACTCCGCATAGACAACATGTCCCGCGAGAAGCTTCTGCAGAACGCCAGGCGTGTCCTTAGCTGGCAGCGATACGTGACAAAGGGAGCGACCGACGTCGCCGTCTCCCCCATATACTCCAACTTCGACAAGTACGCCGACCACGGTGTAAGCGACAAGGACTGGAAGCTTCTGACGGACTCCTTCGCGGAAGCCCGCAAGGCGTCACCGAACATCGAAGGCTACGGCGACGAGTGGGAGGCCGACGAGGCAATCACAAACGGCATACCGCTGCGCATAACAGCCGGTGGCAAGGACATCGGGGCGGCCTCCTTGCATGGCGGAAGGAGCGAAATCCGCATAGACGAGCTGGGACTCCTGCCGGAACACCAGGGCAAGGGATACGGGCGTGAGGCGCTCAAGCAAATAGCCCGTCACATCCTTGAACGCCGCAAGAGCGAATGGACGTATCCGTGGGGTCTCGACTACCACAAGGGCATCGGCATAGGCGCCGACACGGCGAACACCCGCGCCAACCACCTTTACAGCTCGTTCGGCTTCAAGCCCGTCGAGAAGGAGGATACTTATATCAAGTACCACATGCCTTTCGACAAGGCCAGAAAGATAACAGGCGTGAAATGATAGACTGGATAGCGGTCAAACAGGCTTCGGTCACCCTGGAGGACATACCGACCCTCCCGGACGACCCCGCCATGTTCAGCCCGGACGACAGGAAGCTCCTTGAGAGCACCCTGCGCGTCATCGGAGACGCTTCCGGCGAGCCCTTCGAGACTCATGAAGAGATGACCGGCGAGCTCGCGAGAATAGTGACGCGAGGACATCCTTACCGCATAATGAGCGACGGCAAGCCTGCCGGCATAGCCGTCACGGGCGGTTTCAGCCACTGGGACGACGACAATAAGAAGTTGTACATCGGCAAGTCGATTGACGAGCTGGGCCTTCTGCCGGAGTACCAGGACAAGGGCATAGGCAAGGAGGCAATAAAGCTGCTTGTCCGCGACATGCTGAAGGACAAGCCGAAATGGCTTCATATAGCGCACGCCAACGCCAACCCCAGGGCCGCGCATGTGTACGGCGAGATGGGGTTCGCCCACCCGATGAAGTGGGACGAGAGGGCGACCTCCCTTCATATGAAGGGAAGCGACGCCAGAAGGAAAGTCAAGGAGTGGTTCGCCGGAGAGGCGGACGCATGACTCTTTTTTAGCTGCTAAAATAAGGGCTTCAAAGGCCGTGGATCGACTTGAATCCACGGCCTTTGTTTTTTGCTAAAAACACCCCTTTTTCGTGTAAGAATCACTTAATGGGAGAAGTTAATTCCCCCGATTTTATTTTTAGTTCACACTCAAAAAACAAAAAGGAGAAAACAATTATGAGTGACTGGAAAACCGATTACGACAACGCCGTCGCGACTGTGCAGGACATCCTCTTCAACAAGTACAAGCTCGACCCGAACCAGTACTACAGATGCTGCAGCGGCGTCGACTCCTATTTCGGTTCGCACAACATCAAGAAAATCGACAAGTGCATAAACTTGCCCGGGTGGCACATCTACGCCTGGTTCACGCTCTCCGGCCCGGAGTACTACGCTACCATGGGAGAGGCCATCGAACGCTTCATGATGATTCCGTCGTACAAGGATGTCGCGTGCGACCGTTTCGACCCTCTCGCCCCCGCCCGTGGCATCATCTGGAAAGACCCGAAGGGTCTCGCCAACAAGCATTTCCCCTACTACAATCCAGGCGTCAAGAAGGACGGGCGCAACTCGTCTGCCGACGACGGGCGGTCAACGTCGAAGAACGTCGACAAGAAGAGATACTCCTGCGATGATGATTGTCCGAACAAGTACACGGACGTCTGCAATGACTGCCCGTTCAACCCGTCTTCCAAGCGTGACGAAGTCTGCACAGAGGGGCGCAGGGAAGACAAGGACAAGTCCGCCGACAAGGTCGCCGAGCTTCAGCGAATTTTGTTCGACGAGCACAAGCTCTCCCGCACTGAATACCTCCCCACCAAAATCGGCGTCCGCTCCGACGACCTCCACTTCAACACCAGCAAACGCATCGAGACGTCCAACGACGGCGCCCATTTCCTCGTGTCCGGCTGGTTCGGCTGCGAGCTGTTCTCGGACCTCGACGAGGCCGTCAAGCGCTTCCTCGAGATTCCGCCGCTCCGCGACGTCCATCTCAGCGACTATCACGGATTCGCATCGCCCTCGGTTTCCTGGAAAGACCCCAGGGGCAAGATCAACGAAAAGTTCCGCTACCTCGACCCGTGCGCGCCGCGCCATACCGATGTCCACGAGACTTGTCATAACCCCTGGCAGTCTCAGGAGGAGCTCGACAACATGTTCGCACGCCAGGGCATTGTCCGGAATCACGCTCTCAAGGGCAAGCTATCCAGGCTCGACACGCTTCTCGGGGTCACGCCCCGCCGCCAAAGCGAGACATGGCTCTGGAACCACGGCTTCGTCCCGGCTTCCGAGTCCTTCCGCTTCACGCCCGACGCGCACAACGAACCGTCCAACGCCATCTCTCTGGAGACCGACAAATGGACACGGGACATCGACGTCGTCTGCAAGACCAACAGCGAACTGACATTCAAAATCAAGCTGACCGTACTTCTCATCGACGGGAAGTGGCGTGTCGACTGCGAAGTCGTTGCCGGTGAAGACCCCCGGACTACCGTCTACTTTAACGCCCGAGTCAAGATTGGCGAGCGGTGTTTCAAGAACGCGGAGCTCCATGACACCGTCGAGGAGGCCTTCGGAGCCCTGCATGCCAAGATCGAGGCTGTCTACGACAAGCTCTCCGACATCGAGGAGGCGCACGAATAATGCTGGAGAATCTCGAGCAAATCTTCGACCTGCCATTCTCCCGGAAGAGCGAAATCTGGCTGTGGCAGCACGGCTTCGACCCGCTGGTCCACCATTACGGAATCGACCAGTGGGTGCGGAAACTGACCCTCGGCGAACCGCCGCACGGGTTCATCGTAATCGTCGTCGCAAGACGAACCGGGGAGGAGTGGACCGTCTCCTACGAGGTCCGCCCCTCCGATTATCCCAACATGGACGAGACCGTCTTCCGAAAGGCCAAGGTCAATCCCTACAACGCCTATACAAGCAGGCGCCACAAGGATGTCTTCGATTGCTTCAAGGAAATCCAGGACGAGTTCCTGCGAGTGCACGGCGTTTTCAGCAATGTACAGGAGTGCCAATGAAGGAAGTTAAAATCTACGAATGCGAGAAGTGCGGTTATAGGTCGGAAAGCAAGGGGCAGATGGAGGACCATGAGAAGGCCCACATGGCCCTCTGGCGTTTCCAGTTCAACTGGCCCAAGTTCAACATGGAGAAGGACAACGCCTTTGTCGAGTACGAGAAGGTGGACCTTGTCCCGGCCTTCGTCGACGAAGTGTTCGTCTGGGACCGCAACAACAGCGTCTCCCTCGCCATGTACGTCACCGAGCCGGACGAGAAGAAGGCCGTCGAGTTCTTCGAGAAGAAAATCGACGAGTACCTGCGCCTGCTCAACAGCATGAAAGCGGTCTGCTTCAGCCGCCTGGAGGACAGTCTGGGATGAGCATTGCCTATGACATGCACGGGGGAAGCGACGAACTTGATCACAACCATGTTCACGGAGTGATGATCGAGGCGAGGCTCAAAAAGGACTTCCATATCGACTACTCCATCCGCTACGTGATCGTCGGGGGCAATGAGAAGTTCAACGAGGTGTCTGTGAAGACTAGCTGCGAGTACGACTTCGTGGACACCCTCGTCTTTTTCAGAATCCTGACGACCAGCAACCCAGTCGACATAGCGGAAGGCAGGAGAAGGTTGACGACGTGCGTAGCCGTCAACCTCGCCCGGGCCGCCACGCATGTCAGCAGGATAATACACGAAGCCAAGGAGCCGACATGAGCGCAGCCGAAAGAAACTGGTTCTTTGAAACGGCGGACCACTGCGCCATACAGTCGGTCACCGTCAGCCCGGACTTCTCAGTTGACTACGACGTGGAGGCAACGAACGTCTCGGTGTCCAAGGGCCGCCTCAACAAGGTCTTCAGCGACAGTGGCCGCTACGCCCCTTACATGGTCAAGCTATCCATAACCACCTACGACAACGAGCAGGACATGCGCCGTGGACGGCACAAGCTGTTTGCGGCGCTGTCTTCCAGAATCGGCCGCATGGCGACAGAACTAAGCGAAATCATAAAAAAGCAAGGAGGCTAGAATGTACGCGTTAATAACGGTAAGCGAAGCCCTGCTTGACGACGGGAAGTTCGTTTTCGACATCAAGCGCAAGCGGGACATCGTCTATTTTGACAAGCTCCGCCTGGGGAAACCGTTCACGGTTGAGCGAAGCGTATCCAACATCCCGCCGAATGAACGGTCGAGGAAAGGCGGATACAAGTACGACATATCCGACAAGGTATGGCGGATCTGGGTCGACGCCAAGGACATCGACAAGGGCATGGCCGCTCTTACGGAGCACATCAAGGCGCATTTCAACGCGCGGCTGAAAAAGCTGGACGAGGGAATATTCCCAAGGAAGGACTGCAAATGGACGGACTGACGGAAAACCGCAGGATTTTTCTTAACGACGAGAAGGGCGTGTTCAAATTCTCTGTCGAGGCTTCTCTCGTGACGGACGACAAATTCCCGCCGTTCTACAGAGTATGGCAGAACAACGCGCACGCTCTTCCAATCACCGTCAGATGGAACCGCCAGTGGGGCGTGCGTGTAAGGACGGGGGACGAGGAAAAGGGGAAGAGGCTGCTGATAATAGCGGCCCTTAAGGACACGGAGGACATGTTCATGAATCTTTCAAGACTTCTTAAAGGAGAACCGCAGAATGAAGATAACAACAATAACGGAACAGGACATTCTTAAGGCGCCGCCACAGGAGCTGTATTCGCTGCTGTCACTCGTGGCGCAAGCATGCTCGCTGTTCACCCGGCTACTTCAATACCCGTTGCTGAACCTTGACGGCGAGGCTTGCCTGGGCGTGGAGCGCGTCGACATGAAGGACGGACGGTGGCAGTTCACGCTGATGCTCTACGACAGCAGGGAAACCTGGTACGAGACCGGCGATTGCATGGAATGCACGAGGAAGGCGCTTGAGCATGTCAGGAACTCAATCGCGGCCTCCTTCCTCAAGAAGGTCTACCCTGACAGGAACATCGAGCTGATCGAAGGTCTTGTTGTGTTCGTGGGGCACAATGTCGAGCGGCTTGCCGATGCCAACGGCTGGCGGTACGACATGCTCGACGAGAACCGGCATCCCGACGACCTCGTCGAGATGGGCAGGGACATCGTGGCGCGCCTCAAGGAAAACGGGGAGCAGCGAATCATCAAGGTGAACAACCCGGACACCCTGCAGTCAATCAACCTTCACGCGATGGACATGGATGTCTACGACAAGGTCCAGTTCATCCTCATGGAGGGCGACAAGGCCGTCGACGTCGGAAAGGACACCGACAAGCTGTTCGAGACATTCACGCCGTCTTTTGACAAGCTGCAGGCGCTTCGCACGAAGCTGCTTCATGAAAACAAGTACAAACGCAATCCCGACAGGGAAAAGGAGGACAACATGGATGGACAGGAACAGATGTGAGAACTGCGGATATTACGAAAATGCGGGCGGCTATTCCTATTGTCTTCGCCATTCGCCGATACTGATCGTCGACCCCGAGAAGGGGGCGCAGACACAGTGGGGCCGGACAGCCCCTAAAAGAGTGGTGCTCGGAATTCCGCGACGCCAAGCTGCACATACGTGGCGACAACTGCTGCCGCCACTGCCGCAACGCTTTCATAAGGGACAACGGGCAGCTTACATGCTGCAAGAATCCCCCGGCATTGCAGTTCAACAAGGCAAACACAATATGGCATCTATCCATCAGCGCCGACATGTGGTGCGGTGAATTCGAGTCAAAGGACGCCGACCATGATTAGGAAGACAAGCTATCTGCAGGAGGTGCCCTTCGTGCACTACGAGGGGCCGGGGTCGCTCAAGGACGTGCGCGCCATCGTGCGCATGGCCAACAGGCACGACCCAATCTACGAGGTGGTGGCGAAGAAGGGCGAGGAGCCCTATGTCGCCTACTACACCGGATACCAGCATGGAAGCATCCGCCTGAAGAACGACTGCTTCCTTGTCTGGTTCGACAAGGAGCTCGTGGTCATGGACGCCATGACGTTCTGCCACAAGTTCGGAACCTACCGGCGAGTAGTGGACGAAGAGCATTACGGGACATGAGGAGGCCCAATGGAAGAACTTAAATTCAACACCAAGGACGTCGGCCGCCTGAAGGAAGGCGAGATACGCGTAGCCGGAATCACGCTGCTGACCGGCGACGTGGATTTGTCCGACATATTCTCCGACATCATCATGAGCCCCGGGTCGTGCACGGTAGAGGGCGACTGCTCGCTCTCCGACAGGCCAGGCCCGGACATTTTTCGCGGCATCATCTACGGCAATGTCCGCATGGACGATCATGGAAACCCGCAGATAGAGTCGCCGGACTCGCTGTTAGGGAGAAGGACGTACGTGCTGCGCCAGCCCGAGGTGGGCCAGTACTATCAAATCGACCGGAACTACGGGCACTACATCTACCCTCCTAAGCAGCTCAAGATAGTCGAGGAGCTTGTGTCACTGTTCAACAGCGGCGTGCGCATAATCGTGCTGTCAAACAGCGACTACGTCCTGTTCGGGCTGCGCATCGCGCTGAAGAACGGGCTGATAACGCCCTCCGACCTTTCGATCGTCTACTTTCAGGACGACGGACGTGCAATCGACTACGTCGGCATACGCTCCTACCCGGACGGGATGCTGGAGGACTGGCCGATGGGTTTCTTCGACACGTTTGACAAATGCCTTATGGAGCTAATGTGACAGGAAAGGAAAACGAACCGCATTGCGTTTTCAACGGCGTGAGTGTCAAGTCGCTGAAGGCGCTGTGCGAGAAGGCAAGCAGGGAGACCTTGTCCGACTGGGTGGTAACCAGGGAGGACGGCAAGGTCTTCATCGACCGCTATGACAACAACATCCCCCACAGGACGCGTGTCAACGAGGGGGACGCCGTAATCTTCCACAACGGATGGCTTTTCGTATGCCCCGAAGAGGAGTACAGGAGGTTCCATGGCGAATGAGTACACACCTACAAAACGGGACAAGCCGGACTTCGAGACGTCCAGCCACTACAAGGGCGACATGTGGGACAAGCCGCTGGGGCACTGCTGCAACTGCAGGTTCTTCCGGATGGACGACTACATAATGAAACCCGGCGACCCGAGTATGCTTGTGCATTTCTGCGCCCTTACGACGTCGTACACCGCCGACTGCCGTCCTTACAAATGCGTAGCCTACCGCTACTGGTACATGGACAGGCTAAGAAAGCGTAGGAAGCGTCTGAAGGAAATAGGCGACTTGGCGCTTGCGGTATTCCTCCTCCTGCTGCTGATATGCGTGGTGGCGGGAATAATCACGGGCGTTTCAATTCTGATAGTCAACGGGATAAGGGGGATGAAATGAGAAAAGGGACGCCTTTCATGAGCCGTGTAATCCTTACCGAGCGGGAGCTCGGGTATTCGGTGCAAATCGAGAAGGCCTGCTATCCCGACATGCACTGGGACGGGAAGATTGTCGCCATCCCTGCCGTTGTTTGCGCGGACGGCCGTGTCCGGCAGGACAGGGAGTGGTGGACGTTCTCGAAGCCGGGCAAGGAGGACATACGCCAGACGGTCTTCGCCCTGTGCGAACAGGCGAGGAAGGACAATCAGACAAGGACAGACAATCTGGAGAAGTTCGTTAATGAAAGAAATAAAGGTAAGTGATTTGATCAAGCTCCTGCAGGGTGTCCTGAAGGAGCATGGCGATTTGGACGTCTGCACCTACGACGACGAGCGCTGCCGTCTGTACCCGCTTGTCAACGACGGTCGCGGGCCTGATCTCATGGTGCTTCCGAACCAGTACCGTCCGTCGTACGGCGACGACGACTGGGACAAGTCCAAGGAGGACGAGTACCACAAAATCGAGTACCCGATGTGCAGCAAGGACTGCGCGAAAAACCTTACGCCAAAGGTATTCGTCGTATGAAAGGAAAGTGCGAGACCTGCCTGTACGCCCGCGAGGAGCCGGGTTGCGTCCGCTGCTACCGTTATCCGCCAAGCGTGGTGTCGTATGAGGGCAGGCTTGAACAGGTATTCCTGAAGGTGGTGCCGAACACGGTGTGCGGAGAGTATGTGAACAAGTACGACCGCCCTGACGAGGATCGCCCGGGTGTTGTGCATACCTGCGCAACGTGCGAATACCTGAATCCTGAGGCGACGGGCCTGTTCTGCCTCAGATACCCGCCGACGGTGCTTGTGCACAAAGGCGGAATAATAAGCGCCACTCTCTGCGTGAACTCCACCGGCTTCTGCGGGGAGTGGAGGAAACGGGACAATCCCGAAGAACAGCATGGAGAGGCACAATGAGAAGACAGGAGACATTTGTATGCGACATATGCGGGCGCGCCTTCTTCACGGAGGACGCCTGTCTTAAGCATGAAAGGGAATGCGGGGCGGCGAAGGTCAAGTGCGTCCGCGTCTCGCTGACAGACAAGGACAGCGAGGCCAAGTTCGCATTCGGACTTCAGTTCAACTGCTCCGGCGAAAAGAGCAACCTCGGAGTCATCTGCGTGCACCCATGCGGGCTTGGCTTCCTTATGGACACGTATGTGCAGGAAAGCCTTGTCCACCAGGCCGTGGAGTCCCTTGCCGCCAAGGCTGAAAAGCTTATACTGGAACGCGAGGAAAGGCTTCTGCATCTGCGTAAGTCGCTCACAGGCGCGAAAGAGGATGTAAAGCGCGAGCTCGACCGTTACCAGCTACGTGACTCCGAATGAGCGAGCCCCCTTCCTTTGCCGGGAAGGGGGCTTTTCGTTATTTCTTTTTTAATCTGTATATTAAGCCAAGGAGGACAACAAATGCCCGATATCAACAACACATTCTGGGTTCTGCTTCTGGTGTGCGCCTATATGCACATCATCGACGATTTCGTTCTGCAAAAGGCCACGCTGTGCGACCTCAAGCAGAAGAGCTGGTGGTTCAAGCAGTTCGGACCCGACTTGAACAGGAGCCAGTACAGCCACGACTACATAGCCGCCCTCATCGTCCATGCGGCGCAGTGCTCCATAGGCATGCTGCTGCCTATGATTGCCCTCACGCTGTGGAAGGGTATTCCGGTGGACACGCTGTACTTCTGCCTGGCGTTTCTGCTCAACACGGTTGTCCACGCCTTCACCGACAATCTGAAGGCGAACGAACTGTCCATTAACCTTATTGAGGATCAGATGGTGCATGCGGTGCAGATTGTCGTCACCGTGGCGATATTCTGCTCGAGGAACCTTATATGATTGACTGGATTGCGGTGAAGGAGGCATCCCTTCCAAAAGGATATACAGGGGGAAGGATTCACTGGAACCCGTGGATTGGTGAGTACAGGGCCCATCCGAGCGACAATGACCTGGAAGCCCTTAGCAAGCTGCCCGAAAGCAAGTACCGGCGAATCCGCGACATAATAGCCGACAACGACCAGTGGGCGCGTGAGGACGCCGCGTTGAAACGGTCGATGCACCACTGGAAGGCGTTGGACGTGGTTCCCGTCCCGGCGGTCACCATGCCGGATATAGCGGCAGTGGACGCCAAGGCGGCGCAGAAATCCGAGGGGAATCCGGAATACGAGGCCGCCAGGAAAGCCATGCACGAGACAATGCAACTGGACCCCAAACGCGTGGAGAAATACCGCAAGAAGATTGACGGCCTTGTCGCAGACCTCAGGGCGCACGCCGCAAAGACCGCCCGCGACACCTCCCCGCGTTACACCGACCGTCTACGCCGCAACGCCGAGTTCTTCATGGAAATGCGCAACCGCAAGGGCATCTGGGACGTAATCGACATAAACGGAAATCCCGGTAAAGTAAACGGCGTAGGCCTTTTACACAACTGAAAAAAATTCTGAGAAATCTTGCTTTCGTCTTTTGACGAACTATCTTAATGGCTGTTCCAAAAGGGACGGCCATTTTTTTAGCTAGTAGAAAGGAAGAAGCAAGATGACAGAACAGAACAACGACTACAATTGGACTGAGTTTCGCGCCATTGAGGAAGTGGCGCCTGCACCCGCATACCTAAACGACCAGGCGCTTCGCGGACTTGTAAGGGATATCGAACGCACACATTTCAGGAGGACCGCGCGGGAGTGGGCGGCGAACGTCACGGCGGGGGACACCCCGCAGGAATGGACGGTGGACGTAACGGCGGGCGACGCCGGGGTAGAGGGCACGGGCCCGGCCGATGCGGCATTTGCCGCCGGCGACTTCTTCCGCGTCCGCAACCGCGAGGAAGGCGTAGGCAACGGCATCTACGTACCACGCCCGCTTATCAAATGGGCCGGCGGAAAGCAGAGGCTCATGCCGGAAATCGTCAAACGCCTCCCTGGCGGAATCGGCAAGCTGGACGGAAGGATAACAAAGTATGTGGAGCCCTTCCTCGGCGGCGGCTCCGTGTTCATAGAGATGCTGCACCATCCGTTCAGCGACCGGATAGTGTCCGACATAAACCCGGCCCTCATCAACATGTACCAGACCGTGAAGGAAGCGACCGACCGGGTGTTCTCGCGCCTGTACGAATTGGAGCGTGCGTGGAACGACCTTGATACGGAAGAGGAAAGAAGGGCCTGCTACAACGGCGTGCGTGACTCATTCAACACCTACAACCCGCAGAGCGACATGGGAAGCCCCGAATGGGCGGCGGCCTTCATCTTCCTCAACAAGACATGCTACAACGGCCTGTACCGCGTAAACTCAAGGGGGTTGTTCAACGTTCCCATGGGAACCAACACTCACCTTGACTTCCGCGCCGGCGAGTACATGGGCTTCCGCTACGCCGTCAGGAACGTACGGTTTGAGTGCAGGGACTACATGGAGTGCCTGGACGACATCGACAGCCATACCTTCGTGTACATCGACCCGCCGTACCGCCAGCTTCCCGGAAAGAACAGCTTCACCGGCTACACGCCTAACGCCTTCACCGACGTCGACCAGGAGGGCGTGGCGCGCTTCTGCGACCTTATAACCGACAAGGGCGCAAAGTTCCTGCTGAGCAATAGCGACACAGGCGACGGGTACTTCGAGAGACTTTACGAACGCTTTACCATCGAGCATATAAAGGCGCCACGCAGCATCAGCCGTGACGGCGCTACCCGAGTCAAGACGGGCGAGATACTTGTGAGAAACTACTAAGGAGGAAGAAGAATGAACGAAAAGAAAGTTGCGGAAGAAATCGAGCGCGCAATAGACAATGTTATGGGCAGGTTCGCAAAGGAGCTGGCGGACGTCATCGTGGAGGCAATCTTCCCGAGCAGCACCATTGGGTCGATGTCGCCCAAGGACGCCAAGGGGCTCCGTGAGTTAATTGAAGCGGTGGCCGACCGTCTGGAGGAGGTGGAGAAGGCGGAAGCTGAGCCAATCAAGGCGGATTTCGTCGACGGCATGCAGTCGGAGGCGGACGAAGTCTGGGCGGAGGAGCACCCGGACGAAACGCCAAAGGACAACACCTGGACAGGCGTTCACAACAGCCATCTGGAAGCTGCCCTCAAGCAGGAGCGCAAGGAGGAGATGAATAGGAAGCCCGACAAGACAGCGTGGAAATGCGGCTCCCCGTATTTAGCCGAACACGCAGACAACCCGCTTGACTCCCTGGCGGAGGACATGAGCAGGCGCAAACCGCGCGCCGAGGTTGGTGGGACTACCGATCGTTTCGGGCACAAACAGTGCATGAACTTCGCTGAGGCCATGAAGTCGCTGGAGCAGGGAATAGCGGTACGACGCTCCTCATGGCCTACCTACGACTTCATCTGGAAGCCAAAGCAGATACCGCTGCCTGAAGGATGCAGGTTCTCGCAAGTTGACCCCGTCATGAAGATGGCCATAAGCATACGCCCGGGCAATACATTCTTTGATTCCAATATCCTTGAGTACCGCCTTGAGTTCGACGAGAACAGGAAGCTCCAGGGGCGCGTCATAGCGGGGTTCGATTTCATGGGCATCGACGGCGGAGACCGCGACTGGGAGGAGTTCTTCGTTCCCGGCAAGGATTCTCCGGTTTGCGATAAAACTGAGTGATAGTATCTTATGTAGTCGCCACGGCACCCGTGGCATTCCTCTGGGTTTTTATTAGCTAGTAAAAAAGGAAGAAAGCGATGAAAAAGGAAAAGAAGGAACAGGATGTCGTAAGCCACGTCATGATCAACGGCCATGACTGCACCGAAGTCGTCAAGGAAGGCGAAGGCAAGAAGCTGTTCGCCAAGCTCCGCAAGGCCGCCAAGATCGAGGACGAAGACACGGTCATCGAGTGCGCGGAGCAGATTCTCGGAATGCTTCCGAAGGACAAGAAGGAAATCAGCGTCAAAGAAGCCGTCGAGAAGCTGGACGACAAGGAATGGGACATGCTGGCCGACCAGCTTGAAGAAAGCGCCCCCGTCGACGCCCGCACGGCTGATTCCATCCGCAAGTCCGTAAAGGCCCAGAAGCAGAACCGCGACGCCAGCGGCAAGTTCGTCAAGGGCAACAAGCCTGAGAAGTGCTGCAAGGGCAAGTGCAAATGCGCCAGGAAAGCCCAGTTCGGCAAGCCAATCCGCAAGAAGGAAGAGGAGATCGACGACGCCTACGTCGACGCCTTCCTGCGCCGTATGGCCGCTTTGGACGCAATCCTCAGTCTCCTCTGCGAGGACTGAGCAGTCCATGACTAGATAGTGGTAAAACCCATCAGGATATATATTGTCCTGATGGGTTTTCGGTTTTTACAACGCGTTGAAAATTTCAAGGAAGATAAGTATGCCTTCAGAACTAGAAGCAAGGATTGAAGCCGTCATGAAGCGGCTTAGCAGCAAGGTGGCGTTCGCGCCACAGGGCAGCATGCCTGCCCCGGACCCGACAATGGGTGGCGCGGTTCCTCCGATGGACCCCGCTGCGATGGGCGGCGCCCCTATGCCTCCTATGGACCCGGCCGCAATGGGTGGTATGCCGCCTATGGACCCAGCTGCGATGGGTGGTATGCCTCCTGCTGATCCGGCCGCTATGGGCGGTATGCCTCCGATGGACCCTGCCGCGATGGGCGGCGCTCCTGCCGAGCCGGCTCCTCCGGGATTGCAGCAAGGGGGAGGCGACCCGATGCAGATGCTCTCGGACGTCAACGACAAGATTGACGCCCTTGGCGACCTTGTGCTGAAGCTGTGCCGCCACTTCAACGTCTCCCTCGCGGAGGATGAAGGCGGTGCCGAACAGCTTGTCAATGACGAAGAGCTTGACACGATGGAAGCCGCCAAGGCAGAGGACGCGGCCGCGCAGGAACCCCTGTCCGACCAGGCGCAGGAAGCCATTGGCGGAAACGACTTCATAAAGAAGCAGCTTGAAGGTCTTGGAGGCGGTTACTAATGGGAATGGATTTCTACAAGAAAGAAGCCGATGAACCGCGCAGCCCCTGGGTAAGCGCAGGAATCGGCGCGGGCGGTGGTGGATTGCTTGCAGCCGCCCTAGGCTATATCTACGGGCATCGTGGCAAGTGGCTGGCGTATGATACGCTTACAGGCGGTCTTGCCGGCGGTGCGGCCGGGTACGCTATTGAACAGAGTAATAAGAACAGGATAGAAAACGGGCCTAAAGAAGGCCCGGAGACAGACTATGCCCACAACCCCGTAGGTGTCAGCGCCGGCGCCCGCATGAAGATAGACCGGGATTACGACGCCGCTAACAAGGAGCGAATGAAGGGTCTGGAAAAATTCGGTAACTGGAAAGACGCTCTCTTGGCCGGATACAAAGGGCAGACAGCACATCCAGGTAGCAGGTCGGCCGAGTATACAAGGGACGAAATAAAGTCTCTGGTGGAATACACCAATATGTCCCCGGACACGGCCAGAAAGATTGTTGAATGGAGTCCCTTCCACGCCCTGGGCAGAGGAATAGCATCCATAATGGATACTGTCAGAGGACCCAAGAGAGCAGACCCGTTCCGTGATGAAGATGCCCAGCTTGCGTCCGCCGGAAAGAAGTATGAAAACGGCAGGATAGTCAATCTCAGGCCAGGGGAGCATAGTCTAGTTAATCCTGATTCAAAGCATGAACGCTTTAAGAAAGCGTTCGCCGCCAGACTGAAAGCCGAGCGTGCCAAGGCGGCGGAAGAGAAGATGAAATTCTGGATGCAGGACCCGGAGGAAATCAGAAATCCGAGACTTGCCAGGAATAAGTAAATAAATGCCGACCACAACAACAGTAGGACGCATAATGCTCGACGCCGCCCTCCCGCCATCGGCGAGGGGGCATTACGACGAGCTTAACAGCAAGGGCCTGTCCAAGCTCCTCACCTACATGGCGCAGGAGCACCCGGAGGACACGGCCGCGACTCTTCGCGCCCTTGTCGACGTCTCCCGTGACACCATCTACTACCGTGGACGTGACGCCTCCCTGGGTCTGGCCGATCTTGTCATGCCGCCGGAGCTCCAGAAGTACCGGGACTCCGTCCGTGACGAGGTCAGGCTCATAATGGAAGGGCCAGGTTCCGCCAAGGAGAAGCAGAAGCAGACTATAGCCCTGCTTATGAAGCGCATCGGGGAAATACCCGACACGCTGCTCCAGAAGCTCCCGGAGGACAACGCACTCGCCATGCAGGTTCGATCAGGCGCCCGAGGAAACAAGAGCCAGCTAATGCAGACGCTTTTCGGCGACGTTCTTGTCGTAGACGCGCAGGACCGTCCGGTCCCTATTCCCTCGCTTCACGGATATGGCGAAGGCGTCACCCCGATGGAGTACTGGGCCGCCTCAAACGGGGCCCGTAAAGGCTCCGTGTCGGTCCAGTTCAGCACGGCTGAAGGCGGTTATTTCGGCAAGCAGATGAGCAACGTGGGCCATCGTATCGTCGTCACCTCCCGTGACTGCGGTACCACGCGCGGCATACCTGTCGACGCGGACGACGAGGACAACGTGGGCTCCGTTCTGGCCGCCGACGTCGGACCATACAAGGCCGGCACGATTATAACCAAGGACATGATGGGCAAGCTGGGCGACGGGAAAATCCAGGTTCGCTCGCTTGTGACATGCGAACAAGGAGACGGAGTGTGCAGCAAGTGCTGCGGCATGCGCGAGAAAGGGCGTCTTCCGGACATCGGAGACCCGGTCGGAATCGTCGCGACCCGTTCCATTTCAGAGCCTGTCACGCAGGCCGGCCTGAAGTGCCTTGACCCGCGCACCGAAGTGCGCATGGCCGACGGCTCCGTGAAGAAGCTGATGGACATGCAGATAGGCGACATGGTTCTCGGCGTCGACAAGGACGGCAAGACGTCGCCCGCCAAGGTGCTCAACGTCTATTACAACGGATACAAGAAGACAATCTGGTCTGTCTGGGTCAGCGAGGACGGCAGCGACGCCGCCAGCCTGGTCTGCACGCCCGACCACAAGTTCCTCTGCCTCAACGACGACAACGAGATCGAGGAACGACCAATAAAGGATATTACGCGGCTTCTTTCGCAGGAAGGCAAGCCGCTTCTGCTTATCGACTACATGTCGCTGGACGGTCCGTCCGAGACAATGGACATAGAGGTCGACAACAAGGACCACCTGTTCATGCTGGCGGAAGGCGTCAGCACATCCAACTCCAAGCACACCGGCGGCGTCGCCGGTTCGGACGACAAGCAGGTGTCCGGCTTTAAGGAAATGAATCAGTTCGTCCAGGTGCCCGAGAACTTCATCGGCGCCGCGACCCTGGCCAGCGAAGACGGCCTTGTAACGGCTGTCCAGGCCGCCCCGGCAGGCGGCTGGAACGTGTCGATTGACGGAAAGATCAACTACGTCCCGGCGGGACGCAACGTCATCGTCAAACCCGGCGAGCGCGTGTACGCAGGCGACATGCTTTCAGACGGCACGCCCAACCCGGCCGAGCTCACCAAGTATAAAGGTATAGGAGAGGGCAGGCGCTACTTCGTCGAGAAGTACCGCGAGCTGCTAAAGAAGAACGGCGCGGCCGTCCACCGCCGCAACATCGAGGCGCTTGCCCGTGGCTTCATCAACCGCGTGGAGATAGACGACCCGGACGGATACGACGGATACATAATGGGCGACGTGACGCCGTACGACTCATTCGCGCATGACTACAGGCCGAGGCCCGGCTCCTTGAAAGCCGACCCGAAATCGGCCACTGGAATGTACCTGGAGCACCCGGCGATGCACTACTCCATCGGCACAAGGCTTACACCCCGTGTCGTGGACGAGCTGCGCAAGGGAGGTGTGAACGAGGTCATAGTCAACAAGAACGAGCCCGTGTTCAACGCCAAGGTGGTCCGCGCACGTTCAATGCTTTCCACCGACCCCGACTGGATTACGCGAATGGCGGGGGAAAACCTCAAGAAGAACATGCTGGAAAGCGCCCGTATGGGAGCGTCCAGCACACCGGCCGGAACATCGTACTTCCCCGCGATGGCCAATCCGACGCAGATAGACAAGTATCTCGGAGGACGCCCACGCTCCACCGACACCATGTACACGGAGATTTGATTAATGGACAGGAAATACCTGGCCGGGCTGATGAAGCTAGGGGCCGCCATGAAGAAGGCCGACGGCTTAGACCTCCCGCTCGGCATGATAATAGGAAGTTCCATAGCAAGCGGAACGCCACGCGAGGAGTCGCCGAGCTACGCCGACGCGCAGGTAGTGGCCAACGTAAGTAACCCCGACCAGCGTGAAGCGCTTATAAAGAGGATGACAGCCCAGGCCCGTACCAACAACGGGCATATGAGCCGTGCCGGAAGCATGATTACCGGCGGTATCGTCGGCGACATGCTGGGCGTCGGTCTCGGCGGGCTGATCTCCTCCATACTGGCCTCCCGCAAAGGACGTACCGTCGCAAACACTCTTACTCCCCTGGCAATGGGACACGCCCTCGGCATAGGCGGAGGCGTACTTGCAGGGTATGGTATTGACAAACGCAATCGCAGACTGCGCAAGGAACGCTACGAGCGCGAGCTGCGCGACAAGATAACAGCCCTTCGGTCTTCGGAGGAGATGGACGCATAAATGGCTACTGAACCTTTTGAACAAAAATTTGGCATTCTCGCGGACAGCACGCTCAACGCCAAGCTGCCGGAGATGAAGACTTTCGCTATCGGCTTCCAGGTCGTAGACACGGAGGACGAGAACAGCCGGGCCTTTGGCGTCCAGCTCTACAACATAGGCAAACACCTCGTAATGGTCCCCATGTTCTGGCTCAAGGGCAAGGTCAAGGGCGGCGAGGTCATGTACGTAAAGGACCTGAACCGTTTCCTCCCGTTCACCGAGGTCGACGTGAACAACCTAAAGACGGGCAAGACCTTCAGCATGGGCGACCCCGAGCCGGAAGGCGACAAGAAGAGCAAGGGCGACGCGTACAGCGTCTCCACGATGGAGCTCAACTGGCTCAATACCAAACGGGCAGGCGAAGTCACGCTGATCGACAAGCGCGACATCGCGCAGATGCTAGCCCATACAGGCGAGTACAAGATGCCCGAACTGAAGGACATCAGGATGTTCGGCCCCAAGGCCGCCGCCGACTTCACGCAGACCATGAAGGACCATCCGGAGTTCACGAATACCCTCATGCGTTTCCACACGCCGGAGGAAATAGCGGACGCCGTGATGCCTGGGCTGCGCAACGGCGCCCTTATAGAGAAGACGGCCTCGATAAAGCCGAAGACCGCACTCTACTTCGTGGACGACCCCTTCTGCAAGGAGGCCAAGGAGCTTCCTATGGAGCTCAAGCAGCTCCTCATGCGGGAAGGCATAGTGGCCGTGGACTCCCGTAAGGAGGCTTCAATCGCTCTCAAGGAGAAGAAGGCCGTAACTCGCTATGCGAACCCGACGTCGTCCGGCAAGTACAAGCTTGTAGGCTATGACGGGACGCTCAAGGACGCAGAAATTATCGTCTTCAACGGGAAGGCCCCGGGATGCGAGGAAGTCCCGTGTTGCTGCGCCGCCGACACGCCGCTCATGCCCGGAAAGGCCCTCGTGGTCATGGACGGGAGGGCTAGCTACGCCAAGCCATCCCAGCTTACCGTCGACACCGAGGACGTTAAGGATGCCGACCTGGGCAAGTCCGTCACTGTCGAGGGAATACGTTCCAGCCTTGCCAAGCCAGACGGCGAATGGCAGAGGGACGTCTTTGAGCAGAAAGGCAACGTCGTGTTCTACGACAAGTCGCATGATACGGCCTACTGCGGTGAATTAAGGACGGAAGGCGCAGAAATCGTCTTCCGTACAGGCTGGGACCAGCCAACGCTTCGGCTTGTCCTTACAGGAAAGCCGGGAACGCTCTTCATCGAGGCCGGTGTCATGTACATACCCTCGACTGCGAAGATGATTGACCTTAGCTCATACAAGCGCAACGACCAGCGAGAGTTCAAGAGCGTCCAGAGCGCGGTGTCCGACACGCTCGTCCGTGGCGGGTTCGAGACCGTGAAGGTCGCCTCCGACGGTTCGCTGTGGCGCATCGCCGACAGCAAGGGCGGAAAGGACATGGTCGGATACAACGACAGCTTCCGCTACCTGGTGTCGGAGGTGGGTCTTCGAGCCAAGCAGGCCGCCGAGATTCTCGCCGACGCAAAGGCCGACAGCAAGTTCGGTCGTTTCGGCGACGGTGTCTCGTTCTGGGTC